TATTGATATTGATTTTTTTGAATCTCCTTCTTGTTCTATTCTTAATAATACTCTTGTTTTACACAATAAAAATATTTCTCTTTCTATCACTCAACTTCAACATCTACGTATTCTCTTTCCAGAGTGCAACTAATGTATCCTCCCAATCCGGCTGTTTTAGATCTATTTTCCCGCTCCACAAGATTTCTTGCAGTTTGAATCCGTGCCATGTATCCGATGGCAATTTTTCCAGCAGGTCGGGTCTTGATAATATAGAGTGCCACACCTCTTTTATATCTCGATCACGATCATACTCAGACCACGGAACTGCGATAATCGGCATCTTGAATACATACAGTTATTAGATTTTATTCTGGTTCAATTTTGTTACTACTATAAAATTGATCTTTTCTTATTAAGTACCTCTCTTATTACCCATGTTTGATGCAAAAGCTTTTCGATGACCTCTATCCAAATCAACTTGATTTTGGAAAACGTATTGTTCAAGCTCTTGAATACCATCATACAGTAATTGCGTTCGCTCACACACAATGCGGCAAAACTGGTTCTGTGCTTGCTGCGATTCATCTTTCAAACATTCCTCTTAATCGCATTTTCATTATTACTGGCCTATCTTCTATTGATTGGCTGGTTCAAACAAAAAAACGCATTCCTATCAAAAACATTTTCCACCGTAATACACTTCATCTTTTCATGAAAGCTGTTGCCAAAGTTCAAAATCCTTTGGTTATTATTGATGAATCTCATATCGCGTCTAAACCTGGTCAAATTATTCATAAAATCACTTCTTCAATTGACGCTCAATATGTTCTTGTTTCTGCTACACACGACTGGAAACGTTTCGATCCTCTTCCTGAAGGAGTTGCCATTCGAGTAATGACTGATCCGCCGAAGTATATCTCCGTAAATCATTTTGCCGAAAATGACCAGTTGTTTCAATGCAAGAATTTGGCAAATCATCCAGATGCATTGGATCATATTCGTGAGATTATTCCTTTTCTTCAAAAGCCGGCATATCATATCATTCGCACTGCAAGAAACGAACTACACCAAATGACTATCACCAATTTCAAAAGTGTATTTGGATCAAATTACAAATTTCTTTCTATGCCTGATTTGAAAATTCTTTCATCCAAACCATCATGTCATACATTTATCTTTATCAAGGATACGCTGCGATGTGCAGTTACTATTCCTAAACCATATATTGGAGTTCTTTATGAACGTTTTACCAATTATCCGAATCGATCTTCCATTATTCAGGGTCTTTTGGGAAGAGCCACTGGTTTTGAAAGTAAACATATTATTGTCTTCTCTTATCCTGATATGATTTGATAACTAAATAATCACGAACTATATTGTAAATCTACTTAATACTTTTTTATTAATGCATATTCTAATTTCAAAATTCTATAAAAACTTGAACCATACAACAAATCTTCTTGTAAAGATTTATATTTGATGATTTTATCAATATTTTATAGTATTTTTATAAAACTCGTCAATAGTCAATCTAGATTGATGAAACTTATTTTTATAATAAGTTGATTTATCAAATTCTGTTCCATACTTTATATAATAACCCAATTCATGTGAATAAGCACCATATGACCATCTAGTAGTTCCATTTATATTTCTAACAGAATACATAACATAAGGTATCTCTCTAACAAGATGCAATACATTGTTTTGTTTCAAATGAAATTTTATAAGTCTTTCTAAATTCCAATCAATTATATTTTTCATTTTTAAAAAATATTCGTTTGATCTAAGTACAAAATTGTTTAATATATTCAAATATGATTCAATATTATTTTTGGATAGAACTGCATGTCTATCAGTAAATCCTTCATAATATTCACAATCGGGTATCCATATGAATTGTTCATCAATTATATTCATTTTTGGATGAGGCAATTGATATATATAATCACTTCTTGTAATAACAAATCTATCATATTTATTTATTAAATCATTATCTATTAAATTTTTCAATAAAAACCATCTAAAAAATATTAATATTCCAGCAGAACCCGGATGTTGATTATGTTCATCCTTTATTCCTCCTAGAAATTGATCTTTTACTTTTAAAAATTCACGCCAGTATAAAGGTTTCTTGTAAGTATTTACATTCATTTCAAAAACTAAATGATTCTCACTTTTTTTCACTCCGTATACTTTATTTTTCCATTCTTCTTTTGGAAAATCTTTAGTATGTATGACAATTTCATCATCATTTGTATCCATATTTATATTTTCTCCATAATAAGTAATATTGTTGGTAGATTTATGTGAATCTTGTATTTTTCCATATAAAGAATTCACATTATAAAGACATTCATATTTCTCTCTATTTTGAGAAATAGTGTTGTAAGCATATTCAAATGCGTCTCCAAAATCATCTGGTTCATTATACAAAAATTTGTATTTTGCTAATTGATAAAATGGGTTATTATAATCATAATCAGGTTTTACACCAATGCATAAACATAAATCTGCATCTAATTCATCAATCACATTTTGCTTGAAACTATTGAAAGTCAATTCACTTGCTCTCGTTTCACTTAAAATAATCACAAGAGTTTTAGACATTTAATATATTAAATATAATTAATATATTAAATTAACTTATCTAAGCTTTTGAAATGAGACCTCTTAATTTGTATTGATTTAATATAACTTTTTATTAAAGAAACTGAATATATTGTTCAAAATCAAACTCCGAAATTTGATCAAAAAATGCAGGATCTACCAGAGACAAAAATGGAGGAACCTCAACAGGAATTATTTTTTCATAATAACGCCCTTTATTTCCACACATATAACGAATTTTTCTTATGCTTTCTGCATCCATATATCGATTATCATCTTCTTCAATATCATTCAGAATCGGAAACAATGAACATTTACCGTTCATATGTCCTTCAGGCTTGATAAAATGTTTGCAATTAATGCACAATTTTTTTGATAGAGAAAAAACAGAACTTGCTGAAATAAGAACAAGAAGAAACTTCATATATACATATGCATCATGTATTTATATTCATTTTTATATTATTTTTTGCTTCATACCCAGTGCCATCTTCTCCACATAGAATACTAGATGATCGTGCAGTTGAACAATAATACATATTTTTTGTATCTTCTTTCCTTTTACCATCAATCAAATGATTGACATTCTTATCTATAATAAGAAATTTTTTACATTGAGCATATGGTGATGGAGTAAATATATCTTTCTTGAAATGTTTACAATTCATGCATAATTTTAAAGAAAAAATTGGAACAATAAAAAGAAATAGAAACTTCATTGAAAAGACATATGTAAAATCTTTATACTTATACTGGTAAATCCCATTCTATTCTAACTTCACTTCTCTCTTTCCATTCTAATACAAAGAATATTATAATGGAACTAACCATAGGAATTACAAATATATTTGTGATAATAGATATCATAGTAATCATAATGGAGACACTACCCAACTTGAAGAAGATTAAATGCATAAAACATAATACATCACATTTATAGACAAACCAATCATGAAATGTCTCTATTAATATACCATTATGTACAACGCGAGGATTTGTTGTTAATATTTGAACACATGGTGGAGTAACACCCTGCATTAATTCTTGACGAATATTACGAAGTTGTCGATTTCTCTCTCTTGCACGACCTGCCATAAATTTTGCCATTTTATGAATTGTAGCCAATCCAAACAGAACCGAAAGAAAGAGAAATGATATAGCAAGTGATAAGGATACAGTAAATAATATCGTATTTGAATGACTACCCGAAATTATTTGAAATCCGCCACCCATAAATAAACTAGAGAGAAGCATAACAGTTTGAACTTCATTATTTTTTTGTTCATATTCATCATCATCTGCTTTGTTTTGATGTTCATTTATTGATGCTGCATAAGTCAACAATTGTGAGTCATTATGGTGTGAGTTAGAGACAAATAAGGTTCTAACTCCAAGACCCAAATTTATAATATTTGATCCAAGATTAATTAATCGCGACATAAAGTTAATAGTATTTTACATTAAATTAGTAGTTTCAATTTTTAAGGACTATTTAAATTTGGAATATTGTAACTATTATTACTTTGAGACCGTATTTCTCTCAATCGAGCATTTGCTGCTGCAATCATATCTCTTTTTAATTGAGAGTTTGGTTTCATACTCACAATTGCTGCTAGTAATTTTTGTGAGTTACTATTTCTTATTTGATTCATTCCACCTTGATATTGAAAATGTAATTTTGCGTCCTGTTCTGATGAAGATGCTCCCCATCCTTTTGCATTTCCTGCTAATGCAAGTCTTATATTTCTTTCAAGATCTCGTGCTCCTCTGCTTCTCTGTTTAGATGTTGCACTTCTTGCTCTAACTAAACTTGCTTTACGTGTTCCACCTCCTCCACCACCTCCACCTGAGCCTCTACGCCCGGCGTTGCTTGATTTACGTGATACGCCTCCACCCCCGCCTTTGCCTTTGCCTCCACCCCCACCTTTGCCTTTGCCTCCACCACCTCCGCCTCCTCCACTAGGCTTTGATGCTTTTTTAGTTTTCTTTAGTTGTTTACTTTTATATTTTGCTGCTGAATAAGATTGCATTGGGTTTATACCAGGATCTTGTGATAAAACAAAGTTTACATTATTTGGAAACATATTCCAATGTGCTTTTTCAGTAGAATTCAAACTAGAAAATGTACTATTTGATCCATTTGAATTATCTGCATTCATTGGTCTTGCGCTTCCCTCTCTTGCTAATGCATTGAAATTGGGCCGAGTAGTTACTGCACCTTGTCCTCTTCTATGTCGTTCTCTACCAATAACTGCTGCTAAATTATCATATCTAGTATCATTTGTCATTGTTTGGAGCATGTGTTGCCATATTTCATCTATTTCTTCATTAGAAAATGTATGAATGATTTGTGGAAGTCTAGTGGTGATAAAATGTTGAAATTCATTGAATTCTCTTGTGTGTTCATCTTCTTCATCATACCACACTAATGTATCATTAAAATTTACATAATTTGGATTTGCATATAATCTTTGAAGAGACACTCTTATATTATCTTCACCTTCATTGCGCTGTCCCCATTGACTTGCAGCGGCTTGACTGTGAGATGTTGATGGATGCCATTGAGCCTCAACTTGTTGTGCTTGATGGGACATTGAACCATTATTACTATTGTATCCTTCTGTGGCATTTGTTCTTTGACTTCCACCATTTTCATTTTCATTTCGCTGATTTTCATTCATTCCATAATTTCCAGTAGCACGAGCAATCTCTACCTGTGATATAATTTGAACAAAATCATCATATCTATGATCTGTAGTCAATGAATTGAAAGCAAAATCATTTATTTGAGTTAACTCTTCATCTGTAAAACTACCAATTATTGAAGGTAGTCTATTTTGAATAAATCCACGAAATTGCATGAAATATGTTGTTCCGCTTGGTTCTTCATCATACCATCTTAATGCATCAAGAAATGCATCAAACGATGGATTATTTACTAATAATGCAAATGCTTCAGCTTTTTCTCTTTGATCTTCTTGTTCTCTAGTCTCTCTAGTTTCTCTAGATTGAGAAGTTATGGATGGTTTACCAAAAAATGAAGCAACCCCTGTTTGAGCATTAAATCCTGATTGAGCTGCTGCTGCTGCTGGTGGCCTTCGATTTACGCTACGTCTTTCATCCATTACTTTATCTAGAAGAGTTTGTGCTAATGGGTTACCAGTTCTATAAAGAAGACTAGTACTTATTGATTGGTGTAGATCATCTAATTGAGCATTTGTAAATGAATCTAACCATTGTGCAAATTGCACTGAGTCGACATAACCAAGCCAAGATGCATATTCTGTTGTGTCTCCAATTGCATATGGATTACCATAATTTATTAAATGTTTAATACCACTAATTACATCATGTCCATGTGAATAACCATAATCATCATCATTATTACTATTATTCGCTTGATTAGGTGCTGCTGCTAGTGCAGGTGCAAATGGTCCAGCATTTGGAGCAAATCCATTTCTATTATTATTACTATATCTTGCATTTCCGTTGTTTTCATTATTATTTCCATTTCCATTACTATTAATACTATTTTGACTTGGATGATAACTATTTTCACTTCCTTCATTATTACTTTGTGGTTCCATTGCTGCTCCTAATCTTTGTTTACTTTCTATAGCGGCATCAAGTAAACGTGCTATTTCACCATATCTCTCTTCCCATCTTTCATTTCTTTCCAAATTTATTATTTGTTGTTGCATCATAACTAAATTTTGCAAAGTAAAACTTAGTAAATGAGGGTATACTAATGCACTATGAATATAAGCACTAAAATCATTATATCTACCACTTCTTGGATCTGCTATAGAATATTTTGAAAATGCTTTATAAAAATTCATAAATACTGCGTAACGATCCCAATGCGTATTTGCTACACGTTGGCCTGTGCCACTTACATACATTGGTGTTACTCTTGTCCCTTCTCTAAGTGCTTGTGCTAGTCTTCTAGAAAGTGGTGTTCCTTGCATGGCATCTAATTCTCGTCGATTTGGACTTGATTGAGTTGCCAATAAAGTTGCTCTCATTTGTTGATATGACCCTTGATCTGCAACTTCTCTCATTATCATAGCAGCTGAATCATCGCTTAAACCAGCTAATGCATTTACAATTGTTTCTGCATGACCACTTGCTCCAATTCTAGCAAGTCTTCCATGTAAACCTCGATTTAATCTTGCCATTATACCATCTACACCACCTGCAATATCTGCTCCAATTTCAACTGCTTGAGCCGCGGCAACACGAAGATTACCTCGCACAGTTCTTCTAGTTCCATTTGCTAATTCAATCGTTTCATTAAATTCTGTTGGATCTACTAATTCCAACAATCTGTCAAAGGCAACCCACACAGGATGTGCTACATCACTTAAAATACCAGCTACTTCTCTAGCAACTGTGTAATGAGTTTGTCTTCCAATAGTTGTTCTGCCGCCAGGACCCTCTTGAATTTGAACTCTTCTTGTTGGTCTAACAAGCTTGGCAAGTGTTGTCCCAGCAAAAAATCTTCCAACACTAGAACTTGCTACAGCACCTGTCAGTCTAGATCCAATTCCTAAGGTAAATCTATCAACCACTGATCCTAATGCACCTAATTTTCCTGCTAATCCATCTGTGCTGAACCATGAATTGCCATTAATTGTATATCTGTCAGCCATTACTACTGCTTCTCTTGTTATATTTGCTACAAGTTCTTGTAAATGTTCTGAAAATACCGCTCCAAGCACTGCTCCTTCTAATCCTCTATCTTGATCACCATCGGCAACAACTACATATACTGTAGATATACCATATACTTGACTTATTAATGGTAATAAATTTCTGAAATCTGGACTTATATTCATATAATTTACAGCAATTAATATCAATTGATCCATTAAATTATCTATTTGATCACGACTTAAAAATCGAACACCTCGTAAATTTTGAAATGTCAATTCTACTTGTTGACCACCACTTGCTTCAAGCATAGCTCCTTGTGCACCAGCTGTACTGTGAGCTCTATCTAATACGCCTTCTCTGTTTACTCTGTATCGAATTGTATCTATTAATACTGTAGTATATTCGACTAATGCAGTAAGTATATTAGTATATAATGATTTCATTATATTTGGGCAACGTTGTAATACATTCTCTTGATTTGGAACACGATAATTTTGTGCAAATCTTGCAGCAGCTTCGTATGTCCTTCTTAATTTTTGTCTTACAATACGATCTCTTCGTCTTATATCACGTTCACTTGGAATATATCCTGCTACAGCACCTCCTGCTCCTGCTGGCATAACAGCTGCGGCAACTCCAGGTGGTGCCACTGGTCCTGCAGCTCCAGCACCTGATGGTTGAAAGAGTAAAGAATCAGGTGCACGAGCTGCTGGAACCGGGGTTCTAGTAAAAAATGCCCATGTTCTTTGAGCTATAGATGGATCTGTTTCTAAAGCAGGACCTAATGGTCTTATTGTTTCGTTATATTCTTGTTGTAATTGACGTATTATTTCAGCTCTGTGAGCACCGCGAGTTGTTGCAGCTAAACGATCAAGATATGCTCTATGGCGTGTTGTATCAATTGCAATTCTTGCAGCAATAGATCTTGAACTAAGCTGTTCTACAAAGTTTTCTAATGCCGGACGAATAGATTCAGTTGTGATTTCTACTAATTCTCTTACCATTTCTCCATTTATTTCTCCTGCATAAAGTAAATTTACAACTGGACGAACAAGACCATCTAATGATATCGAAACTAATTCATTAAATTCTGTAATTCTCATAGGAACATCCATTACAACAACTTCTCTCTCTAATTCAAAATGAGGAATTCTTGGATCCCAACGATTAGGTGCAGCCGCAGCAGCTCCTCCAACTGCGGCATTTGCTGCTATTGCTGCGGCTCCTGCACCTGCCGCAGGTATCCCAGCACCCACGCCAGCTCCTACAGCTACTGCTGGAACTGCTGCAGCTGGAAGTCCTCTTGGTCCTCTAGCTGCCTGAGGTCCTCGCGCAACAAGACCAGGCATAACAGCTAATGTTTGTTGAACTAGTGCTACAGGCATTCCACGAAATGCTCCTGATGGAACTAATTGACTAATAGGTCTTGCTCCTAAAGGTGTTAAACCTGCCAATCTTGGGTCTCCTTCATTTCCATTATAATTATTGTTGTTATTGTTGTTATTATTGTTAGATCCCCTAGCTCCGGCTCTACCATTTCCTCTACCTCTACCTCGCATATTAATATATCTCTATATTAAAAATTGATTTAATTATATAATCAATACTATAATAAAAAATGGCACAAATGATCACTCCAATTCCATTGTCTCAAAAGAATGCTCATGAGCGTGATGTTCATATTCATTTTGAAGAAAATGGACATAAATATTCGATCAATGGTGATATGACGTTTACTTCAGTAACAACCTGGTTGAAAAAGTTCTTTCGACCATTCAATGGAGATATCATTATTGATCGAATGATGGCATCATCTAAATGGCCTAGCAATAAATATTATGGTATGACAAAACAAGAAATAAAAAATCTTTGGAGACAAAACGGTGACGAAGCAGCAAAATTAGGAACAGCAATGCATAAATCGATTGAAGATTATTATAATGGTCAACCTATTCAATATGATTCATTTGAAATGAAATGTTTTGAAGAATTTGTATTGGATCATCCACTTGTTCCTTATCGCACAGAATGGACAGTATATGATGAAGATTTGAAACTATGTGGATCGATTGATATGTTGTTCATAAATGATGATGGAACACTGAGCATATATGATTGGAAACGATGTAAAGCAATGGAACTTGATTCTGATTATAATAAATACGCGTTACCACCAATTCAAACAGTCCCAGATACAAATTATTGGCATTATACGATTCAGTTAAATGCATACAAATACATTTTAGAGAGAAATTATGGTTTCAAAGTAAAAGAATTAGTACTAATTGCAATTCATCCTGAGTTAGATAAAACATACCAAAAATTTGTAGTTCCTTTTATGGATATGGCTCCTCTTTTTGGATTATAAAATTAATACATAAAACCCCATAAGAGATACATATAAATGTATTGCCATATGAAAAATAATCCATTTAGTAGAATTAAAATAACATAACAAAAGTTCAATAATATCAAAAATAAGAACACATGCAAACAAACTAATAAATGTTACTCTTTGAAATTCAGTTTTTAATACTAAAAACACATTATATAAAACATATAGACATCCGGAATAAACAAGTAATTGATCTAATTGGCGTCTAAATCCATATTCAGGTCTTCTCCAAAAATTAATAGATGTTAAAAATAATAAAAAATAATAAAGACTTGTGTATCCTTCATCATAATATAATGTAACTAATGCAGTTACTGACATTAAAAAACTTGAACAAAATAAGTATTTTGAATATTTGTACGGCAATGGAAGACTACACCCTTCTCCTATCATTTTTATTTCCATAATTGTTAGACTTATTTTTTATTTATTGTCCTTACGATTTTATAAACATTTTCGACATACTGGAATATATTGTGCATTTGGTTGATATTGATCCGTTTCATCAGACAAACGTTTTGAAAAGATTGCTGGTTCACCACATTTACATAATGCTTTTAATTTTTGTATCGAATCACATAACGGAATAATATCTAGAATATGACCTATTTTTTCTTGTTTGAAATCGCCATCTAATCCATAAACATAAATATTTTTATTCATATATTTACCCATAAACTCTTTTACAAATTGAACTAAATCAGGATAAAATTGTGCCTCGTTTATCATAATATGTTGTGCTTTCAATAACGAATCCCGCGTTTCATTCATCTCTCTAGACGATGCATAATCATTGAGTGGATCAAAATCATGAGACAAATGAAAATTTCCGCGTTTTTTATAAATATCCAAAACATCGTACAAATTAGAACATTTAATACAAGGGATTTTATTTCCATTATGATTTATTAATTCTCCGTCATATACACACGATTCTCTCTCTGTATTATAATCTAATACAACAACTTGTTCTCTATTTAATGTATTATATTTATTCATAAGAGAAGTAGTTTTAGAGGCATACATGCATCCTAGAGTAATGTGAAGAGACATTTTTGATTATTATCTTTATAATATTGTATTTTCAATTTTATATTATTTTTTTAAATATAAAATTGATTTAATTATAATAATATAATAAGAATTAGAATGTCTTCAAGATCCAAAATTAAAATAAAATCTAATAATTCAGAAAACAAATTAAGATATATTGATTTATTTTGTGGATTAGGTGCATTTCATTCTGCATTTGATTCATTAAAAAAATATACATGTGTATTTGCATGCGATATAGATGAAAATGTTAGAAAAATATATCAAGAAAATTATGGTATTAAACCTGCAGGAGACATAAATGAAGTAAACATTGAAAATATACCCGAGTTTGATATATTATGTGCGGGATTTCCATGTCAACCATTTTCAATTGCAGGTAAAAAAGAAGGTTTCGATGATAAAGTTAAAGGAAATCTATTTTATTCTATTTTAAAGATTATTGATATAAAATCACCATCCATGATAGTATTAGAAAATGTAAAAAATTTACTAACTATCAATGAAGGTGAAACATTTCATATAATACAAACAGAATTAGAAAAGAGAGGATATATCCTTAATTTCAAGATCATTGATTCTAAATATTATTCCCCACAATCGAGACAAAGATTGTTTATTATTGGAAATAAAACAAAAAAATATGAATTTCCAATAATTCCTACATCGATTATACCAGTTTCAAGTATAATTGATGCGACAGAAACAAAATATTTGAATTGTGATAAATATGATTTGGAACCATGTACAAAAAACTCTACACCAGGTTGTAAAATGGTATTCAAACTAATTCATAAAATAACAAAAAAAGGTGGTAGACAGGGGGAACGAGTATATTCAATTGATTCATGCGGCCCTACAATTTGTGCAACATCTGGCGGTCCTGGAGCAAAAACTGGATTGTATTATGTAAATGAAAAAGTTAGAAGATTGAATGTAAAGGAATCATTAAAAATGTTTAATTTTGATGAAACATATAAATGGACTAACATTGTTAAAGAGGAAGAGATGTTATTTTATCTGGGTAATTCTATTGTAGTGAATGTATTAAAATCTATATTAGAGAATATTACATAATCCGAACACACCGTTTCAAAATCTCTTCGGTTATTTTAAATTTTGCTTGTATATGATTCGGTGAACAATCTGTGTTGCCTCCTCCTTTTCGTTGTAGTGCAATGTATGGTGATAAATGAAGACAAGTTCCATTTGTTTTCATTTTTATATCAATCTGTATGGTTTGATCTATAAAATTTTTAAGAGTCTCACTTGAAATCATATAGATTTCCTTTTTACTAAATGTTTTATTGGTTTTCATTATACACCAATAATGATTTGCATCGTTGCCATGTCCAATTAATGTTTTGGAAATATATTGACGTACATCATCCAAATCATGATTGCATAATTGTATAAAATCCCTCTTTTGTTCCACTGACATTGTAGTACTAGTTTTTGTATTTCTATATAGGGTTAACAATGTCAAGTATTTACGAATAAACTGATTTTGGAATGTATCGCGTATATGCCGTCTATCAAATGAATCTCCTCTACCACCAAGACGTTCTATCTTTTTGTTTTGAATATTGACTTTAGAACCATCCTGAAAAATGATTTGTGTATCATACTTTTTACCATGTACTTTATTCATTGATACAATCTTTTTTCCAAAGTATGCCTCTAATGCAAATTGAATCGTTTCATCTGTTCTAAATATATATTCAGCTTTGAATCCTGATTTTGCAGTTTGACTGTTTTTGCTTGTAATTTCCATTTTAATTTAATTCTATATATAATATTCATATTTCAATTTTATATAATGATTCATACTTACGTTCTGTATCAGAGCATTCAAAATGGATAGTAGGTTGTGTATCCCATTCTTTGAACGGTTTTGCCTTACTAGTTGATTGTTCTAATCCAATAAGTTTTTTAAGTGCTTTCATACGTCGAGTAATTGGTTCATCTCTATCTAATGTGCGTGTAATTTGCTTCCATCTCCATTCAAACTGAAGTGTAGATTGCCAATCAGGAAAACCCGATACATAACAAATACGATTCCATATTTTTCCTTTTGCAACCTTTCGTCCTGTTGCTTTTGCACCACCACAAATTTCTTTATTATGTTGTCTCAATCGTCTATCTAAATCAACGGTTGCACCAACATATGTTGAATTGTCACAATATAGTAAATAAACGTACATTATCTATTGTCTTTATTTTTTATTTCATTTACAAATGTATTTAATCGTTTGGATTCATTTATAAACTTTTTAGGTGAAAATAATTCACCATTGCATTTTTTTATTGCAACATTAGCAAATAATTGCATTTTAAGACATTTGCTTAAATCATAACTTCTTCCAATCAACGGTGCATAATATATACATTTTGAACAAAGCATTAAAATATATATCTATATTATAATGCCAAGAAGAACGAATACAATTACTAAATCTAGATCAAAAACTAGATCCAGATCTAGAAAATCGCGATCCAAAACAAACTCTAGAACAAGAACAAATTCTATAAATAAATCAAGATCTAGATCGCGTAGAAAATATCGTGGAGGATGTAAAGAGTGCGACAATTCAAAAACTTGGAAAAGCACCGGGCCAATGTATGGTGGAAGTAATCCTGATCAAATAAGCAAGGATATATTTAGTCATGTAACAAACTCAATAGTTCGTTCTGTTGCATAATTATTTTAATTTAAAAAAATAAAATGCAAATACTGCAGCAATAAATTGAGCAATCAAATACCCCACGAATTGTATAGTATTAAGTTTTTTATTTAAATATAATGCAAGAGTTACTGCAGGGTTAAATGCCCCTCCCGATATCTTTCCGCCCCAATAAATCATTGCTGCTAAAGTAATTCCTATCGGAATCGCTTGACCTGTAATTAAAATAACAGATAAAAAAATAAATGTTCCGATAAATTCAACAACATACTTCATTTCTTCCATTTATAAAAGTAAATATTTTTTTTTTAATTTATCTCCAAATTTCATCTACAAGACCCAGTTCAATGCATCGTTTTGAATTCAACATTAGATCGTGTTTTAGTAAAGCCGTCAATTGTTTTTTAGGAATTTTAGTATTTTTCTTATAAATTCGTCGAATTTTAATAGTAGCCTGTTTCAAATTTTTAATTTGATCTTCTAGTTCAAGCATCTTTCCCCAAAATTCAGATGAAATTTGATGAATCAACATACTTGCATTTGGACGAATAAACCGTTTCTTTCCAACCACACTAATGAGTGTACCACTTGATGCAGTATATCCTTCAATGATTGTATATACTGGATATTTTGATGCACGAATATGATCAATTACATTTAGAGCAGAATCTACACACCCTCCATAAGAACTAATGTGCAAATAAATAGGTAGTGATTCAATTTTAGTTTCATAACAAAGTTTAAGACAATACTTCTCTGCTTCACGCATACATTCCATTAATTCATAAGTTGAACTACGGTCAACTTCTGAATAAAAATATACGTGATTTTTATCGCTCTTAATTTTTACATTGGGGCACTCTTCCATATACATATATGATGTCATTTCTTTTTATATTAGTTCATTATTATATTAACGAACCCACTGAGCAACCATTTTGTGAGTTAAACCCCATACTAATCCAAACACTACTGCATGGACAGCCGCAACAGTCATCTTTTTTCCCTTTGGAGGTAAAGTCAACAAAATACCTGGTGTTAAAACAAAGAACAGTAACGCAGAGTACAAAAACATCAACCAGCACATTTAAATAGTACAAATATTATATTTTAGAATAAATATAAAAATAAACTGATATAAAATATATGTTCAAAGAGTCAGTTTTTTCTGGAAAGCATTTGATTTGCAATTTCAAACAAATAGAAAATATAGAATTACTAAATAGTATCGATCATTTAAAAGATATGTGCAAAATTATTTGTAAAACGCATGATTTTTCAATTCTTCAAGAGTGTGAACATACATTTTCTCCGATGGGGTGTACGTTTTTATTTTTGTTATCTGAATCTCATTTATCTGTTCATACTTTTCCAGAAAAAAATTATATCGCATTTGATTTATATACATGTCGCGAGTATTCTGATAATTATATTTACACGAATATTTACTATTATTTAGTAGAACAATTAAAAGCAAAAGATAGTACAATGCAAATCATTGATAGAGAGTTTTGAGTGTTGAGTTTTAAAATTAATAAGAAAAACTATTGTCTCCTATGAGTAGTCTTAAAATAATATTGAGTGCACGAGATTCCATATTATTTTGAATTGTTTCTTTTTGAGAATCTAAAATCATATATTTTCTTTTAAATGTATATTTATTCAATGATAACTCACATATCATGTATTTTTTGTTACAATTTGTTAAATAACTTACATATGTTTTCCCCAGTGCGATATTTCTCCAATTGTATATTTATTACAATATCCATTAAATATTCCAACATATATTTTATCGGTAAACTGATGTTGTATTATATATTTTGTTCCTAATTTCAAATCTTTATAATTTACCTCTACAAATTTCATTATACAATAATATATTGACAGGTTTATGTATATTTATTATAGTAATTGTCATATTTACACGGATCCGTGTATAACTCATTTTTATTTTGAAACTGGATGACCTAATATTTTTTCCATTATTTTTTTGTATGCTCTTTCTTCCATTGCAGTTTGAATATCATTTTTTTTAGATACAATTTCATAATATATACAATAAGGGGAACATTCTTCTATGTATCGTTGAATTTCCTTGTACAAATTGAATTGAAGATAACATATATTATCCTTGTAATATTCTCTATAAATTGCTATGTGAACACTAGTATAACCATCTGGTTGTTTACACACTTGTATATATTTTCTATTTTTAATAAAATTATCATAATCATCTGGTTCCTTTAATTTGAATTCCAGATGAGGTAATGTTTCAAAGATCATTAAAAATATATATTGAAACTAATTAAATCTATTTTCATTTGAAAACATTACCAAATAAATGATTCATCGCCAATTATGGAGATAAGTATTTTAGCTAATGCTCGTCTTTCCATTTCATTTTGTATTTCTTTTTTCTTAGAACGAATTGTATAATATTTTCTTCCTATATCGTATGAAAATGTTATATATCCACATTGTCTTTTTATTGGTACATTGCAAGTAACATCCTTGAAATTTGCTACATCTTTACCAGATCTATGATAATTAGAGAATGTCCCTGTATAATAAAATGCTCCATTTAGATCTGTAATAATATATTTTTTATTTGGTTTAAGTTGATAAAAGTTAACCTGAACAAATTCAAGAGACCGCATTGTCATATGGTTATAGTTATATTTAAATACTTCAATTTTACCAATAAAAATATTCATCACCAATTATATTCCGAAGCATCTTATTTATAGCACGTGTCTCCATATTTTGTTGTATTTCTTTTTTCTTTGAGACAAATTTATAATAATATCGTTTTGGATATATATGAAATGCTCTCTCTCCATAATCAATAAAATAAGGATGTACTAAACGAATAGAATGAAATTCTGCACAATTAAATGCATATCCTTCGAATATTCCTTTATAATAAATAATATCAATTTCTTCTCCTGTTATAAAATATTCTTTCCCAATTTCCATAGTATAAAAATTGATTTCTTCAAACATTATAAATAATACTTGAAATTATCATCCAGTATATTCTGTAAAATTTTATTTGTCATATTGCGTTGATGAATTTCATTTAATTTATTCATGAATTCTTTTCTTGATATAGGTCGTAAGTATTTTTCATATTTTGAGAATAAACATGGTTCACTATATGGTGTAACTAAATGATCAATTATTTTTGTTTTAAAGTTATATAATTGCACATTTTTACATGAAACAAATTGAGAAAAAGAGTCAACCACGAAGATATAACCAAGTCTTTCAGATAAACGAATATAATAAGTTTCTCCCTTTTTCAATTGAGTATATTCAAGTTGTTCAAACATAATAAAATTATTCTATTATTATTAAATCATTATGGAATATGAAAAAGTAGATTTTAATCATTTAATAAAGGGTTACAAATACAAAATGAAAAAAAAGAATCATGAAAGATATGGTACATTTTGGGAATATAAAAAATCATTCAAAAATACTCATGCCTGTTTTTATGAAAGATATAATGATGAATTAATAAAAAGTTCTTATCCACATTATTGGGAATATTACAGAATCATTCCAAGTGAAGTACATATTTCAAAAATGATGGTTAAATTTAAAATATTTGAAAAGATACATATAAATGATTTAACAAAGGGGATGTTTTGTAAATTTGATACTTATGATGCATTCTTTTTTATGAAATTAGGTCAAGGTGCTGTCTTTCGTGAGATTGTATATGATGATAGGATAAATAGTAAACATGATGAAATTTACTACTATAGATATGTCAGTGAAGAAGAATATCGTAAAAAACGTAGAGACAAATTTAATGAAAATGCGTTGAAAACGATATTGAATCGTTTAATTGATGGTTTCAAATGGTAATTAATTTTTATTTCTAATTGTTTCTAGTAATTTATCAATTTGTTTTGATTGTGATTCTAATTGTTTATCTTTGTTTTCCAATTGATTTTTTAATAATTCAATTAATTCATTCAATTCATTACCCTTTTTTTCAGGGGTGTTTTGTTTTTCATCTTCTTTTACACAGGTTTCAGTTTTATTTTCTTTAACTGGTCTAGATTGTTTTGCAATATGTTTTCGTGTGTTCAAATGGTCACTATAATTACTCTTCAGCATAGTATTAAAATTGCAACAAGTACAAGTGTACAACGGCATTTTTATTTAATACATATTGTTTTTATATTGGTTTATTGTTTATTATATTAATTTTTAATTAATGAACGATTATTAAATAACATTAATTTATATTCTTCTTGCACCGCATCCACTGTTGGTTTATCTTCCTTTAAATCTATGAATCGTTCAAAATATTTCATTAATTCAGGATCTTTATTCAAATTAAACCATTCAATGATCAAATCTTCCTTGTGATTATAAACTGAATCCATTTCTTCTTTTTTTACTAAATTCCATTTATTTTCTTTATACATCATCATATAATTATTTTTCATGTTGGAAATATAAATATTCATGTTTTCTGGTTTATCTGGATTAAAATGTACTTTTTCGATTAATTTCAAAACACAACGCGATGCTTCTTTGAGACATTTTTTATAATCAACATTTGTCAAATGAGATGTATCTGTGTCCTTATAATTTAATAAATTTATATTTGTTACATTAATTGTATTATTTGAATTTGTATTATAAGTATTATTAATTTCTAATTTTTCCATTAATTTTTCAATTTGTTTGGATTGCGTATCAATTTGTTTTGTTTGACTTTGTATTTGAACCTGAAATTCATTTTTTTGTTGTTCTAATTGTAAATTTAATAATCGCACCAATTCAGTAAGATCTTCTGTTTTATTCTTTGTGCATGAGTATTTAATATGTTTTGATAGGGATGACTTATGTTTATATAGTTGTTCGCAATATTTACACTTGAATGTATTGGATTTTTCTTGGCTAACTTCGGCTAACTTTTGGCTAACTTCGGCTAACTTTTGGCTAACTTCGGCTAACTTTTCAGAGTTGTTACTGAGATGTTTTTTTGTATTTAAATGGTTCGTATAATTGCTCTTTAACAGTGTGAAAAAATTACAACGATCACATCTATACATTGGCATATACATTACTAAAATATTGTTTTTATATTATTTTTATTCTAAAAAAGAATAATTTAAAAATGCAATTTATATAGTTACTGGTTATGATAATAATACAATATTTGTTTTTATTCTTTTTTGTTACCATGATTTTTTTTCGACGGCTAACTTTTTTCCAATAAAAATCGAGGGGGGGAATTTATTTTTTTTTCATTCTCAAAATTTTTTTCAGAATTTTTCAATTTTTTTCATTATTTTTTTTTCATTTTGAAAAATATTAGTTAAATTAATGAAATGTTTGAATAAAACATTCAAGATAAAAGGGTGTATTGCGTCTCAATCTGCATCTGGATTGAAACGAAGTACATTAGCATCTCTTTTAAAGAAAATGCGACAAACATGTAAAAGAAATAATACAAAATACAAGAAACATCATAAATGTAATGTATTATTTCATTTAGAAAAAGGATCATTATCCAAGTTTGGATATAGTATGAAAAAATCAAAATCAGAAAGACATAGATCTTTAAAAAAAGCAATTCAAAAAGTAAAACCATTATCGATCTATAGAAAATTAAATGCGTTGTATGTATTGAATAAAAATAAACATCCAGAAAATGCAAAAATATTTAAAAATGATGCGGAATGGTTGAAAACGATTACAAATTAGTAACTCTACGAGTTCGAGTTCTATTTGGAGATTTTTTTAGTTGACTTTTTCTATTTAAAATAGATCTTTTTGTTTTACTAAGTCTATCTTCTTCTAAATGAAGTAAATTAATTTTTCTCATTGCATTATTACCAGCTTTACGTGATAAGAGAGGATTATAATGAGTATTATATAAATTACCCATTTTATTTGTTCTATATTGATTTACATTGAAACTTTTACGCCTTCGTCTTTCACGACTTCTAGATCCCATAACTCGTTCATAAGTTTTTGATGGTCTTGGCATATATAGTATAATAATATTAAAAATTGAACACATAGAAATCATATGAATAATTTTAAACAAAACATAAATGGACATTCACTCAATGCCAGAAGATATTATAAAACATATTGGTGCATTCTATGTTACAAAACAAATAAAACTGTTATGTAGACTATCAAAAATAAAAAATAAAATAGAAGAACTTGAAAAGAGAACCATTGATGAATGGATTGAACATCTTATGGTTTCAAAAAGATATTCAATCAAAAATATAGAAATCATAAATGATAGAATACATTTTCGTAATCTATGGGGAGACAAATGTATATGTAATAAGAATGAAATCATTCATCAAGGATGTATATCACATGTAAGACAATTACATCTTTGGTATACGCAAAGAATTATTAGTGCCGCAACACCTGCACCACAATATGAAGGAGAGAAAATTAGAAACATTGTAGGAGAACATTTGACCGCAAAATATGTAAAATATGGTGATTATTATGGCGTAAGATGTTTAGTGTTTACGCATTAATGATCTCTACATTCTGTATATTTTTTAATGTTTTAATACATGCTTCATAATCTTCAAAATTTTCAAACATTACTTTTGTCATTTCAGCTGGTGTAATTGTATATTCAGTCAATGAATTAATTTCATTTTTATTTTCATCATTTAGTTCTATATCATAAAACATTTCAATAAATTGAATAATAGATTGATTGGTACATTTCTTGAATTCACAAATTAAATCAATACGACCAGGACGAATCAATGCACTATCTAATTTTTCAATAAAGTTTGTAGTCATGACAACAATACGACCGGGAGCTTCAAGTACACCATCCAAAATATTCAAGAGACAAGATAATGTTAATTTCTCACTAGAAAATTCTTCCTTTTCTTTTTCTTCACGTGACTGATATTTAAAATCTTTGAATCCACAACTATCAGACGTCGAATTATCTAAACTTGTATAATCCTTTTCTTTTGAAAACCCAGGGGTTTCACTACGATCCAATAAAATATCAGTATCATCTGCATCTAGATCTTCAAATAAATAAATACGTTGATCAATAGGAATAATAACAGTTTCATTACGACCATTTTGTACAATATTTAATGACTCGCTGAAAAATAAATTTTCCATTTGAGTTTTCGTAACAAATTTATGTAGTTTAATATTAATAATATGACGCCGAGTTACACCACTTAATGCTTTAATAATACTAGTTTTACCGCATCCAGGAAGGCCATATAACATCAACCCAAATGTATAAGGAATACCATTTTGAGAATACCATTGTTTATTATTCATAAAGAAGTTTACACGTTTTTCAATAAGACGACTTTCAGGACCAATCACATTTTTAAAGGTACGATTTGTGTTAAACTGTTTCATTGTAAATGTGACAATTGGTGGCATTTTATTATATTCATTACGATTAATCTTTCCAGTAGAAACATCATTAAAATAATATAATTTGTCTCCTAATTTATTTTGAATTTGAAGAGTGTAATTATATTCAATCTTTTTTAAGTATGCACGTAAATCATCTACATCAAGTAGATAACTATAAATTTCAATGACTTGACTTAGTTCTTCATCAGAACCTTTTTCAGATAAAAGACGAATATATATTTGATCAACCGCTTCAATCATGATTGGGTTTTTGTGATTTAACATAAATTTATTTTTAGAATAAGAAATACTTTGAATGTTTGGTTTGTTTGTTACATAATCAAGTAAAGAATGAGCTAGTGTATCATTTTGTTTATGTAGAAAAATTTCAATACTAATGGATGATGTTATAATTAATTCATTCGTATTGGATTTTACGGCGGCATCATATGTTGAATCTTTGAATGGATCAGGATGAGCATATTCTAATTCTTTTTTGAAAAAGGGTAAATCTTTTGCATAAAATGCTGCTAATAAACATATAATTGTATAAAAACTTACATCATATGCTTTTATCATTAATAACATGAACAGCTGATTTTTCAAATCGAAAGTCATTATATTGGCTTATACATTCTTTTTAAATTTTATTTTATATTAAAAAGAATTAATAATATGATAAAATGACAAAGTTATTTACTTATCACGATCCATATCGTATTCATGCAATTAGTGGTTCAATTACATTATTACATTTTATCTATCGTACATATTGTATAATACGTTATAGTGAAGCATTTCCATCTATTTCAAATACTACAATTTCACAAATACTTAATTCTAAGTATATGACATTTATTCATGCAGGTCTTTATGCGAGTGCATACATTCCACATATTCCAAGTAAACGCAATTTACAAAATCCAATGATATGGCCAGAATTTAGAATTCATAATACTATATTTGGAATGAGACACATTTTAGCAACATGTTTTCCAAATATTTATTTTAGAATATTTCTTGTATTTATTTCAATGTATTCAGCTGATCTAACAACAAAACATTTTGGGTCGATTGATCAAAGAACAACAAATGCTATGCCATATCCAAAAATAGATGAATTAGATATGCAAAGAACAAAAAAATTTTATGCAGTAGCACAGTTTCATGCAACCGCATTATCTGTAATAGGTAGTGAAACACTTACTTATTATCCATTACTTGCATTACAAATGAGCCCATTATTAATGACTTTGGTTCGTAAAGGAATGATATCTTGTTATACATATCATTTAGTATATAGCATTGCATTACTAAGCATGTATCTAATTGTGTTATTGAATGTAAAACCAGCCTATATTACAGGATTCATTGCATACAAATTAAGGTTCAATACAAAAATGAATAAATATCTTATTTGGACAATATCATTATCATTTGGACTATTAATTCATTTTAATGAATGGATGAATTTCAAGTATTTATATATTAATCAAATATATGCTATTATTTATCAACTCTATTCTTTGAAATGGTTAATAAAATATTAAGATAATATAATGAATAAGGCAATGAAAAAAACCTTGAAAAATTTATCTGCTTTTTTAAAACGTGTATTCAAATGTGGTTGTAAAACACGTAAGGGTAAATCACGTAAAATAACAAGAGGAAAAGTAATGAAAGGAGGCTGACCACCAAAGAAATCAAACACAGAATTTCAAAGTCAGGATAAAATTGGTCAAAATCAATCGATTCAACCTCTAACTCAGACGAATATAGTTATTCCAAAAGTGAATTTACCGCATGTTCCAGCAAAAAAATAAATGAATTAAATGAAATGAATGACGTTTAAACTAAAACTAAACTGATATATTTCATTTATGATTTAAATACTTATAGAATAAGATAATAATGAATATTGGTTTTTTTATAAGACACTTCACAGAACGTGGCACCGAAGTTGCTACCTATGATTATGCAAAATATAATGAAGAAATTTTGCATAATAAAAGTTATATTATTTGTTTTACACCTGAAGGACAAAAAGCACATTTTCCAGGTGCAATGGAACGATACACATATGATAAATTCAAGAGGTTTGAAATAATAGAAATTAATCATGTGAATGATATGAAAGAAGTAATAGAAAAATACAATTTATCTTTTTTTTATTCATTAACTGGTGGCGGTAATGATATATATCAGTTTGGTTCAAATATTTGGGGAAAATGTAAAACAATAAAACATTGCGTATTTCATACAACTTATCCAGAAGGTGATTTTTATATTAGTATTTCTGATGTACTAAACCAAAAAAATAATACAAATTTGCCAGTAATACCACATATAGTTGATCTGCCAATGGAAACAGATAATTTAAGGAATGAATTAAATATACCTGAAGATGCAGTTGTGTTTGGAAGATATGGTGGTTCAGATCAGTTTAATATAAAAATGGCACATGATGCAATTAAAGAATGTTTGGATCAAGAAGAAAATATGAATATTTATTTTTTATTTATGAATACTGATCATTTTTATGAACATCCAAGAATTATTTATTTAGATAGAAATGTAGAGTTACAGTACAAAGCCAAATTTATCAATACATGCGACGCAATGATACATGCAAGAGAAATGGGAGAGACATTTGGATTGTCTGTAGGTGAATTTTCTATAAAAAATAAACCAATTATTACATGTAAATGTGGTGATTTAGAACATGTAAATATTTTAGGTGATAAAGCTATTTTGTATCATTCTAAAGAAGAACTTGTAAATATTTTCAAAAATATTAAAACAATTATAAGTTCACGAAATGATTGGACATCCTATGATTTTTCGCCTGCCTATGTAATGTCGTTATTTAAAGCGATATTTGATACGCATTAATGTTTGCGAGACTTTTTGCCCTTGCGACCCTTACGCTTGTTCGTGCGTCTTCTGCGTTTGCCACCACCCATAGTTGGCATTGCTCCAATAACACCGTTTATAGCAGCTTTCAATTGGTCTTTATCATCAACTGCTGCTAATGCAGCTTTTAATTGTGTTACATAATCATCTGGTTCTGGTGTAAGATTTACTAAGGTAGTAAGTTCTTCTTTTGTTGGCATTATATATTACGCAAAGATTTTATTAAAAATCAAATTTATAAATTCTTAAATTATTTATATTTTGATTCAAATAAAAGAACAAAAATAATATTAATAATTCCAGAAAAGAAATAAGATGTTTCTCTTAAATATTTTGCCTTAAATCCAAAATATTCCAAATGATTATATTTAAATAAATAAAACATTACACTAAACGCATACATCATTAATACAGTAGTTGACACCATTTTCCAGCCAGAAAATCGATCTAATTTTATGATATTATAACTCCATACACCCCTCAATAAATGATTGATCCATACACATAAAAGTGCACTAATGACAAAGACGAGACAATTGGTTGTTTCAAAAAACTGATAATCTTTAATGTACATAAATTCACCAAAAACAAGAAAAATAATCATAAAATGAGAGAAAAAATTAGAAAAAGATAATTCATGTATCTTAAGTTTTTGTTTTGGATAAAGAAAGTAAAAATATAAAACGCTAATCGATAATGCAAGTGGTGCAACCATTTTGAAAAATTTTTCAGATTTAACATTTAATAAAGCCATCAAAAAATAAGTAAATAAAAGAAATATAGTATGATGAGTTAATTGTGAAAAATACCAACATAATTTATCAACGACAGATGAATCATGTATAGATTTCCCATAATATTCACCACCAATTGGAAAAAAATCAGAACTATTTGTTGTTTTATTGAATGCTGAAATAAAACTTAATACAATATTTGTAAATAAAAAGATACAACTTACTAAATAAAATGGAGTTCTTTCATTAATAAGATGCATTACGTTCATTAATTTGTAAATGATTGTATTTATACAAAAATAACTTAATTATGTCAGATTGTTTGATATACAAATATAATATGTTTCAATAATTAGACAAAAATGAAATGCTACATGATTTAGTTTATAAAACGGTTCAGTTGCTATTATGATTACAATTATTGTATTTATAAGTAAAAAGGGTACTGTTACTTCAATTGGAGTTCTTAAAGCAAATAAATAGGAATCATAAATGTATGGCATGAACATTGCCAAATTATGATATTTATAAAAATGATGAATATTTGAATCACCTTTCATCAAATATAAAACATTAAGAATTCCTAGATAGAAACAAATAAAATGTATAGATAAAGAAATATATACAGATTCCGAAATTGAATTATAAAAGTTTGTTATAATACCTAAAATACATCTCATATGAATAAATAATGCATCATTTACAAATAATATAATATTATCTTTGTTCGGTAAATCATAATCGATTTTATGTATCAATTTATTATAAATATTAGAGTGATATACATGAGATGATATAGCTAACATGGATACGCCCAAAATATCGTACATATTTTTTTTATTCAAAGTATACATGCAAAATACTAATGGAATATTTATAAAATAAGTATAAGAGCAAATAAGCCTACATAGTATATCTTTATTAATATCAAGATATTTTGTTATATTTTTATAAACAATCTTATTCATTATTGCAAACCAATATAAATTCATTAGATATAATCCATCACATGCAATTAGTATAAAAAATGGAAAAGACATATTCATAGTAACATGAGTTGTATAAATTAATGTATAAAAGTCGTATATTCTAAATTTCAAAAATGTTACATAAAATAAAGCTAAATTAATAGTATATAATTGTGGTTGCTTTAACCAATATTTTAATATATAAAAAATAGATGAAATTTCAGTGTTTAATACTGGATATACAATAATGGATCGATCGTTTGGCAATATATTGTAATAATAACTACAAAGCAATATACTAAATAGATGATGAATTCTTGATTCGTTTGATGATGTAAAAAATAAATCAATGCATGAATAAATACCAGTAGAATAGAGAACAATTTCATAATAGAGGGAGGAAGTATCAAAAAAACTATACAAATAAGAAAATAATGCACAATTTCCTATTGCAAATTTACATTTATTTACAATGTCTAGATATACATCATCATTCATTTTCATTACATAAATACGGCAGTATATTTAAATTATATTATTAAAATCATTTTGATAAGATAATCTTTGATAAGATAATCTTTGATAAAACGATATTCTTTGATAAAACTTAAAGATATATAACAATATATACGAATGATGCGAATCGTATGCCTCATAACGCTAATGACCCCTGTATCTTCATTTTTTCACATTGGATTGAAACAACATATTCATACAAAAATGTATAATTTGAAAAAGATTGATGATGAACTTAGTAAACTTCGTGAAAAAACTGGCGTACTTTTGAGACAAAAACAACGAGTATTGAAACAAATGACAGGAATGAATTTTCATAATGATAGTGATATTGAATCTCATTTAAATCGAACATTCAGTAAACCAGATGAAGATTATGGACAAGATGAAGACATTCAAATTCCTGAAGTTCAAATTCCGGAAGAAGTGAGATTTATTATCATGAATGGTTTTAATCAAAAGAAGGGTGGTCAGAGTGAAAATCCATTTGATGATGACGATGCAAAAAGTGAAAACTTTCAAGTAATTAAAAATAATGATTTCAAATTCAAGGATGTGGGAGGTCATGATAAAATCAAAGAAGAACTCATGCAATGTGCAGATCTTTTAACAAATTATGAGAAATATTCAAAATATAATGTCAGAACACCCAAAGGATTAATTTTAGAAGGACCACCAGGAAATGGAAAGACACTTTTGGCCAAAGGGTTTTGTGGGGAGATTGATGTTGGTTTTATTCCAGTATCGGGTTCACAATTTCAAGAAAAATATGTTGGCGTTGGTGCAGCAAGAGTAAGAGAACTATTTGATCTAGCGAAAGAAAATGTACCATGTATTATTTTTATGGATGAAATTGATGCAATTGGTCGTAAACGTTCTGGAGATGATTCAAAACAAGATCATGATTCAACACTGAATGAGCTTCTTGTAAATTTGGATGGATTTAAATCGACAAATGGTATATTTATTATGGGAGCAACAAATCGTATTGATTTATTAGATGATGCACTTATTCGACCAGGACGAGTAGATAAAAAAATTTTTGTTGGCAATCCAGATAAGAAAACAAGAGAAGCTATTATTCAAATTCATATCAAGGGAAAACCACACAATATGAATGTAAATCAGTTGGTTGATTTAACAAATGGTTATTCAGGTGCACAAATCGAAAATCTTTTGAATGAAGCAATGTTATATGCGTTGAGACAAAATAGAGAGATGATGACAATTAGTGATATTGAAGTAACATCGAATCGAATTTTGGTTGGATTTCAATCCACAGACAGTATAGTAACACCTGAGATATTGGCTCAGGTGGCAACACATGAAATGGGACATGCACTCGTTGGTATGTTTACAAAATATAAAAAATTAATTAAAGTAACTATTAATTTGTCATCACCAACCAGTCTTGGATTTACATTGTTTGAACCAAATGAATCACAACTAATAACAAGACAAAATATGATTCATGAAATTATGACACTACTTGGTGGCCGAGTAGCAGAAGAATTATTGTTTCATACTTTAACAACAGGTGCATCACATGATTTTAGTCAAGCAAAAAAAATGGCAGAAAGAATGATATTAGATTATGGTATGGGTAAAAAAACAATTATTCCACATGGATCAGAAAAATACAAAGAAATATTAGACAATGAAATTGATGATATTATTGTAGAGGCATATTATGCGGCAAAATCATTATTACAAAAGATTGAACCGTTACTAAAGGATTGTGCAGATACATTAGTAAAAGAACAATCATTGAAGGAAGAGGATGTACAAAATAAAATTAAAAATAAATATTATTACTTGTTTTAAATATTTGTATAATATAATGGGTTATATATTCTTTAATATACAGAATATAAAAGAATCATGTAAAAGGGATATTGATTTATATATAACGGCATTATTAAATTCTGAAGGTGGAGCAGGTGTGATATTAGACGCACAACCACAACATCTAATTCAAAGTAAATTAGAAACATATGGATTGGCGGGTATAGATGTATTTTATTCTGTAGAAGAACCCCTTGTTTCTGTAGAAGACCCCCCTGTTTATTTGAGTCAAATAGAGTCAATTCTTAAACAAATGGGTGTACAAGGTATAACATATTTGGATAAATTTCACACAGTAGACGAATCAGGAAAAGAAAAATTATGGATTCTTAGAACATTATTACTATATAATATTCTTATAATTGCAACAATGTTTATGATTAAGAAGGCAGATAAAAAGTTGCTAAAATATATATTAGGTAAATATACAAATGTCAATGAGATTTATAAACAAGATGGAGTAAAATGTTTTACACCAAATATATTAAAAACAATTGAAGAATCACAAAATACAAATAATTTTACAACATCTTTACTTGTATCAATGTTTCCAGACCTAGATTCAGTTATTGGATTAAATCAAAGATTTAAATTAGGAAATTTTGGTTCATACAAAACAACATCTGATATAGATTTAGGTTTAATATTGAAAGGAAGTTATTCAGATGGTGAAAAATCACATATGGCTGATGTGATTTGGTTGGTTGAAGGACTTTTTATAGTTCTTACAGGATGGGATACACTACAGTATGATATTGAATTATATGGAGATATGTTAACAATAGAACAAAATGATAAAGAAACGTTTTATTTAGATACAAGTTATTTTGTAGATATAAACCCATTACTACCATCCGTGTATTATAGTGTTGCAAGAAATCAGTTAATGGCTCCTCTTCTTAGTGATTTACCAAGTGCTAATGATTTACCACTTCCACAACTGGGCATAAAACATATACTTGATTCAAGAAAAACAGATCAAAAATTATTACAATTATTAGAATTAGATAAGCCTGATCCTGAAGCTGATCCTGATCCTAAAATGCTTGAAATGAAAAATCATTTATCTGGAAAAGTTTCTGTTTCTTATCAAGAAGTATTACATGTGGTTGCATCAGGAACAAATGACGCTATATATGAATCTATACAACAAGATATGAAAGGTTATCTTTTAGCATCCAGGGTTGATTTCGGTTCGAAAAATGTGAAATATGCACAAACACCTCATGGAAGATATTTATATTATGCAGCATTATTACGTGCAGAAACAGCACGTATTAGTTTTATAAAAATGTCAACACATAGCCAGGAAGAGACAATAGGTATTATAATTCTCATAGCACGTGCCCTAGGCTATAGAATGGAAGATTATACATCTATATGCACAGTAGAACATGTTGTTCGAACAATACAGGCAAAAAAGGATACAACAAACACTTTTGCAAAAAGAGAACAACAAATAATTCATAACATAACGGATTGTAAAGAAGCCCAACCATCTGTTGCATTCCAATATGCACTTTGTATGTTAGGTGAAGTTGGGCTTACGTTAAGTATAATAGAACAAATAGGATTTATGCATAGATTTTTTAATGATTATTGTCAAGATCCACAAAATGATAAATGTTTATCTAAGCTTCTCAAGTATCAAGATAGAATTATTCATGCAGTAAAATTAATAGATGAATTAAGAAATAATAAAAAGGATAAACCAGTGCCAGTGGTCGTTGAGTCCGTGCCAGTGGTTGAGTCCACACCATTTCGTGGGGGTAAAAGGATAAAAAAATATAAATCAAAAAAAATGAAAATGAAAACAAACAAATCAAAAAAAATGAAAATGAAAACAAACAAATCAAAAAAAATGAAAACAAACAAATCAAAAAAAATGAAAATGAAAAAAATGAAAAAACCCAAAACAAAAAAAACGAAATAAATATTAGTATTTATTATATGAAGCCAATAACATTTGATGAATTATTTTCAGTATGGATATTTGTATGGTTCATATTATATTACCTGAACTTGACACAATATAGTCCAAAATTTTGGTTAATTCTTATTACAGTTTATGCAACATTATCAATAGTATACATGGTTTATATTCAATTGAAGACAATATATATATTAATCGTGGTGTTATTAATGGTTATAAGTAAGATAATTCCATTATATATCATTTTTAATGATAATATTAAAATAAATGATATACTGTTTGGATTTGGATTAGGTATAATATATTTATTATGGTTAAACTATAAAAAAGTAAATGTATTTACAATTTATCTTGTAGATATGTTCAATTATAATATGCCGTTTGCAAAAATGTTGGATATCTAGATACAATATTGATTATAATAAAATAATAATATAATGGCATATGATTTATTATTTTCATATTGGTTATTTTTATGGTTTGTAGGATATTACTTTCATATAATATCCTACAATCCCAAATTGATGTTCATTTTAGCAATGATTTACATAAGCATAATAATAGTACTTATGATATATAAAAACCTATCAGGTATCAAAATTTTTATTTTTTTATATTAGCAATCATATTTAAATTAATACCTTTTTATCTTATAAGAAATGATTCAATAAAAATTAGAGATATTTTTTTTGGATTTTTATTATTTTTTGTTTATTTTTTATGGGTCTGTTATAGAAAAGGTAAAAATAAATTTATACAAATATATACGGTGGATGTATTTCAATTCAAACCTCCTATAATGAATATTTTTGATGTATTCTATCATATAAAAAATTAACTTCATTTAAAATTGTTTTGTACTGAACTTTTTCAACGACACTTTTTTCAAGACCTTTTATACATACATACCAATAATTAGGAACAAATAATATACTATTTGGATATAATTCTACACGTAAAATATCATCATTTTCAACAAATTTTTCAATTTCTTTCATTTTCATTTTTTCAGATTTTGATTCAGATTTTGATTCAGAATTTATATCGTTTATCTTATTTATTTCATCTATTTTATTTTTATATTTTGGATGAATGCAATAAATAATAACTTTACCAGTATGAACTAAATAAAAATTACGACATTCTAAATTTCGATGTAAAGTTATTTTATTTTTTTTTAATTCGTATACTGAATCTTTTGTAAAAAAACGAACAGATGGTTCTAATAAAGCCATTTTTTCATAAGTTTTTTTATAGATCTTTTCATTCGATTTTGCATTTTTATCCTTATCTTTTATTTCTTTTAAATCAAAAGGTTTTATAATATTTGTTCCATCAAAAACAAAAGGTAATTTATAATAAATCGTAGTCATTATTTTTTGTTTTGATAAATCATCCTGATTATTTATTTGAGAAAATTCATTAATACTACTTATTTTAAAATGAATATAAATGTGCAAATAAAGTAATATTGTTCCAAAAAAAATGATTAAATTTTTCAAGAAATTCATATAAGATAGTTAAATATGATTAATCATCATTATTATCGCATTTTGGTGCAAGATAATATTTAATTGTAATTGTGGAATTATCAAATGTAATGACAATGGGAGAACTATCATCAACAAATACATGAACATTTGGATAAATAATATGCAACTTAGTAATATATTGCAAATATTTCAAACAATATCGTGTCTCCATTTCATATCCATCTACGACTGAAAATTCAACTAAATTGTCTCCTTCGATTTCGATAGATATAGAACCTTCATCACCTTTTGCTTTTAAATATAATTTATCATCTTTGCAAAAGATAATTGCTTCATCACCAAATATAGCAAGTTCATTTATATATTTGTCCAAAATTTTAGTTTTCATAACAAAATCTAGTTTTGTATCTGGCATTGCAGGAGATAAAATATCTTTTTCAATATCCATCATGTTCAATTCAAAATATTTTTGTTCTTTTTTATTTTTGAAATTAATTTCTAATTTTTCATCACCAGCAATAATTTCAATCAATGTATCAATTGTATACATTCCAAAAATTTTTACTAAAATATTTGTCATTACACTAAATGTTTGATTTTCAGATTCATATAAAGTAAACCATGATGCGGGTATAGTAATATCAATAAGACAAATGTGTGAATCATCCATCAGTTGGATATATAGTTGATCTGGTTTGCACATAAATGTTACGTGTTGATTCAATTGTTTAATAAACTTGAACAATTCAATCCATTCGAATGCTTTGTCGGTTTGTTTAATGTGAAGCTTCATTAGATAATTATAGTGTATCTATTTATATATTTTGTATTCAATTTTATACGGTACCATCTAATTGATTTACATGAGTATCATGATCTATTTCAACTGCGAATGATTCGATGTCATTTGTTATAGTAATGCTTCTGTGATCTATTCTATCTTGATTTTGAGATTGTAGAGATTGTTGATTTTGTTCTACCGTTCTTTTTAATTTCATCACATCTAAGTTTGTCTCCATTGAAAAACTTTGAACCTTTAACAATACCTTTTTCATTTCTTTCATTTCTTCTAATAGTCCTAAATATTCTGTTTTATAATCCATATCTCCTTTAGGCTTTACATCATTTGATTGTGCCTTTAATTCAGCAACTTCTTTCTGAAGTCTTTGAATTAATATATTATGTTGCATTAATAACATGGTTGGATTCGTTGCTTTAGGAATTTCTCCTTCTTCTTTGATAGGAGTCATTGGATTTGAGTTTGATGAATTAGATGAGTTCGATGTAGGACCAGAATAGTTTGAATTTGGTTGTGGAGTAGCACGTCTTTTTCTAGCGGCAGCTAATGCAGCAGTCCCACTCATATAAATATATAAATGAATTAAACATTTATACATTTAACGAATTATATTTTATATTTTCATTATATAAAATGGATGATATTCAAGTAGGAGGAGATGGATCAAAATCGTTCTTTAACTATATGTTTTCTTTGAATCCAAATGAAAAAAATGATTTATTAAACATGATGCAATATTCTATTTTAGTTATTATTCCTATAATTATCATTTTGAAATTAATGAAAAAATACATTCCAAGTGAAAATGATAAAAAAGCAAGTATTGAAATATTAATTGAATTAGTTTTACAATTAATTATTATTTTTGGATCATTTTGGTTTATTCATAAATTGGTAACCTTTTTACCTACTTATAGCACGACACCTTATCCTCATTTTAATATATTACAGGTGATTATTCCAGTTACTTTTATTTTGTTTTCTATGAATTCGACTATTAGTGAAAAGGCAACTATATTACTAAATAGAGCTTTAGTTGCAGTTGGTCTTGTAAAAGAGAACTACTGCGATGATGATGAAAAAGTTAAAGTAAATGCAGTATCAATTGTTCCACCATCATTAATTCCAATTGTAAGTAATCATGAAGCAACACGAGGTGTCCCCATGTATGATCAGAGACAGGATCCTACATTTGGTCCTAATGGATACCAAGGACAGGGTCAACAGGGACAAAGTCAAGGACAGCAATTCCAACAATTCGGTATTCAGGAACCTGCACCAGCAAATGAAATGCTTGGTGGATCACCATGGTAAAGTAAATTTATTGAATACTTTCATGTGGTAAAACATTCGGGTTTGACACAATTTCTAAACTATCCCAATTAATATGTTGACCGTAATGTGGTAATCCGGTGGGAGGACAAATAATAAATCGTGGATTTCCTCTTAATCCAAATACTGGTGTGGCCCATCTATCTCCTCTCCATGGAAGATATTCAAACCCCATTGGTCCGTCATCTTTACCTGCAAATTTATCAATTCGAACAGGATATTCTCGAGTATTATAAATAATACAATCGCCTATTTTAAGGATTATATTATTTGATTTTGTATGCACTTGAATAGAATTAGGAAAGTTGTCCCAAGTTACAGTTGTTGACTCATATGACGCAAAGTTCATAGTATAATTATTTATTTATATTTAATTCATTTTATAATTAATATTTTTGCATTGCATAACGATCATAATTCACACTAACAGCATTTTTAAAATCAGATTTCAACCAACAATTGCCTACACCTTCAGTAGTTGAACGATCTATTACATTTGTCACAATTCCTTTACAATTTGGTGTTATATTACATGTATCCATACACTGTTTTACAGTTAAATTACTATATGAACTTATATCATTACCTGGATAATCTGTTGATGTCGGGTACCATAATCCTTCTTTATTTTTGATGAAATAAAATAAAACTAAAGATAAAACTAAAATTACTAAAAAATAAACACCGGGATTGCATTTTTTCATTATATACTAACAAGAAATAAGATTTAATATACTATTAATATACATATGTTAGGTTGGTTTAAAAAGGATGTGACTGAAATATCTCAGCCTCAATTACCTCGGCCTAAATCTCAATTAAAATCTCAAAGTTCACGTTCACGTTTTGTTACACTGAATTCTGGATTGAATAAAACCGAGATCCTTCATTTAGATCCATATATTTTTTATAGAAATCGTCAATATTTGAAGGAAATAGAAGTAACGGGGGTAGTAATAAACGGACATAAAGTTCGATTACCTCCAAATTATTTTTATGAGTTTATAGTAAAATACATTGAAGCATACAAAAAATTATCAAAATCAGATATACCTATAGAAATAAGGAGAGAAAATGTAAAGAAAGCAAGAGAAATTGTATCGTATATGGATAAAATATATGCAAATAATGCATTATTGAACGAAAGACCAATACTTAGTATTATGCTTCATGGAACTTTTCTTAATAGTAGAGATTTAAAACTGAATTGGCATGAAGAAGGATTAAAAGAAAGATTTAAAATAACCACTTCTGCACCATTAAAAGTAGACGTAATATACATTTCTAATCCGGTATTAAATGATTTATCTTATTTTATGGATTCATCTGAAAAAGAAGAATATGATAAAATAATTAATGACTTAAAATATAGTTCATTTTTGAATGAAATATTACAAAAAAAACAAATAGATACAGTTACACAACGATTAAGAGAGTTTCATACTGATCTTTTTGAAAAAAGAATTAAAATGTATGAAAAGAAAAAAGAGGAGACACAAAAAAAAGAAGCGGATGTAGAACATTTTTTGAAGTCGGAACAAAAATTGTTAGCAGCAGGAATGCAGGTACCAGAATTTATGATAGAAAGTAATAATAAACGAAAAAAAGACATTGAATATTATTATAAATATCAAGAAACATATGTAAATTCAATTATAGATTATAAAAGATTTATCAGTAATAAACGTAATAAGTTTCAGGTCTATTACTTTAAAAAAGGATTTAAAATAAACAAACTTTTAGTTCCAGATGATTTACCTTATCCTCAGGGTATTTTTGATCTAGATCAACACAATTATTTGTTTGATTATAGGCTGGACGATCGTGTAGAAAATAGTGAAATTTTTAGACGAGGTAAAAGTTTATACATTAGTTTAGATAAGTTTATTAATTATTATTATGATTATTGTCTCAAAATTAAACCAAATAATATTATTATAATAGATAATTCTTGTGGGGGGTTTGAAAAAAATCATAAACATGCAAATAAAGAAACTGCGGATAAAATGAGAAAAGTATTCACAAATACGCAATCACGAGCAAAAAGAAGTTTGAATCGTTCAAAAATGAGTTTGGGTAAACCGCATAAAAGTTTTAGTTTAAATTTAAATAAACCAGTAAAACATATTATTCCATTAAAACGTTCAAATCCATTAACAAATGAAGAAATTACAAATATTCAACAAAGTGAAAGACAAAAACAACAACAAATAATGAATGATGTAGAAATTAAAAAAGAGTTGAATAAAATGGTAGTTAGAAGTCGTAGTCGTAGTCATAGAAGTCGTAGTCATAGAAGTCGTAGTCGCAGTAAAACTTATCCACATGAAGATGTGCATGAACAATTACAAAAATCATTGTCTAAAGGTTCAAAGAGTCGTACCTCAAGGAGTTTGACTCATGGCGTAGAGAAAAAAATAAATGAATAATGAATAAAGATAAAATACTAATAATTATTAATGGAACAAGAATTGGAAGAAGTAATGAATGAAATTAAAAAATATAATATACAAGATTCTCAAACTATAAAAAAGGCAAAATTAGAAATGTTGAAAGAATTATTATCAAACAATTCTGAAATTAAAGAATATTATAAGTTATTGAAAGAATATAGATATGTGGATGAAATTGATGAATTGAGATATGGTAGTTATATTAGATGGTTTAATATTACTGATCCTGAAGCCACATTAACATTATTGAGAGGTGGATTTATTGCAGATATTACAAATAAAAACGGAGTAAATATTTTATGCAAAAATAGAAATAAATTTTTTACTATTAAAATGGATAAAAGTGTTATTTTTCAAAAAAATACAAGTCAAGAAAAACTGTTAATACAAATATTGGATCATATAAATTAATGAAATCGTCGCGTATGATTAATATTTTTATTATTTCTACTATTGTAAAATTTACGATACATTATGCTTTGTATTTTTCGATCACAATAACATTTACATAGTCGATTCAGTAAAATATCAATCGCAGTTTGTTTTACACTCTTAATTGTATGCGGCATTGTAATATTATGATAAACTATCATATTTCTACAATCTAACATTTTTAACATTAAAATAAAGTTATACTATAAAGATATTTTTAATGGATAAAAATATAGTATTTGATTTTGATGAAACAATTGGATACTTTGAACAAATTATTGAAATGATAAAATATACAAAAAAAAATTCCAAAGAAGATGTTTTTCATTTTCTGAAATTATTTCCTTTTGTATTTCGAACAAATATATTTGATATATTTTATTATATTGTTCGTTTAAAAAAGGAGAAAAAAATAAATTCAGTTATTTTATACTCAAATAATAATAATGATATTTTTATTGGATATGTATTATCTTTTATTCATGAAACAATAAATTATAGTCTTTTTGATTCAACTATTTCACTAAATCAAACACATAACAAAAATAAAAATATAACAGATTTATTAAATTATTCAAATGGGTTAATACATAAAAATTCGTCCATATTTTTTATTGATGATAAAGAATATGATGATGTAAAAAATAGTAAAATTTGTAAATATTATATAAAATGCGAATCATATAAATATGCATATACTTATTCTATTATTGAATATATATTTACTATGAATAATATTCCAAATTATATAGAAAATATAGACAAAATACAAAAAATACAAAAAAATAAAATTTCACAATCAATATATGAAATTATTTCTAAAGAGATAATAAATAAAATTCGGATTTTTGTATTGTTTTAATCTTTGGTATTAATAAATACTTAGTGTTCGAGCACTTGCATCTGTTGCATTTATAAATTTTGGCATCCAAAAATAAGGAATTGTATTACAATCTGGATAATATTCTTCATACAGATTACGATAATACAACTGCTCTTTTGTAGTTGGGGGATTAATTGTATATAACTTGTCTGGCTGAATATAATTTTCCATTCTTTCTTGAATAATTTGATACCACGAATGGTTCAAACTACTCACTCCATCACTAAATGCCTCCTTTTTACGATATAAAATAGTAGTTGGTAATAGGTCAGGTGCAATATATCCAAATGCTTCCCGAATTAAATATTTTTCTGGTTTATCATTTGTTTTATGACATCTTACATTAGGAGGAATTCTTAAATAATAACTTGTGAAATCAGTATCTAGATACGGTGTACGTGGCTCTAAACCATGACTCGAAATACTTTTGTCACTTCTTAACACATCAAAATGATGAATGTTATCTAATAAACGTTTACATTCATAATCAAACTGATTTGCATTTGGACATGCATGAAAATATAAATAACCTCCCATTAATTCATCTGCACCATCACCATTTAATACAACACGAGCTTGACTATGTTCTTTAATGTATTTACCTACATTCCAATTACCCACACTTGCTCGAACACTTGTTGTATCATAGCTTTCAATATCTTTAATAACATTTGGTATAGAATGAATAAAATCATCCTCTGTACATATAATTTGGGTATGTTTACTTTTAATATGATCTGCTACAATTTGAGCATATTTCAAATCTTCAGATCCTTCTAATCCAATACTATATGTCTCTAATACAATGCCTTTTTTGGATAAATGGCGTGCCGCAATTGCAGCAACAAGACTACTATCTAATCCACCAGATAAGAGACATGCAACAGGTCTTTCCGTATTTTCAACACGTTTTACAACTGCTTTGCACAATAATGAATAAATATTATATAAATATTCTTGTTGATCAGATATAATTAATGAAGCTATCTTAAAATATTTTTCTTGGTTTGAAATAGAATATGTCACGCTTCCTTCACCATTTTCACTTCCACTTGTAATTTCCATATATGTTCCTGGTTGAAAATGTTTTAAATTGCTTGTGTTCATAAATTGCATAGGTGCAATATCAGATGCAAAACAAAATGTTTTGCCAATCACATTGATATAAAGTGGTCTAACCCCATAAGGATCTCTTGCAATAAAAAAAGAATTTTCAATTCTATCATAGATAATAAAAGAAAATTCTCCGTCCAATTTAGTTAGGCATTTACTTCCAAATAAATGATATAAGTGCAAAATGACTTCACAATCACTTCCACTTGTAACATTCAAATTATAATCACGAATTAATTCTTTATAATTATAAATTTCACCATTGCATATCAATACATAATTTTTGTATTCAAATGGTTGATTTCCGCTTGGTGTTAATCCATTAATAGCCAATCGGTGAAACCCTAAATAATTCTTTCGATTACCACATGTTATCTGTTTTAATTCAGAAAATTCAGGTCCACGTTTTTTTCCGCGATGAAAATAACTTTCATCAAATTCTAAATGTGGATTATAACCAATCAGTGCAAAAATACCACACATTGAATATATTTAGGTAATCTTTTTATATTTTTATATTAACAATATATAATGAATCAACCACAAAAAGATAAAAATTTTGATTATGATAATGAATTAAATAAACGTCTAGAAAATAGAAATACTCCATCAGAACCATTACAGCCATTATTTGATTTTAGACCCCTATCCACAAAATACACAATTATGCACGGGTTTGATAAACCAATACAACGAGTTGAACAAAAGACATATGACCCTTATCAAGTATTTAATCCTGGAGATAGAGCTCCTATTGATTATTTCATGAGAAATGTTGATGTAGAATCAACATTAAGGAGCCAATTTTTTGCACTTCAAAATGCACCACAGGCCGTATATGTCCCAGAATTAAATAGCCAGTTATATGAAAATTCTATGGCATATTCAGAAGCTCCATATTCTTTTTCTCAAACAGATGCAACAACAAATCAGTGTGTCGAACATAGTGCAGAACAATTATTTTATAATTGTATTCGAACAAATTCAAGAAAATAATATGATTTTATAATTCAATAAAATATCATCATAGTATATGATTTTTCATATAATAGTTATAATTCTTTTATTAGTATTATTTGTATATGTTTCTTATACATCATATGAAGGGTTTAACACAAGTTATAAACAATCAAATTATAGTCCTAATACAAATAAACCAATTCCAGTAGCACTTGATAATGTAACAACATATTTATCACCTGATACAGATGGAAATTGTCCAGGTGGTTATGAACGTGATAAAAATGATATAAATTCATTATGTCATTCAAAATGTCTGGATGAAGCAAAATTTTACAATGTAGATGGTCTTATACACGGGTGTTCTAAATTAGATACGAGTTACAATGCAACAGGTAATAATTATCCATTCGCAAAAGATAAAAAAACAAATATAGTTTCTCCCAAACCCACTGGTGCATGCCCATCAAATTTTAAGTTAGATACAAGAAGTGGGTTATGTCATACAGCTTGTCCGGATAGTGCTTATACGTTTTATGGAGATTTAGGATGCTTAATACTAAATAAGGAATATTCACAAACACAGTATGGTACTACTGATACTCCTTATCTTATTGCAGAAGATGGTAAGACTCGTTTTGTCTCTCCTACATCAAGTGGTTCATGTCCTCCCGATTTTAATCTTGATTTTGCAAGCGGGTTATGTCATACTGCATGTGAATCGGGTACATTCTATGGAACAAAATCTAATTCAAAGATTCCTGGTTGTCGTTAAAGTTTATTTCCCTTTCCTTGAAAATGTGCCATTTTTGAAGTAGATCCCCATTTAGTTGATCCAGGTTTAAATTTTTTTGTATTTTCAGAAAGTTCAGAAGAACTACTTGTAGCTTTGATAGGTTCTGGTAAAGAATTTTTTATTTGTTCATTTTGATTTTCAATTTTGGGACTTATATATCCATCAGGTTCATCAAAATCAACTTCAATATCTGCTTCAATAATACAGCACCCCTTTTTTGGTTTAACTTCAGTTACTTCCATAATATATTCTTTTGAATTATAATCAAAATGTAACTTGTCTCCAATGGTTACACATGAAAATGATCGCAATGTATATTCAAGTACTGCTCGAGGATCAGATAATTCTAAAAATTTGAGTTCTGGTTTGAATTTTATAAATGTTGCTTGTTGTAATGCAACATTTCTAATATATATAAAATCTCCCTCTTTTAAATATAAATTTTTCATAATCCATGCAGGAACAAAACATGTTCCTTCATCTGCGGTAAATTCAAGAACACCACAATGAGTCTTTTTATTATTTGTTACAAGTTCAAATGTCATTGGATATTGAACTTCTAATTCAATTAATATTTCTAAAATAGAAGATGGAAGTATAATTTTGTCTCCTTGCATTTTCATAGAAACACATCGTAGACTTTTAAAATCCATTTTATTTTATTATAAATATATTTATGTTATTTCAATTTTATAACGCGGCAAAACAATAAGAACAATAGTATAGAATTAATATATGTATTATGAAAAAATGACAAAATATAAAACAAAGGTAAACATGACAAAATATAGAGAAGATATACAAAATATTTTTAATGCATTATTAAAAGAAGATACAAAATTTGAAAATTATTATTTGTATAAAGAAGATTATGATACGTTTATAGATAACATCATTGGGAAAATAGTATCATTAAATGCACCTCCCGTTATTATGGAATCACATCAATCTGATTCTGTTTTTCTCATTGATAAAACAATATTTATTAAACCAAAAGAAAAAACTGTTATCGGAATGATGAAAAAAATATAATATAATTATATGAGCAGGCCGTTTAAAACACTTAATTGCCATCCAAAGAATAAAAGAAATACAAAAAAACGATATACATGTTATGATGATAATACATTAGTTATGTTCAAAAATCTATGGAATAAAAAATTTCATGATAATAAAATAAAAGCGACATCTGTTATGGATATATGGAATGAATTAAAACAAAAAATACCATCATGTACTGATGAACAATGTTGGTCAGATAAATTAAAGGTGAAGACAAATTCATTTACTCCAAAATCTCCAAAAGATTGGAAAACAAACAAATGGTTATCTAATATTGATATCAAATCTGTATTAGAACAATATAAGGAAGCATATTCTAATTTTGATTATTTAGGACCAACTCCGATTGATTTTGATAAAAAACTTGGGTCTGGATGCGTAAAGGATGAAATATGTAAATTAAGTATTGCTGAAAAAATTAAAAAAAAAATAAATAAAATAGGTATTTCTATTAATTTAGATGTGCATGGTGGTTATGGATTACATTGGGTAACATTATTTATTGATTTAGAAAAAAAATTTATTTTTTATTTTGATTCATGTGGAGACCCAATACCGAAAGAGATTAAGGCTTTAATGGATAGAGTTGAGGAACAATGTAAAGCACTTGGTATTAAAATGAAACAGCATGATAGTAGACACATGAGACATCAAATGAGTGAAACTGAATGTGGCATGTATTCATTATACTGTATTATTAATTTATTAGAAGGAAAACATTCTATTAATTACTTCAAAACACATAAAATACCTGATCATGATATTGAACGATATCGAAGAATTTATTTCAATTAGATTTTATTTCAAATATAATTTAAACAAAATATTATAGATAATTGAATGAATACAAATGAAACAAAGGCAAAAATATGGAATATGTGCATCGAAAGGGGAGTGTTTGATAAAGTAAAGGGTGAAGATTTCAAAAAAATTCAGGATATGTTTGAAAAAATTATTAAAGGATATGAAAAAGTTGAACCAAGTGTAGAAATTTTTAATAAAGTAATTGATTCTATTGCATTAGATGTTCAAAATCAGAATCAACCCCCAAAACCTGCATCATTTGAAGATATACAAAAAGAATATGATGTATTATTAAAAACTCCTATTCCTACAAAAATAGATTTTACAGATAAAGAACCATTGGAAAATAATATAATAGGCACAAATGGAATAGGCACAAATGGAATAGGTACAAACATAACCGCAAGATCTGAACTAAATCAGTTTGATTATCAGGCAGTTATTTCTCAAGAAAATTCTCAAACACCATATCAAAATGAAAAAAATGAAAATAAAAAAGAATCAAAAATAAAATTAGAAGAAATTCTTATGACACAAAATAAAATATTAATAAAAATTTTAGAGACACAAATTAAAATTATTCATGGACTTAAACTTTAAAGTTTCATAAAAGTTTTCATAAAATATTATAGTATACTATATGAAATTCAAATTATATAGTATATTATTAGCCCTATTAATATTAGTAATATTAGGATTATTTTATTTTAATAAAGAAGGATTTAAAAGCGATTATAGTGACTTTACATCGATAGATCGTATAAAAACGAATGATGGCAAATATCAATATTGTGTAGCAGGTCAAGTTACATGTTCTTCTGGTAATAGAACTACGATTTCAGATGATTATAATGGTGGAATAACATATGACGCTTCATGTAGTGATGGATCTACTACAGATTGTAGTGGTAATTTTGTTCAACATTTGACTGGTGCATCATTACAAAATTGGACAACACCAACATCAACAGGTCTAAATTTTCCATTTTCAACCCATGGATTTACAATCCCTTATTCATATATTCCTATAGATATTAGTGGAATTTATATTGATTTTTATGATGCTGATGGTAAATTATTAGATAATATGCATAAATGTGATATGTTACCGACACAATATGATGCGGATCAATGTCATGCAGCACTAACACCTAAAACAGATACACCCAAATCTAAAACTACAAAAGGAAAATGTATTGCTGATTATGGAACAAATGTAGGGGATTCTTTATGTTGTGGTCAAAAGGGTGTTTTACAAAAATATGCATCTGATTATGTTTGTCCAAAATCTACTCCAACTTGTTCAAATTTTGTTTGTGGACAATCATATGGAACTTGTAAATAATATTTGGATATATTATGTATATTTGGATATTAATTATCATTATATTTATAGTGTTACTCTTATTAGTATACACTAATACTAAAATGAATGAACACTTTAAATCAGATTATAGTGATTATACTACTATAGACAGAATTAAAATAAAGAATGATTCAAATTATATTTTAGATAAATACAATCGTTATTCATTTGATAAACACACCTCGGATGATCTGTATGCCTATTGTATAGGTGGTAAACCAACATGTCTAACAGGTAGTCCAATGAAGGCTGGAGTATATGGAAACGGAAATACCTATCGATCCGTATGTGATGATGGATCAAAAATAGTATGTAATAATGACATTATAAGTAATGTTAATAATAGTGATATTTGTGATAATTTTATTTGGACAACACCCAATAATATACCAATTCTTTTTTCAAATATATATAAGGGGTTTACTAGTCCAACAAATTATACACCTGCTGTTATAAATAATAATTCAATTAATTTTTATGATAAATATGATAATATAATAGATACAATTAACAAATGTTCGATTCTAGGTGTGAATCAAAATATTTGCAAAAAGGCATTAAATATTCCATTTCCAATTACAAACGAAAATCCACATATTTCTGGTACTGATATATATGATCCAAGAGCAATAAATAAAGAAGCAGGATATATACAAGATCAAGTTCCAGTATCGAGTAGCTTACCTGCATCTTATACTCAAATTGTACCGAAAGGTAATGGAAAATCTGGTATGTATCCATCATTCCCATGTATTGCAGATTATGGAGCATCACCAGGAGATAACGTATGTAATGGAGAAATTGGATTAATACAAGATAATACATTAATATGTCCCTATGACAAACCAATATGTAGTGGATATCGATGTGATTCAAAATTTGGAACATGTGTTGCTTCTAGTATCTAAATTAAATATATACATAATATAATGAAATTATTATTTATATATTTAGCTGTAATTTTAGCAATAGCATTTTATGTGTGGATTAATATATTGAAAGAAGGTGTAATTGGAACACAACAACCAGATGTAAATCTTTCAGCAATGGCCAATGAACAAGCTGCAATTCAATATTTAATAAATAAAAAAAATACAGGCATTGGAAGTGCAACCACAACAGATGAAGATACAAAACTATTAACTTCAGATGCTATATCATCAGGTATAACATCCATTGATAGATATCAAGATCCGGAATGTAATACAGGTCATCATATTTATTGTATAGATGGTCAAATTGGTTGTGAAGATATTTTTGGATCAAAATTTGATGGTGAATTACATACAGATACAAAATTAGCATATGAATCAGGAAATACTTTTAAAAATACTTGCGGATCATTTATCAATAAAACAAATTTATATGATTATACTACTAAAATTGGTACAGATATAACAAATACAAAGGGTGTTTATTTTGATTTATCTAATTGTTCAAGCGATAAACCATGGAGAGCTGGCGGAAATAACGACATTCCCAAACAAGGGTGTTTTGTATCAGAACTAGATGCAGATAATGCATGGTATTCATATATTAATAATATTTTGAACAAAAATGCAACTTATTCAAAAAATGATCATGTCTATGTTTTGTCCTCTTTTTTGAGATCATCGCCTCAATTATTAGATAAAGGAATTCTTTCCATATTATCAGCAATTGATCAAGCAAAAGGTGATTCATCCTCATCTAATAAATCATATACAACAATTAATGGACAGAAATATTATTATGGAACGATTGAAGCAGTAACTGGAGACACATATACAGTATCTTTATCAAATGCACCTAAAGCTAGTATGAATCCTGGACCTAGTATGAATTTAGAAAATATTCCAAAATCAGCTTTATTGAAAGATTCGCTATATAATCAAAAAACAAATGATTATTATAGTAATTTAACAACTGGAAAATACAAAAGACCTGTATGTAAAAGTGGTCGGTTTACATCATGTATGGCAAAACCTCCTTTTTCTATGAAAAATGGTAAATATGTTCCAGCAAGTGATCCTTTAACATTAGATGCATCCTATAATAAATATAGATCGCAATCTCAAATAGATTTATTAGCAAAAACTCCTTTTTCAGATGCACCCGTAAATCCTTCGGGTATAATTGATAAAAGTTCAATATTAGAATATAATCATTTTTTGCCACAAACAAGTGAAACACCATTTATTAAATGTATAGCAAACAATGGTACAAATTTAGGAGATCCCCTATGTTGTAATCAACCGGGTAAATTAACCGATACAAAATATGTTTGCCCTCAAGAAGTACCAACATGTGTAGGTTATTCTGCAACAGATAATGTATTTGGTTATTGTAATTAATTCTACATTGTAATTAATTCTACATTGTAATTAATTCTACCATTTTTCCTTTGTTTTACCTTCATATAGCTTTGCGTATCCATTATCAATGAGCCATTTATCCACACGAGTCCCATTATAAGTAATCTCTGTCAAAACTCGGCCATATTTATCAAAATCAAGACATACAACATCGACGATTTTCTCATTAATTAATTCTTTAAGTTTATCTCTTACTTCATATCCAAGCTTTTTTTCTTCTAGATTTTTTGTTTTAAGTTCAGGAGTATCTACATGAGCAATGCGTGCATGCCATTTAAATAAATGGCCAAGATATTCAAATACAAGATGAACCGTATCACCATCATATACATGAACTACTTTTGCACGGCATGTGTGGCCTTTTAAATTAAAAAAGGGCACAGAAGAATTTGCGTTCAATAGTTCATCGTTTGTAGTCGTCACTTGTGCACTCATTATAGATATATATAATATGTATCTATATCATTTATTATATAATCTAGATAACTCTTATATAGGTCTTAGCTTACCATCTACTAATATACCTACAGGAGCTATAGGTTCACCTTCTCTTAATGCATCATAATTTTTCCATTCATATACTCTTATGTCTCCATCACGTGTTCCATCTGGATTTTTCATTTCTAATGTAACATATGGTTTACCATCAATTGTTTTTTTAGCATATTCTGTTTTCTTTGTAACTTTTTTGAATGCTGTTAATTTTTCTTCGGTATAATCAGGTTGAGTCAAAAATTCATTTTTACTCTTTGTTGTAAAACAATTATGTTTACAATCGATCGCAGTTTCTTTTAGTGTATTTAAAAATATAGAGGATACTCGTTCTTTTCTTCTCATAATATCATATAATTTCATATCAGTTGATTCTCCCTTATCTAAATTCTTAATATTTGGATATCCTTCTAAATCAATATCTCCAAAATAAGAAATATACATAAACACTGTAACATCTTGAAACTCTTTTTCTAATTGAGCATGACTACAAATACGCCGAGCACGACCAATTACTTGATTTATACGTACATGATGCCAATATGGTTCTGTGATATGAACGAATCTGGTATTTTTTAAATCGATACCTTCTGCTCCGGATGCAGTAATCATAAGTAACTGAATCACCTCTCCATATTTATTTGACATAATTTCACCTTCATGCTCAGGATCAGGAAATTGTACTCGCAATTGTTCTTGTATAGAATTGGGTAAAGCTCCATAATTATTATTGTAAATATTACGAATAATTTCTTTTTCTTCTGGTCCTTCTGTTCCTGTATATAATGAAAAACAACGCATTTCTTTCAAATTTTTGATATTATATTTTGACATTACTTTCAATGTATATATGTCACCCATTTTTACAACTTTTAATTCACAGAAACCATAGTACATAAGAATAATTCTAAGTAGACCAATGCCTTCTAATTTTCTAAAATTAGTATATAATAAATGACACCCCCTGTTCTCTTCATTCATTATATTTTTTAGAATTTTATAGAATTTTGGACTATATTTATTTAAATTATGAGGTGCATCAAAGACATCTGAGGTTAATTTTGGTATATCACTTTCAAAATAAGATGGAGCTCTTTGATCAAATCGATCTAATACGTCTTGAATCGCTCTAATGTATTTTTTATCACTACTATCTTTTTCTTCTATATCTTCAGCAGTATATTTACCATCAACATCATTCAGTTTTTCTTCATCTGTAATTGCATCCAATGCATCCTCTGTAACATATTTAGATCCAGGCATAGGTCGTCGATCTTGTGGTGGATCAAAAGGAAATGCAAAATTACATGCAGCTCTTGAGAATACACGATAGGTTGAATTGGATTCTACATCATCAGCTCTTTTTTTTCTACCTCGTTCTTGTTCTCTTTCCTGATCTCTAATTTTAGAATATTCATCAATTTGATGTTTACTCATTTGAACATATTCGACATGAATATCACTTTCAATAAGTCTACCCTGTTTATCTCTTTCTGTACTTTTTACTATATCTGGCATTAATTTCTTGTTGTCTCCTACATAAGAAACCATGCCTAATATTTTTTTTTGAAAAAAATCTTTATTTTTAATATTTTCTCCATCTGCATCTAAAAAATATTTATCAAATTCTTCTCCTATATCTGGAAGTAATTTGAATTTATTAAATACGGCCTCTACGATTTGTAATCCATCAATCGAAACAAGTTTATCTGTAATAAGTTTTTTGAAATCATCATAATACATGTCTCCTTTTTGATTGTACATCATTTTACCTCCAACCTTTATAAAACCAAATGGTGTTTTTGTAAATTTCAAATAAGGTGCTGAATATTCGATCGAATCAATCATTTCATCTTGAAATATATCTTTGAATGCTTTTGTATTCAAAGGTTTTGCACCAGGTTTATAAGAAAGTTTGAATGACAATACAACGTTATACCCATGTATCAAATTGAATAATGTTCCTAACTCACTAGGATAATTTATAAATGGTGTTCCTGTTAATAATACAACACGACAATTTTCTGCCTCCATAATGGAATCGTACATTTTGATAGAAACGGTTGTTTTTTTTTCAGCAGCTCCGCCACCTCCGCCACCACCTCCTGCCTTTTCCTTACCTTTTTGTAATTTATTTACAATTCTACTGACAAAATTGTGGGCTTCATCAATAACAACAATACTATTATTAAATGGATTTATTTTTCCATCTCTTGTAAGATCCCTCCATGATTCATTACGTATACCATTAAAATTAATAAATGTATATTTTTCTTTTATCATTAAATCGATTTGTTGATCTAATGTTTCTTTCTCTTTTGGTTCTAGATCATCATAATTTTCTTCTCCAGGTGTTGTCAACCATACTCCTCTATTTTTTACTGCGAGTGCTTTTATTTTAGCACTAAAATAGGATGAATCAACTTTCAATGATTTCAAATCCTTTTCTGATGCAATAGGTTTAAATACCCAATTATTGTTCTTTCTAAATATTTGATTACCGCAAAATCGCATTTGAGTTCTATAATTTGCCTGCAATGATGCTGGTGTCATTACAAATACATTTTTGTCTTGAACCATTCCTTCAATAATACTTATTGAACTACATGTTTTACCTGATCCTAAACCATGATAAAATAATAATCCTCTATATGGAGTAGCAATATTCAAATAACGCTGTACAATCAATTGATGTGCAAGAGGAGAGAAAGTTTTTGATTCTTTGTCACATGATGCATCATCATCAGTTTGTTTAATAGAAGAAAGTATTTCACGAATTTGCTTAATAAATTCTGGTTTGTTATTAAAATAAAACGTATCTTTTGATTCCTTCATACTTCTTCTTCTCGAATAATCTTCTTCATCTTCATGTTGATCTACTAATGAAGCCTTAGTTGGAGTCTTTGCCTTTGGCTTTTCACTTGCCAATAGTTTAATTTTACTTCTAGCTTTTTCTGGTTGGGTTAATACAATAGGTATGTTTAATTTTATTGGTTTACCTGGCATTTGTTTGAATGCATTTTGTATATTCATTTTTTTCAAAAAATCTAATAAATCATCTTCTGGTTTCATTTTTGTTTCATCAGTTATTTCTATATTTAAAACAAATGGATAAACAACCGGAATTGTTTTATATTCTTCTTTTTCCATTATATTATAATTTATATTTATTTTATATTGAGATTGATCTTATTCAATTAACTTTAATGCCTCAAAACAAGCAATTTGTTCTGCCTTTTTTTTTATTTTATGAGTTCCTGATGAAAAGAAAATAAAGGTATGATTATATTTTTTAATATTTTCAAATGATTTAATATTTTCAAATGGAATAGCATCGGAAGGATTCAATAAATGTATTGACTCTGACAAACATAAAAATACACCCATTGTATATTTCATATCTTCATCATGATTTAAAATAACATATTCTGGTGTTTTTTTGAATTCTTTTTGAATTTTTACTTGTAAAATATTTTTGAAATTATCATCTGTTTCCAAAATTTCATTCCAATCAACCAATGTTTCATAAATATTTTCTATGAATAATTGACAATATTGAAAACCTGGTCCAACATTAAAATAATTTTTGAATAATCCGCTATTATCATCCACTTTAATTTGGTTTGAATCTAAAAATAATGCTCCTAAAAATGCTTCAAATAAACACCCCAACTTTTTGTAATTTGTTCTAATTTTTTTCTCTTCCGCATTTTTAGAAATAATGAACCATTTATGTAATCCCATTTTGTAACATAATTTGCCAATATGATCATTCTTAACTAAACTAATTTTTTTTTCTGTCATAAATCCTTCATCTGCATCTGGAAATCTTTTGTACAAATATAATTTTGTAATACATTCAAGAATTCCATCACCTAAAAATTCAAGACGCTCATTTGAATTACTTTTAAGCTCTACACAATGATATGGTTTTTCTATAAGTTTGATATCATTGTGTGGAATAATATAGGAACGATGCACAAATGCTCGAGAATATAAATCTAAATTATGAATATTATAATAAACATTATATGTTTCTAATAATCTTTTTATATTTTCTTGACTTATTTCAATATTTTTATCATTATAAGGGTTATAATCTTCCATTTTATATTAGTATTGATAAATATTTATATCTATTTGTTTATATATATGGCAAATTATAATATTTATATTGAAGATATATCGGGATTATATGAAAATGTAGAGTTAATAAATGGATTGAATAATATATTAACCATTGGGCCCATAAAATCAAATGTAATTCTTGGATACAAGGCGGTAGAAGCAGGTTATACTACACCAGCGTTAGATTTTTCTTATAATTTGAATGTATACCAAAATGCAAAAATAGGGAATAATTTGGATGTGTATAATAATTTGAATGTGATGGATAAAGGATATATGAATAATTTGGTTGTATATAATTTACGAAATTATCAGTTTCAACAATTATATAATGGAGATTTTAGTATGTACATATACATAGATCAATATTATCGTGTATATCCAGCATATTCAAATAATACAAATGGAGTAATTACAGTAGAATATCTTGATCCATTTCTTGTAAAAAGTATATATGATGTAAATACATTTAATAGTCTTGTATATATTCACAATCAACATAATGCAATTAATAGTATAACAAAAGATGCATTTTCATTTGATGCAAGTGGTCTACAAATTGGAACTATAGAAGATATAATCGACGCATTAAATGGAAAGACAGTTAATTTTATTGGGATAGTTCTACTTTTTCATAACAATCCTGTAAAAATATATGGTATAAATCCAATTAATACAGATACGGTTTATTATTATGATCAATCATATAATGCATTAGTAACCGGTATACTAGATGTACCAAATAACAAAGTCTTACCATCTTATGGTACACCTTTAAATATAATATATCAACAAATTGAAAAAAATATTTATACTGACATAGTTGATAACATATCTAATGCAAATTGTGCATTTTATTCAAATGGTAATAATATTTTGAATGGAACATTATATGTTGAAAATAATGCATCTTTTCAAGATAATGTGTATATTGATGGAACAACTATAATAAACTCCACCTTGAATGTGAGTGATAATGTTAGTCTATTAAATGGTCTCAATGTTTCGAATAATACTTCCATCGTTGGTGAATTATATGTCAAAGACAATGTGAGCTTTTTCAATGGATTAAATGTATCCAATAATACATCTATCGTTGGCGAATTATATGTCAAAGACAATGTGAGCTTTTTCAATGGATTAAATGTATCCAATAATACATCCTTGGTTGGTAAATTATATGTAACTGATAATGTACGATTTCTAAATGGTCTCAATGTTTCGAATAATACTTCCATCGTTGGTGAATTATATGTCAAAGACAATGTGAGCTTTTTCAATGGATTAAATGTATCCAATAATACGTCTATCGTTGGCGAATTATATGTCAAAGATAATGTAAGTTTTTTCAATGGATTAAATGTTTTCAATAATACGTCTATTGTCGGCGAATTATACGTATCAGACAATGTGAGTTTTTTCAATGGATTAAATATATCTAACAACACATCTATTGTCGGCGAATTATATGTCAAAGACAATGTAAGTTTTTTCAATGGGCTCAATGTATCCAATAACACATCCTTGGTGGGTAAATTATATCTAACAGATAATGCACGATTTCTAAATGGACTCAATGTTTCGAATAATACTTCCATCGTTGGCGAATTATATGTCAAGGACAATGTAAGTTTTTTCAATGGATTAAATGTGTCTAATAATACATCTATCGTTGGCGAATTATATGTCAAAGATAATGTGAGTTTTTTCAATGGATTAAATGTATCCAATAATACATCTTTGGTTGGTAAATTATATTTAACCGATAATGCACGATTTCTAAATGGTCTCAATGTTTTGAATAATACTTCCATCGTTGGTGAATTATACGTATCAGATAATGTAAGTTTTTTCAATGGATTAAATGTTTCCAATAATACATCTATTGTCGGCGAATTATATGTCAAAGATAATGTGAGTTTTTTCAATGGATTAAATGTATCTAACAACACATCATTGGTTGGTAAATTATATGTAACTGATAATGCACGTGTTATGAATGGATTAAATGTTTCCAACAATACATCATTAGTTGGTAAATTATATGTAACTGATAATGCACGTTTTATGAATGGAATAAATATTTCTAACAATGCATCGATTATCGGTGAATTATATGTCAAAGACAATGTAAGTTTATTCAATGGATTAAATGTATCTAACAATACATCTTTTATTGGTAAATTATATCTAACCGATAATGCACGCTTTATGAATGGAATAAATATTTCTAACAATGCATCGATTATCGGAGAATTATATGTCAAAGACAATGTAAGCTTATTTAATGGATTAAATGTATCTAACAATACATCTTTTATTGGTAAATTATATGTAACAGACAATGTTCGTTTCATCAATGGATTAAACGTGTCCAATAATACATCATTAAAGGGTGAATTATACGTATCAGACAATGTAAGTTTTTTTAATGGATTAAACGTGTCCAATAATACATCATTGGTGGGTAAATTATATCTAACTGATAATGCACGTTTTATGAATGGAATAAATATTTCTAACAATGCATCGATCATTGGTGAATTATATGTTAAAGATAATGTAAGCTTATTTAATGGATTAAATGTATCTAACAACACATCATTGGTTGGTAAAATATATGTAACAGATAATGCACGCTTTATGAATGGATTGAATGTATCTAACAATACATCCATCGTTGGCCAATTATATGTCAAAGATAATGTAAGCTTATTTAATGGATTAAATGTATCTAATAATACATCTCTGGTTGGAAAATTAAATGTAACAGACAATGGACAATTTATGAATGGAATAAATATTTCTAACAATACATCGATCATTGGTGAATTATATGTAAAAGATAATGTAAGCTTATTTAATGGATTAAATGTATCTAATAATACATCTTTTGTTGGTAAATTATATGTAACAGATAATGTAAGTTTTCTGAATGGTCTCAATGTTTCCAACAATACATCATTGGTTGGTAAATTATATGTAACAGATAATGTAAGTTTTCTGAATGGTCTCAATGTTTCCAACAATACATCATTGGTTGGTAAATTATATGTAACTGATAATGCACGATTTATAAATGGTCTTAATGTTTCCAACAATACATCTTTCGTTGGTAAATTAAATGTAACAGATAATGTACAGTTTCTCAATGGATTAAATGTTTCAAATAATACATCCTTAGTGGGTAAATTATATGTAACAGATAATGTAAGTTTGTTCAATGGATTGAATGTTTCGAATAATACATCTTTTTTTGGCAAATTAAATGTAACTGATAATGTGCAATTCCTTAATGGTCTCAACGTTTCGAATAATACATCCTTTGTGGGGAAATTAAATGTAACAGATAATGTACAGTTTCTCAATGGATTAAATGTATCTAACAATACATCATTGGTTGGTAAATTATATGTAACAGATAATGTAAGTTTTCTGAATGGTCTCAATGTTTCCAACAATACATCATTGGTTGGTAAATTATATGTAACAGATAATGTAAGTTTTCTGAATGGTCTTAATGTTTCGAATAATACATCTTTCGTTGGTAAATTAAATGTAACAGATAATGTACAGTTTCTCAATGGATTAAATGTATCTAATAATACATCTTTAGTGGGTAAATTATATGTAACAGATAATGTAAGTTTTCTGAATGGTCTCAATGTTTCGAATAATACATCTTTTTTTGGCAAATTAAATGTAACAGATAATGTACAGTTTCTCAATGGATTAAATGTTTCAAATAACACATCTTTTGTTGGTAAATTATATGTAACAGATAATGTAAGTTTTCTGAATGGTCTCAATGTTTCAAATAACACATCTTTTGTTGGTAAATTATATGTAACAGATAATGTAAGTTTTCTGAATGGTCTCAATGTTTCTAACAATACATCTTTCGTTGGTAAATTAAATGTAACAGATAATGTAAGTTTTCTGAATGGACTCAATGTTTCTAACAATACATCCATAGTGGGTAAATTATATGTAACGGATAATGCACGATTTCAAAATGGATTAAATGTATCCAATAATACATCATTAGTTGGCAAATTAAATGTAACAGATAATGTAAGCTTGTTCAATGGTCTCAATGTTTCTAACAATACATCCTTAGTGGGTAAATTAAATGTAACAGATAATGTAAGTTTTCTGAATGGTCTCAATGTTTCTAACAATACATCTTTTGTTGGTAAATTAAATGTAACAGATAATGTAAGTTTTCTGAATGGTCTTAATGTTTCTAACAATACATCTATAGTAGGCAAATTGTATGTAACAGATAATGTAAGTTTTCTGAATGGACTCAATGTTTCTAACAATACATCTTTGGTTGGTAAATTATTTGTAATAGACAATGTAAGTTTTCTGAATGGACTAAATGTATCTAATAATACATCGTTAATCGGAAAATTATATGTTTCTGGTCAATCAAATCTACAATCTACCCTATTTGTGAATGATGTTACAACATTGAACAATAATTTGAATGTTTATGGTAGCACAAATATTAGCTCTATTACAGTATCAGCAGGATCTACATTCAATTCTTTAGCAACTTTTACAAAGGGTGCAACTATTACGAATGGACTTAGTGTAACAAATCAAATAAATAGTGATTCCATTGTTGTATCTGGTAATACATCTGTAAATGGTAGATTATTTGCAGATACTTTAGTTTATGGAACACTCCAAAGTATTATCGGCTATACTGCATATAATGGTCCAACAATAAATGTATATGATTTTGCAGGTATTGATACATCAGGAGTTTATCAAAATGTTTCTGGAAATGCAACATTTCGTGGAACAGGTAATACTAAAATAGAGAATAATTTGAAAATAAATGCCACATCGATTGAAATGGTTGGATCAGGTACAACAAACGGAATTCAATATACAGGACCATACAGTTTAACATCTAGTGGATCAGCAATTAATAATTTTGATTATACTGGACCATTCAATCTATCTACAACTGGAATAAATGCTATGAAATATGGAGGAGATGTAATATTATCAGGCAATTTACGTATAAAATCTGGATATAGTCTTATTATTGAAAATCCTAATATTACTCAAGTAAATGTATCTACCGTAATATCTGATGACTTGCGTATAATAAATCAAGGAACCGGACCAGGTTTAGTAGTAAATCAAATAGATTCGCTTGATAATGATATTGCATGTTTTCAGGATGACACAATAAATGTCTTTACTATTGGTACAAGAGGAAATACAACTATAAATGGTGGGCTTAAGGTGGGATATGCACCAAATTTAGCATTCAACAATCCACTATTCAATATGTCACGTAATGCTACCTTAGATATTAGCGGTGATTGTGCTATTAGTAAAAATTTATATCTTACTGGAAATGTAATATCTTACTCGGATAGAATGATTAAAACAAATATATGTCCAATTGAAAACTGTTTAGATAAAATCGAAAAAATTGTTGGTTATAAATATGAACGTATAGATTTGACTGAAAATAAACCACATATTGGTTTAATTGCTCAAGAAATAGAAGAAGTTTTTCCAGAATTAGTAACAGAATCAAATAATATAAAAGGAATTAATTATCAAGGTTTTATTGCCATTTTATTAAATTGTATAAAAGAATTAAATAAAAAAATAGAAAGTAAAAAATAAAATCTTTATAGTTTATATAATGTCCTACGTAAACAAGAACATTCAAACTTTAATAAATCACACCGATGCTTGTGGTCAAGGCGGAATGAAAAAATCAGGTTTAGTATATGGAAGTGACTGGGCTAGGTTGAATAGCCATACACTTAAAACACTTACTCCTCATAATATTACTTTTACTCTTCATGGAAGCATGAAAACAAATGAGTGCTGCGGAAATATCGCAACTAAGAATACAAATCCATCTCAGAGAGCTTACAGAAGTACCAGGGGTGCATTCAATTAAATTTAAGATTTAAGATAAAGATAATAAATATATATATTTATGGCAATTATCATTGACTTTAGAGAGAAAGATATATTGAAACATTGCACTGAAATGAATAAAAATCAAATTGAAATAAAAACAGAAAATCTTCTTTTAGGAGATATTTTAATTGATAAATTATTAATTGAGCGTAAAACAATTAATGATTTAGCGGCAAGCATTGTAGATGGTAGATATAAAGAACAATCATTTCGTTTAGTAAAAGCACTCGAAGAAGGGTACAGAGTATTTTATTTCATTGAAGGAAATATGGATTTATACACTGGAGCCATTAGTAAAAATATATTAGTTAGCAGTATATATAGTTTAACTCATAAAGGGTTTCAGGTTTTGTTAACAAAAAATAGTAAAGATACTGCGTTTTTTATTTTACAATTTTCAGAGAAAATGAAAAAAGATTCAGAAAAAATGAAAAAGAAACAAGTGAAAGATGAATTAACTGATGATCAACTCAAGGATGAAGCGAGTGAGTCAGTAGATATCAAGGTTTCAATTGTAAATGAAAAAACATATGAAAATACTCAGGGTGTCATACAAACAAAAAAAAATAAAAATATTACTAAAGATAATATTAGTGTTTTTATGTTGTGTCAAATTCCTGGTATTAGCACAACTACGGCAGGAATTTTATTAGAGAAATACAATCATATTTCAAAATTAATTATTGCAATGAAAGAGAATCCAACAGAAATAGAGGATTTTAGAAATAATAATAAAAAATTAAATAAAAATATTATTAAAAATTTAAATGAATTTTTGAATCATTTTTAAAATTCAAAATTTCTCTAAAGTAGATGTCAATGTTGTTAAATCGGTTGAATTTATCATTTTATTAGTAAATGCTTCACTCACACTAGATGGTTTCAATTTAGAATCACATCCAGATAAGGTTGAAGTTGGACTATTGTTTAATTGTAAAGGAGGTTTAGGTAATGCAATCAAATCCTTTAAAGATGTATAATAATCTAATGCATAATTTGGATTTTGAATTCGTGGGACTCCATTGTCAATACCATCTGATATGGACGGCAAGTCATGATTTAGTACACTGGTTCCATTTCCATTTCCTTGATAAGTTCTAGAACTGATTGATTGTATAGAATACATATCAGTTGCACTATTATTTTCTAATGTTTTATCCAACTTCAAAACTGGGCAATGCACCTTATTTGCTCTTTGCCATTCAACATATCTTGAGTATTCATCTAAACTATTAAAATGTATTGGATTTACACCTGGTACTTTAGCAAGTTTTGGATTGTATAATAATAATTTATCTCCATCTTTTATTAAATTAGTTGGACATTTATTAACTATCTGATCATTTGAATTATCAAACCCTTCTATATGTCCAAACCATAAAAACATGACAACTATAGTTGTAATTCCAATTACTCCATATATCATAGTTAAATTCAAACGTTTCATATAACTTATAACAAGTTATTTTGTTGCATAATAATTAAATGTATATGCATCTATTACATTTTTTCTACCAACATCCTGATCTAAAGGATCATATCCAGGCATTTGATTTGAATTGTATGGAGGAGAATCTAAACTTGCATCAATTATTTTCCCCAAATCAGGGGTTTGTTTTACATCTGGAATAGTATGATTTACACCACCATCACAACTATCTGAATCAATGCTGAACTTATCTCTTACCTGATATTTTTCTTTTCCTTGTGTATCAAATACTTTTTCTAAATGTAATATTGGACAATTTATTTTATTTGCTCTTTGCCATGCAACATATTCTTCATAATCTTCTAAACTCTCCAATTGTATTGGATTTACACCTGGGACTTTAGGATGTTTTGGATTATAAATTAATATTTTGTCTCCATCTTTTATCATTGTATTTGGGCAATCTCCGCTTATAAATGATTCTGACATATTTCTTGGTTTTCCAACAAAATATATACCATATACAATCATGAAAATAATGAATACTAGTAAAAGTTTAGAGTATATTGATCTTTTCATTTTTAATATATACTTATATTATAATTATGACGAGAAACACAAGAGCAAGGACAAGGAAAACAAAAAGAAATGTAAAAGGCAAGGACAAGGTCCATTTTAGTTCTCGCGTCACTGTTCATAAAATAGAACCAAATAATGCAAATAAGTTCAAAGATGAAATAAATAATATGGATGGTCCAGTTCTTATCCATAGCCCACAATGTATGCATTGTATTGAACTGCGTCCAAAATGGGAACAGGTTATTAAAGAATTAAATAATAGGCAAGTAAATTGTAAAATATTAGAAATTAATGCAGAAGTATTAAATATGACAAATCATCCATTAGGAAAACAAATAGATGGCGTTCCAGCAATATTCAATATGGAAAAAGGTAAAACGAATGCGATGTTTAGTGATGAAAGAAATGTTGAAAATATGCTACAGTTTGTATTAAAACACTTAAAGGATAATAAAAATTTAAACCTTCCATACAATTATAATTTAAATAAAAAGGGGAATCTTAAAAAGGTAACAAATGCGAATAATATTAAAAAACTTAGACGTACATATCGTAATACTAAAAAAAAAGGTAAAGGTAAAAAATAAAATTGATTTAATAATAAAACGTATAATCATAATAAAGAATGGCTCACGCAGACGCCTCATCAGAAAAAATGCCAAAATCAAAAATACATTATCATTCAAAGGCATCACCTCTAGAATGCAAATTATTTGATTTTTCAGTAAATGAAAAAGATCATTTCCAAATACAAATGTTTGGAATTGATCAAAAACGAAATACATATTCTATTACAGTAAATGATTTCAATCCATTTATTTATATTCGTGTTGGACATCGATGGACTAAAAATGATTGTGATTTGTTTATCGATCATTTGAAATCTCATCCAGACATTGGGCATCAAGCAAAAAATATTATCAGTTATGAATTAATTAAGAAAAAAAGTTTGTATGGTTTTGATGGAGGAAAACAATACAATTTTATTTTCATTTCTTGTAAAAACATGTTCTTTATTCACAAAATGAAATCACTTTATTATGATCGAGATACACAAAAGGTTAATGAAGGTTATATGTTTAATTCTACTTTTACAAAAATATATGAATGTCAAATTCCACCATTGTTGCGTTTCTTTCATATTCAAAATATAAGTCCATCAGGATGGATAAGTATCGATAAATATAGTAAAACATTATGTGCTTCGACAAATTGTACCTATGAAATTGTTTGTTCATTTAGAGCAATTAATCCGATTGATCGTGATATTCTTGTTCCCTACAAAATTTGTAGTTTTGATATTGAAGCAAATAGTAGTCATGGAGATTTTCCTGAAGCGATCAAAAATTATAAAAAAGTTGCTTATGATATCATTTATTATTTAGATGGGAATGAATTTGGATGTGATCAAAGTATGTTGAAGGAACTCTTATATAATGTATTTGATTTCAAAGATACATTACCAATTGATAAATGTTATTTGAAAGATGATTATTGTGAAGATGATTTTGACAAACATTATGCAACGCTCATATCAAGTGTTATCAAACATAATCAAAAAGTAGAACATAGTTTGAAAAATTATTTTGATGCAGAAGTTACTGCTCCAAAGATTGTTCCACCCGATTTAATGCAAATGATTGCATCTGATATTGAAATGCCTGTTAAAATTGCTCATTTGATGAATTTATTAGATCAATGTTTTCCTCCATTAATGGGTGATGAAGTTACCTTTATTGGTTCTACTTTTGTAAATTATGGTGAAGATAAACCCTATTTACAACATTGTGTTTGTTTGAATAAGACAGATCGCGTGTTAGATAGTCAAGTCATTGAATGTTATGATACAGAAAAGGATTTGCTTTGTGCTTGGACTGCATTGATTCAAAAAGAAGATCCTGACATTATTATTGGTTATAATATATTTGGTTTTGATTTTAAATTTATGCATGAAAGAGCACAAGAAAATAGCTGTTTGCAGGAATTCATGAATCTAGGACGAACAAAAGAATACTCTACTGAACTTCAAGAGACAAGTATTGTGTTAGCATCTGGTCCATATGAATTAAAATTTATTGCAATGACGGGGCGATTAGAGATAGATGTTTATACTTATATGCGTAAAGAATTTACATTAGAATCATACAAGTTAGATTATGTCTCTTCGTACTTATTGGGAGATAAAATTAAAAGTTTTGTAAATCAAGGAGACACCTGTATTATTCAAAGTAAAAATAATAAAGGGATTGAAATCGGATCTTATGTTCATTTTGAAATTATTGGAAATTCAACGGATACCTATGAAGATAATAAAAAGTTTCGTGTATGTGATTTTCATAAAGACGGGTTTGTAATTGAAGGCAATATTTATTGTGAGGATAAGATGCGATGGGGTCTTGCAAAGGATGATGTATCGCCTCAGCAAATTTTCGAAATGACAAAACAAGGATCTGCTGAACGCGGTATTATTGCAAAATATTGTATTCAAGATTGTAATCTAGTTCATGAAATTTTCCAAAAGATTGATATTATGACAACTTATATTGAAATGAGTAAATTATGTAGTGTTCCAATTGACTTCTTGATGAAACGTGGTCAGGGAATTAAACTCACAAGTTATGTTGCTAAAAAATGTAGAGAGAAAGATACATTGATGCCCCTTATATCCAAGGGTGCAGAAGATGATATGTATGAAGGTGCGATTGTATTGGAACCTAAATGCAATCTTTATTTAGAAAAACCTGTTGCATGTGTAGATTATAGTTCACTGTATCCTTCTTGTAGTATTAGTGAAAATATTTCGATGGACAGTAAAGTGTATACAATTGAGTATGATCTAAATCGAAAGATTGTTCGGGTAACTGGTGAGCGAGATGCATCAGGTAAATTCATTTATGATAATTTGCCAGGCTACAAATATGTAGATATTGAATATGAAGTATTTGCATGGAAGAAATTTGGTGCAAGTGCAGCGACCAAGGTGTTAACTGGTCACAAGGTTTGCAGATGGGCACAATTTCCACATGATCAAAAGGGTATTTTACCATCTATCTTACAAGAACTGTTGAGTGCTAGAAAATCTACAAGAAAACAAGCTGAAAAGGAAACAGATTTATTCAAAAAGAATATTTTAGATAAGAGACAATTAAGTATCAAAGTGACAGCAAATAGTATATATGGACAAGCTGGATCTAAAACAAGTACATTTTATGATATGGATGTTGCTGCATCGATTACTGCTATGGGTCGCACACTAATTATGTATGCAAAAGAAATCATTGAAAATGTATATAGGGATCGTATTGTTGATACAGCATTTGGAAAAATGCATACCAATGCAGAATATATTTATGGTGATACCGATTCAGTATTCTTTACTTTTAACTTTACCTATGAAGATGGTTCACGTGTAGAACCACAAGATGCATTGGCCGCAACGATTACATTAGCAAAAGAAGCAGGACATTTAGCAACCATGTTTCTAAAAGCTCCACACGATTTAGAATATGAAAAAACATTTATGCCATTTTGTCTATTATCTAAGAAACGTTATGTTGGAATTTTATATGAAGATGATCCCACAGTAGGTTATCGAAAGTCTATGGGTATTGTATTAAAACGCAGAGACAATGCACCAATTGTAAAAGATATTTATGGAGGAATTATTGATATATTAATGAAAGATAAAGATATTGAAAAATCAATTGTCTTCTTGAAAAAAATGATTCAACAGCTTGTAGATGAAAAAGTTCCAGTAGAAAAACTAATTATTAGTAAATCACTACGTTCCTTTTATAAGAATCCAAAACAAATTGCTCACAATGTATTAGCAGAGAGAATTGGTGTACGTGATCCCGGTAATAAACCGGCCCCGGGTGATCGTATTCCTTATATCTATATTGAAACGACAGGAAAAAAATTGCAGGGTGAAAAAATAGAGACACCTGGATTTATTAAAGATCATAAACTGAAGATTGATTATGGGCATTATATTACAAATCAAATAATGAATCCAATAGTCCAAATTTATTCTTTGGTACTAATGGATATGAAAGAATTTCGCAGAAGAAAAGTATCCTTTGTTCAAGAGCTTGCAGCTATAAAAGATAGTTTAGAGGATTCTAAGTATAAGAAAAAAGAACAGGATTTAAAAGATAAAGAAGTCGAGAAAATGCTCTTTGATCCTTATTTGATTATTGCGAAAAATAAAAAAAATAATAATAAAATGATTACATCATTCTTTAAATAAAATATTGGTTATATTGTTTTATAATACCAATTCATTGCCAAATAATCCTTGTAATTGACCTTATTATCTTGACCAACTAATTTCATATTTGGTCCCTTTACATAATCTGATTGAATACCATCATAATCAAGTGCATATGCATAATAATTTAACGATGATATGTATCCTTTGAAACCAAATTTGTCTCCAATATATGTATCTTGATAGTTCTGATCAGGTAAGCCTTGTAAATTTTTTCTTTGACTCATAATACCATTAATATATACATCTACCGAAACATTTTGAACTCTTACTGCACAATGAACCCATTTATTTACAGGAATTGTTGGAATTTTTATTAATTCAACTGGTGGATTACTTAATTTTGGATCAACTCTTGTGCTTACTGCAACAGTTAACACGGCCTGCGAATTATTACTACTATTCATATCTTTGGATATATACACTCCTGGACAAACTCCGATTAATTTGGCATCAGCAGATCTATTTCCGTTTGCAGTTCCTTTTGAAAAAATACATGATTGATTTGACAATGTAGATATATCAGAAATAAAGAACCATACATCCCATGTAAATTCTAATCCTTGATCTTGATTTACAGATCTCAATATTGGTACTGCATCTTTATTTGTATAACTTGGCTTTGCACTTACTATTTTTTCACTATCACTTGGTATTAATCCATCAAGTACTTTTGCATTTTTTGTTGGCATAAAAAATTGGCTCAAAAAATATGTTCCAACATTAAATAAAAGATAAAAAAGTAAAATAGATAAAACAACTGCAACAAATTTACTAATAGCAGAATTTGCTTCCATAAATTGTTGAACTTGTCCTATAACTTTTGTTGCATTCTGTCCTGTAGAACTTCCTTTTACTTTCTCACTAGTTTCTGAAACTTTATTTTGAATATTTTTTTTTACATCCCCTGCAACTTCACTAATTTTTCCTCCTAAATCTGTAGCTGTTTTTGCTGCTTGACCTGCAATATTTGATACTTTATCACTTAATGTTGGACCATTTGTAGGTCTTGCATTTCTTGCATTTGTCATTTTATTTAAAGGTCCGTTTTTATTTTTATTTTTCAGGAAATTTGACATTATATATATTACATTATATAAAATGGAGAACCAACTTGATTTTGATTCTCGTAAAACGTAACTGATGCATTATATTTATTCAATAAATTACCAAACATGTTGCTGGAATATCCTTTGTTGTATATGTTCCATGCATCCTCTGGAGTCAATATGTTATCATAATATTTTGTGTTTGATATAAGACCTGAAAATCCAAGCTTATTTGGACATATATTTATGGCTAAATCACTTGTTAAATTTGTGTCGTTCGATTTATATGATGGATACCATAAAGCTCCTGGTGGAATAGTAGTATCTACTAATTTACCGTTGATATAGGTATCAATATTTTTATCACTAAAACAACATGTTATGTTTACCCATTTTTGAGTAGGTATATTTGGTATATTTATTGTGTTTGTAACAGGTATTCCACCATTTATTTTAGGATATGTACAAAAATCAATATTTAACTGATTTTCATAACTATCTAATGATAATCTTGGATTGTTCACTTTCTCTCCTACACCTCTTACTTTACGTTTTATAATTTCTTTTGCAGTGCCAGGTTTTGTATTCCAATCACTAACATAGATCCACGTTGTTAAAGAATAATTCGCAGTATACTTATATGAGCCTCCCATAATTGGTTTAATTACGCTCATTGCAGAGACTGGCGAGTCTAATGCAGCTACACCACTTGAAAATATTCCTAAATTTACAATAATAGCAATTGTTAATATTCCCATCACGACGATTAGTATCATTTTGGATCGCCCCTCTACCGCGTCTGTCATAATAAGATATCCTCCAACAATTATTATCAATCCAATTATTATCATACTAAATGTCCCAGTATCCATTATATTCTAAGTATATATTTTTTATACTGGAGGAGTTTTTTTATTATATTTTGTATAAATGGATTTTATTTTACTTAAATCTATACTATTGTTATAATATCTGAAATTACATATATTTCCAAAATTTATATTATTAGTTGACCCAATTGTTAATGTATCATAGATAGATATAGGTGGAACGAGAATGATATCGGACGTTTCACCATGATATTTATATGTCCCCACTAAATTGTTATTCACGAATAAATCTATTTTGCTATCATTTGAATTCACTACAACATGATTCCACCTTTGATACAAAATCCCCTTTGATCTATAAACCTCTTTATCATTTAATAAAATAATAAGTTCATTCGTTATATTATCATACTGTATTGTTATTCTTTTTCCAAATGAAACGATTTCTTGTATTGGGTTTGAAACCTTTTTGAAATGAAATGTATTAATATACAACCAAAATGACATTGCAAAATTATATATATAAGGACTGTATGGATCTGTATCAGACCAGTATTTAAATACATCTTTGATTGATTGAATTTTAGAATATATTTTGTTCACTTCATTGTTAGTAGTATATGATGCTTCCTGATATACTTTCACAATATCAAAATTTTTATATTCTGTTTTTTCTTCGGTTGGTTTTGGTTTTGAAGTGAAATCATAATGAGTATCTTGTTGTAGTAAACTTAATCCTAAACTACTAAATCCTTCTTTTTCTTTTTTAAATTCAAACCCCCATTTATTTGTAGCCGTTTCTAATTTTTGTTCATTCAAATATGTTTGAGTTACTGGGTCCTTAGGATACTGTATTGTGTCTTTTTTGCGGTTATAAGATATATCATTATAGGATATATCCATATCCCATTCTGTAACATGATCAATTTCAAATGATAAAATCTCGTCTGTTGAAAATCGTGTAACTGAATTTAAAGTTTTTGGATTAGAAATAAGTAAATTTCCTCCATCTTTATTTAAAAGTGGTGCTAAAAAAAAGATAGCAGCAAATACAACAATAATAAGAAAGACAATAAATGTAGTAGAAGGAGTATCTGCATAATCTTTTTTTATAAATTCAATACCATCTGTAATTAAACATGGAATATAAAATATGATATCTTTGATTAACGTCATCAAATCACTATCCTCTTCACTATCTTTTTTATACATTGTATTTTTTACTAATGCAAGAATTAAAATAATTATTCCAAAGGAAACCCAAATAGATTGTGATAATGTGTATACTAATGCACCGATGAACAACTTGTAAAAAATAATACATAAAATAAATATTCCAATGATAATCAAAATATATTCACCATAAATCATAGAAAATGTTTTAAATATTTCAAATAATTGTTTATCATTTTGCGATTTTGAATCATTTGATTTAGAGTCAGATTTTGGCTTCGACCAAAAAGATGAAACCACATAAGTGACATAAGTAAAAAGTAATATTCCTACTATATAAAAAGGGAGTTTTACATTTGTGCTATAATTAGAAAAAGCGGTATAACCAAATAATGTAAATAAAATAATATAACAAATTAATATAAAAATCATTTCAAACATTTATATTAACATTATATATTTTCCATTGACGTTTTCTTCCCATGACAATTTCTACATAGAGCTACTAAATTGTCTACATCATTCGACCCCCCTTGATCTAATCGTTTTATATGATCTACTTCAAACCATGCTTTTAATTGTTCTTTACAATCATTACATTTCCAATTTTGATTTGATGCAACAAACTTCTTTTTTGTCTCACTTACACTACGCTTATTTGATTTACCTGCTGTCATTATTCTTTGTACTGCCTTTTCTTCTGGTGAGAGAGACATGAATGGTTTCAAAAAATCTTTACTATTTCTATCAATCGGTAATACATTGATATATTGTTGTGCAGCCTGTAATGTACTATATCCTTTCATTGGATTTTTATTAATAATTAAATAGAATCCTAAAGCACCTATCACTATTGCCCCCATTTTGTAATATTTTTTATATTTTCCAAATGATTTGAATAAAAAATTTTCATGATATGCATTGTACAATAATCCGCCCGTTACTAATAAAATAATTAAATTAATATTCATAAGTTATAGTCTATAGAGACAAATAAATAATATAATTACAAGAATACAAAACAAAAGTGTATGTACTCTTTTTTTTGTAAAAACTATATCATCACTATTTGTATATAGTTTTGTCTCTAATTTATCCAAATAGGATGGATAATCTAAATATTTTATTTTTTCCTTTTTATGATATTCCATATAAATAAGAAATCCATATTCTCTCATTCTTTGTGTAGAATCATTAAAAGAATGAACAGGAAATTTTAAAAACAATTCATATATTTTGTTTTGTTCTGTTTCTGGTAAAAAAAATGGCAACGATTCACATAACGTTTTTATTTTTTTTTTATTATATTTCGTTGGAGTATAATAATAAGTTGCAAAATTAAAATAATCAAAAAATAATTCAATGTTTGCCTTTTTCATTATAACAATTAAAAATATTTTGCCATTTGATTTCCATTTTTATTGAAACCTACCTTACTATAAAAATCAGTTAATTCTTCTTTGCAATCTAAAATGACTTTATAACATTTATTTTTGGCTAATTCAATCAGTATATTCAAAATATTTTGTGCAATTCCTTTATTTCTATGATTTTTATCAACAATTATATCTTCAATATGTCCTACACTTTTACCACCGTGTATTATTTTGGGCTCATATATAATTGTCCCTGAACCTATAATCTCTATATCTATATTTGGTATATAACAAATAATAATTGTACCTATTTTAGATATTTCATTTACTTTATTTATAAATTCTTCATCTGTTATTATTGGAGTATTTGTTAATTGTGAAAGTAATTCAATATATTGCTTTTTTATGTTTTGTTGTGAAGTATTCAAAATTCTTGAATTATCTAAATTCAAATTCACTACATCGAATAGTGTAGTGTATAAAATATTTTGATTTACTGAATTATATAGTTCATTATATTCGTTTAGCTTATTCATTATATTTATTTACTTTCTTGTATTTAATACTTTATTACAAATTAAAATTATTGTATATTTATATAATGGCATTTTTTGAATTGAATGTATTAAGTGTTGGTGAAAATGGTGATACAGAACGTATTGAAATTGGATCAAATTATATTAATATGATGGATAATAGCTCAAATTCATTATTTTTATTAAATACTAGTAATAATGTAACAAGTATTAATACTAGTCTACATTTTAATGTATTGCCAACAATAAATATAAATAATACAAGTAGTTATCTCGCAACAACTATGTATGTTGATTCTAATATTTCACATATCAATACATCATTATTACAGATGAATGATTCTATATCAACTCTTAGTAATACGACATCTGTAAACGCATCAGTTAGTTCGCTTATTAATGATATAAATGCTTCAATTACAAATCTTAGTAATAACGCATCTTTGGTTAATAATTATTTTGTATCTATTAGTAATAATGCTCTAGATGCGGTTCAAATGCTAAATACATTTTTTGTTGAACCTGTAGAAAATTTAATTGCATATATTAGTAATATTAGCAATACATCAGGTAACATGTTGAATACTTCTATAAATAACTTGAGTAATGATTTAAGTAATATAAATATTAGTGGAAGTGCTATTCAACTTATGAATAAATATTTTATATCTCCCGTTATATCTCTCAATACATCGATCATAAATCTTAATACACATGTAACAAATTTAAGTAATACAACATCAACACAAATTAATGTATTGAGCGAAACTATTGATTATTTGAATACAAATGTAAATAATTTTAGCATTTCATATAATAATTCTCAAATAGATATAAATATATCTTTTGGATTACTTGAATCTAATGTAATTACAATCAATAATTCACTAGAAACAATTAATACTTCTATCGGTTTACTTACATCCAATGTAACTTCGCAATTTAATATAGTAAATACATCTGTTGATAATCTCAGTACATATGTAACAAATATAATTAATCTTGAAAGATCTGATGTTAATAGAGTAAATGCATCTGTCAATAACCTAAGTAATTACGTAAATGAACTAAATACATCAGTATCTGAAATAAATACTTACATAATAAATTTGAGTAATGATATATTTGATGAAATAGATATCTTGAATGCATCTGTCACAACATTAAGTAGTGATGTAACTTCACAATTTAATGTAGTAAATACATCTGTCAATAACCTAAGTAATTATGTAAGTGACCTAAATACATCAGTATCGGAAATAAATACTTACATAATAAATTTGAGTAATGATATATTTGATGAAATAGATATTATAAATACATCTATGACAACATTAAGTAGTGATATAAATTCGTATTTTAATATACTAAATGCATCTATCAATAATCTAAGTAATTATGTAATAAATACAATTAATCTTGAAAGATCTGATGCTAATGTAGTGAATGTATCTGTCAATAACTTAAGTAATTATGTAAGCAAACTAAATACATCTGTATTTGAAATAAATACTTACATAATAAATTTAAGTAATGACATATTTAATGAAATAGATATTATAAATACATCTATGATAACATTAAGTAGTGATGTAATTTCACAATTCAATGTAGTAAATGCATCTGTTGATAACTTAAGTACCTATGCAACAATATTAAGCAGTGATGTAACTTCACAATTCAATACAATTAATACTTCGATTGTTTTACTTACATCCAATTTAAATGCAACAAATACATCATTAAATACATTGAATACTTCGATTGTTTTACTTACATCCAATTTAAATGCAACAAATACATCAATAAATACATTGAATACTTCGATTGCTTTACTTACATCGAATATAAATGGTACAAACACATCAATAAATACATTGAATACTTCTTCTGGATTACTTAGATCTAATATAATTACAATAAATATATCTCTAGCAACAATTAATACATCGATCGATTTACTTACATCAAATGTAACTGGAACAAATTCATCCGTAGCAACAATTAATACATCGATCGGTTTGATTACATCCAATGTAAATGCAACGAATACATCCATAGCAACAATTAATACTTCAATCGGTTTGATTACATCCAATGTAAATGCAACGAATACATCCATAGCAACAATTAATACATCAATCGGTTTACTTATATCTAATGTAAGTGGTACAAACACATCCATATCAACAATTAATACATCGATCGCTTTACTTACATCTAATGTAAATGCGACTAATAGTTCTGTTGGGACAATTAATACTTCTATTGGTTTACTTACATCCAATGTAACTGGAACAAATACATCCATAGGGATAATTAATACTTCTATTGGTTTACTTACATCCAATGTAAGTGGTACAAACACATCCATATCAACAATTAATACATCGATCGCTTTACTTACATCCAATGTAAATGCAACGAATACATCCATATCAACAATTAATACATCGATCGCTTTACTTACATCCAATGTAAATGCAACGAATACATCCATAACAACAATTAATACATCGATCGCTTTACTTACATCCAATGTAAATGCAACGAATACATCCATAGCAACAATTAATACATCAATCGGTTTACTTACATCCAATGTAAATGCAACGAATACATCCATAGCAACAATTAATACTTCAATCGGTTTGATTACATCCAATGTAAATGCAACGAATACATCCATAGCAACAATTAATACATCAATCGGTTTGATTACATCCAATGTAAATGCAACGAATACATCCATAGCAACAATTAATACATCAATCGGTTTACTTACATCTAATGTAAATTCGACTAATAGTTCTGTTGGGACAATTAATACTTCAATCGGTTTGATTACATCCAATGTAAATGTAACGAATACATCCATATCAACAATTAATACATCAATCGGTTTGATTACATCCAATGTAAATGCAACGAATACATCCATAGCAACAATTAATACATCAATCGGTTTGATTACATCCAATGTAAATGTAACGAATACATCCATAGCAACAATTAATACATCAATCGGTTTACTTACATCTAATGTAAGTGGTACAAACACATCCATAGCAACAATTAATACATCGATCGGTTTACTTACATCCAATGTAAATGCAACGAATACATCCATAGCAACAATTAATGCTTCTATCGCTTTACTTACATCTGGTTCAACAAACACATCATCTATAAACATTTTGAATACATCAATCGGTTTGATTACATCCAATGTAAATGTAACGAATACATCCATAGCAACAATTAATACATCGATCGGTTTGATTACATCCAATGTAAATGTAACGAATACATCCATAGCAACAATTAATACATCAATCGGTTTGATTACATCCAATGTAAATGCAACGAATACATCCATAGCAACAATTAATACATCAATCGGTTTACTTACATCCAATGTAAATGCAACGAATACATCCATAGCAACAATTAATGCTTCTATCGCTTTACTTACATCTGGTTCAACAAACACATCATCTATAAACATTTTGAATACATCAATCGGTTTGATTACATCTAATGTAACTGGAACGAATACATCCGTAGCAATAATTAATACTTCAATCGGTTTGCTTACATCCAATGTAAATGCAACGAATACATCTATAGCAACACTTAATACAACTGTGTCTTCTTTCAATACTTCTATCAATAATTTGAATATATCTGTTGTGACTCTCAATACAACAGTGTCTTCTTTCAATACTTCTATCAATAATTTAAATACATCCTTTGTAACTCTCAATAACTATGTTGCAAATATATCTAATGTTCCTGGTACGTCAAATTCATCCACAGGAAATTTTTCAAATGCATCTGTTACAAGTATTTTGAGAACAAACGCTATACAACCCTTATTAGTATCGGATACAATCACTCTTTATACAAATAGCAATGGAATTATTAATTTTGGTTCAAATACAGTAACTGTAAACATTGGATCATCTGGTGCGAATGCATCATTAAATGTATATGGACCAATAACTGGAAATACATTGACATCTACATCTGATTATAGATTGAAAGAAAATATTAAATATAATGTATCTGCAGATATTTCACAATTGAAACCATGTTACTATAATTTTGTTAATAATCCAGAAAACAAACTTGGTTTTATCGCACATGAAGTTCAGGAAATCATACCTCAAGCTGTTGTTGGCATTAAAGATGCGGTTGATCATGATTCAATTGTTCCTCAAAGAATAGATTATAGTGTGATTACTGCCGCATCAGTTCACACGATTCAAAAACTGATGAAAAAGGTAGAAGAATTAGAAGAACGTATTCGTATTCTTGAATCAAAACCATAAATGATGTAAAAGATATAAATATTAATATTCATATTATATATCCTTTATGAGCTTGAACATATATAAATGTTCAAAACACGACAAAATTTGCTGTAATTATGGTCATCGATTAATTCCCGTACAAGGACCTAAACTACGTTGGCATTTTCGGCACCGAGGTGCATGCGAAAAAAGATTGTATATATCACAAAAATCGGCTGGAAACGGCAAAACGTGGAGCATTATCAATATGATTCAAAGAAAAGAATTTTTACATTTTACTACATTTATATATGTTACAAAACAACATTCTGCTCGTGCGATCATCAAAGATGAATTTGTTACGCAATATGATGCAGGATTATTGAATATAACCAATTTCAGTTTTCAGGTTATAGGTAAAAAGTATGTAATCGAATATACAAATAGTCATAATATAAATTGCACGATTATTATTGCAACGATTGATTCCTTTTTTTATTGTATTGGAGACAAAAACGTCAATACTTATAATTTGTTTGAAGGTATTGTGAATTCTGTATTAGAAAATCCTATTATTGATTCGTTTCGTTTTGCAGGGAAAGACATCAAATTATCAGATACCATGTACGTATTAGATGAATCACAAGATACGCCGGATATGTATGGTAAAGCATTATTAAAAATGTTGAGTGAAACAAAAATTACAGTTTATTGTGTAGGAGACAAATTACAAAGTATATCCAATGAAAGTAATACATTTAATTTTTTAATAAAATCTACTTTTCCGAAATATTTTGAACCAGCAATTAATATATGTCGACGTTTTTCACATCCACAATTGGTTAATTTTGTAAATTATATGGTTCCTTTTTCAAAATACGAGTTACCTTTAGTTACAGCATATGAAAAAAATAAAGTGAGTCAAAATGATGCACTTACAATCATATTTGAAAATATTAAAATAAATATGGAAGATCGTATCGAAGAAATAATGGGATATTATAAAAAAGAGGTAAATGAGAATAATTATTTGCCACAAGATTTTTTGATTGTTACACCATTTGTCTCTAATAATCCATTCATTAGTTGTCTTAATTCAGCAATTAATGAATTTTGGATTCAAACATACCAATTAGAATCATATGAGACCTATTCTGTTTTTCATAAATCTGAAATTGGATCAAGTATTAATTTAGATGATTCCAAAGATGCAACGCGAATTGTCTCTATCCATTCATCTAAGGGCGATGGCCGTAATTGTGTTTTTGTGATTGGTTTGCATGAAACATCCTTGAAAACATTCAGTGGGTTACGGGACTCACTTATATATGATTCTTTATTACATGTGGCTATTACTCGAATGAAGAAGAAATTATATATTACATGTAATGAAAATGATGAAATTGGTCAAAGAATAAAGAATTATTTATTAAAAAATAATATGCCATGTCTCACACATTCTCTTTTTATTGATCCAAAAGTAAATGTAAAAAATATATTGCCTGCATGTGGAGAGAGAATAAATTCATTGATTGTAGATGATTATCAAGATGTAACAAATTCTATTACAGGATTTTATACAATTCGATATGGCCTCATGTTTCAACAAGTATGTAAAAAACTAAAAGATCAATATTTTGATCGTATGTCTCATATTAAAGTTATTCGTGAAATTGCATTGAACTCGCCAATTGTTATTTGCAGTTCTTGGAAAGAATATAACATACGGTTGAAGATGAATACTGGTACAGAAGAAAATCAATATTCTGATAAAGATCCTACTATTCCATTGTTGAATATTAAAGGTTATGGCAGCTATTTTAATTTAATTTATGATAATATTGAAATGATTCGTAATACAAATGGATCAAATATGTCATGTTTGCAATCTATTATTTTTTATTATATGACCGAAGTAACAAGTAAAGGAAAATATACTCATATGAATATATTAGAATTATACAAAATGATTGATAAATATGAAGATTTTGATTCTGATTTTGAACCATATCTTTCAAATCATGACAATTATATGAAAAAAGTAGATAAAATATGTGAACCTTTACTTGAAATGAAAATGAGTTGGAATCCACATGTATCTATTGATTATGGAGATGATATTATTTTGAAAACACAAATTGATTTAATTGGTTATAATAAAGATACTGTATTACTAACTTATTTGAAACCAGAATTAAATCGTATGAATTATAATGAATTAAAAATAAAGGCTTTAATTGATTCATATATTGTCTCTAAATGTTCAAATGTAAAATATATTGGAAAGAAAATTAAGATTTGTATTTTAGCTATAAATGCAGAACCTTATTTTATGGAATATTGTGAGATTGATTCATTACGAAGCATTTTAAAAGAAACATTATTTGATTATTTTGCAATTAAAAATAAAGAAATTGCACAGTATAAGGGATCAAATATAAGACCGAGTTTGAGTTATATAAAAATTGGTGATTCGATTGAAGAATTAAATCGAGGATTACAAGAAATATTGGAGAAAATTTAGGTCACAATCTTGTAACCGTTCACGTGTGTTTTTGCAAAACACTTATCTGCAATATGACTATTTCTTCCACATCGTTTACACATTTTAAGTTTTTCAATATCTTCCTCCTCATTATAAAATGTTAATTCATATGCTTTTGCAAGACCACATTTTTTTGCTCTATGCGGAAAATAAGAGGTTATACATTTATCATTTTTATTTTTACATTCATTCGCAAAATGTCCATTGTCTCCACAAATATAACATTTATCTGTAACACTATTCATAATTTGATTTAATGTTATAATATTTGCATCACTTAATTTTATTTCGCAAAATGAACCACCTCGTACATTATTGATTCCATATTTTTCCATATATTTTAAAGTATACTTATCTTCATCATACTCATCACAGTCTGCAATAATTGATTCCACCTGTATTGGGGTATATTTTCTTGTCCATGCTGCATCATTTAATGTATAATGATCTTCTAATCGGAATGCTATATTGGTTGTTTTTCCAATATAATATTTGTTTTGTTCGAGCTGAAGAACGTAAATAAACATTTTTGAAATTTTATTTCTTGAAATTTTTTAATCAATTTTATTTTTTTGAAATTTTCAAAAAATTTTTGAGTCCTTGAAAAAATTCCCCCCCCCCGGCGAAAAAAAAACTTTTTATTTTTATACTTTTTATTTTATCATAACAAAAATAAATATCGTAATATTTATTTATTAGCATAAATGATAGTGAATAATTTATTAAAATTAATATATCAAAAAGTATAATACTTTTCAAAAAAAGTATGTTGAACACATAATACTTAACTTACTGGTCATGGTAATAAAAAACTACATGATATAAAATTATGGTGCGTCAACCTAAAGTAAACCTTGGTAAACCTAAAGTAAATGTTTAGCAAATGAATTAAAAATAAATAAAATATATATTAATGTCATTCGAATGTAAGTGTTGTAAATATAAAACAATTTATAAAACAAATTTTGATAAACATTTATTGACAAATAAACATAAAAAAAATAGTGAAATTATAGATGATAAACCATTTACATGTAAATATTGTAGTCAAAAATATAAATATAAACAATCATTATCTAAACATGTGAAGTATTCGTGTACAAAAAATAAGGATGAAGATTTGAAAGAATTAGTTAGATTATTGAATAATAAAATTGAGAATCAGGACAAAGAACTCAAAGATCAAAGTAAACAAATCGAAAAATTAAAGGGAAAATTAGAAATTAATATTAATACAACTGTAAATAATATTCATAATTTTACTCTTCTTTCATATACAGAAACAGACACTTCTCATTTAACTGACACAGATTATAAAAAATGTATTGAAACAAAAAATTGGTGTGTAGTAAAAATGATAGAAAAAGTGCATTTTAATCCAAAAAAACCTGAAAACAGAAATTTATTTATACCTAGTATGAAAGACAAATATGTTATGGTGTATGAAGATGGTAATTGGAAATTAAATCATACAAAAGATGTCATTGAAAAATTATATGATGAAAAGGAAGAATTAATATCAGAATGGGTAGAAATACACCCAGATGATATTGATTCAAAACAAGCTTTTGATAGATATTTATTTTTGAAAGATACTGATAATAATGAAAAAAACAAAAAAAGTTTACATGATCAAACAAGAGTATTATTATATAATAATAGACCAACTAAAAATCAATTAGAATTATATAAACCTACGTTAGAAGGCATTGAGGACAAATAATATAAACACATCCTAAGAGATATAATCAATGGACACTCAGAAATATTTATGTAATAACTGCGGAAATTTTGGTCATCTCTTTTACAATTGCAGAAAACCAATTACCAGTTTTGGAATTGTATGTTATCGATATAATGAATCACGCATTGAATATTTATTTGTACAAAGGAAGGATAGTTTAGGGTATGTTGATTTTTTAAGAGGTAAATATAACGAAAAGAATTTGTTTCAATTAAAAAATATTATTAAGGAAATGACAATACAAGAAAGAGACAATATTTTGAATCATACGTATAGTGAGCTATGGGATAAATTATGGAATAAAATAAATGATAAGTATGATTTGAAAAATGAAGAAAAATATAATTTTATTAAACGAAATCATTTAGAATTGTTTGATGTAAAATGGGAAGAACCTGAATGGGGATTTCCAAAAGGTCGGCGTAATTATAAAGAAAAGGACTTAGAGTGTGCGTTAAGAGAATTTGAAGAAGAAACAGGATATTCCAAAAAAACATTGACTCTTATCAAAAATTTAAATCCATATGAAGAATTATTTACAGGTTCTAATTTGAAATCATACAAACACAAATATTTTATTGCAATGATGAAATATGAAGATTCGCATTCTTTGAATTATCAACGAAGTGAAATTGGAGACATGAAATGGTTTTCATTAGAAGAAGCATTAGAGAGAATTCGTGATTACAACATAGAAAAAAAAGAATTATTAATATCTCTTGATCATTTATTAAAAAATAACATTATATATTAATGAGTGCAAGAGCAAGAACTATGAGAAGACCCAAAAATCCAAAACATTTAAGAGGTTCATTACATGAAAATACTATTGTATCAAGATTACCTGAAGGCACTCCTTTACAAGAAAGATGGGATGCACCAAATTATTATAGAGGACACCGACCAGGAACTCGTTATAGATCATTTAGAGATAGATTTTTACAAGCAGGGAGACAATTATCTAGAAGAAATCCTGCACAAGCTGCATTAAGATTAAGTGTATCAAGAAATTATGATAATACAAATATTGATAATGTTTTAAAAGCAAGAAGTGGATGGACTGAAGCAACAAATATGGTACATAATCCATTACATGGTCATTGGGGGGCAGTAGGATATCCTATGGCAGAAGCAACACCTGTAATGAGTGGTATACCTGTACATGAACCAGGCATACCTCTTTCAGAAAGTCATTTATATGCTGCTTGGCGTCCAGTAGCAAGATCAGTAATAAGGCCAATGACAACTGCAGAAATGATAAAAGAAGAAAGATTTAGACAAAGAGCTGCTGAAAATGCACAAAGAAGAGCAAGAGCATTATATCGAAGCCCTAGAAATATATCTAGATCAGCAAGAAAGGTAAGGTCATTCTCTTTGAAGAAAACCAAACCTAAGATATCTAAAAGATCATTTTAAAATATTTGAATAATATAAATGCCACCTCCTAAAGTGGATACACGAAGTAAAACGCGTAGACAAAAAGAAAAGAATAGAAGAAGAAAGAAAACATTAAAAAATCGTAAACGAGTAACATTTACACCAGGTCAAGGACAATCATTTACAGATAGATTCAAACGATTATTTAAATATCATTCATCCCAATCAGGAAAACCGAATGCGGGAGGAGGTTCTGCAAAAGTAAAATTGAGACTAAGATCAAGGCCAAATGTTGCTGAAGGCGGAGGTGGAGCAGTAGGTACTGCTGTAGTTGGTCCTAAATCAAGACGTATTCCAAAACCATCTATGCAAGCAATTCATGGAGTTGTTGCAAATGCTTATGCAGCCCGAATGCCTGTAGGTTCAGAACACACAAAGGGTATTTATGCAAATACTGAAACCGGTCTTGGCACTAAAAATTTTTTCAAAAGAACACTAAGACAAATGAAGAGAGTACGACATCCAGATCATGATTCTCTTCCACCTACCTATAGTTATCAAACTCGTCCCCAGCCAATTTATCCGCATGAAATTCAGGTAGATCCAATTGGTTTAGCACAACCAACACGATCATTGCATAATGCATTAAGACCATTGCCTGCTGCATCTATGCCAAGAGGACATAGACAAAATCTTTTAAGGGAAGCACTCGCACAACCAATTGGAACAGGTTTGGCAGAACCAGACGTTCCAGATTGGGGTTTAATGTATGAAGCAACCGAAGCAAGAAGACCTCATGTAACAAGAGCAATGACCGCAGATGAATTAAGAAAAGAAGATGAATATAGACGAGTTCAAGCAGATATGAGAACAGGTGCACCAGGCCCTAGTATGGGTATATGGGCACCATCTAGAGTAAGAAAGCCTGAAAATGGAGGTACTGCAGCAGTTGTAGCAAATGGTAGTGTGTCTTCAAGAGAAAGTACAAGAAGAGATGGAAGAAGAAAATTATCTATGGTAGAAGAACATACATTTTTGAAATATTATCCTCATGAACAAACTGATATGCTTGCTGCGGCAAAGAAAGCTGGGCCAGAAGGTGCACCAGCAAGAGCTGAAATAAGACGAATGATAAATGCTGTATTTTCAAATTCGAATTTGAATTATAATTCTTTTTCAAACGGGTCAACTGAATCATACCTTGATGATCATTCACCAACTTCATCAGAGCGTGGGTTCCAACAAATAATGATGGCTCAAATGACAACTCTTACCGCAGAGGAAGTTCAAAGATTACGAAATTTAGGTCTAGAACATATGATACCTGCTGCGAATGCTTCACAACTTGAAAGACAGGTAGCTATTGGTGAAATACGTGATGTTCTTGCTGATTTTAATTCAAGTATAGAGTCAGAAAGTGTACATAGTTCAATACATAGTCAACATTCATTTGATGATCCATTACATCTCAGTGCGGGTGAAATATTACTATTAAGAAGACAAGGACCAGAAGGTGTTGAACATATAAGACGTGCAACAACAGCAGCATCAGCAGAAATTACAATGGATCAAGTTGCAGAAGCGAGGGAATTTTTATCAACAGCATTGAGAGGAGCAAGATCAAGGAGTCATTCTAGATCAGCCTCCAGAAGCTCAGGCTCCAGAGGATCAAGAAGATCAGGATCAAGCGGATCACAATCAACCGCATCAATGTTACGTTCTCTCCAAGCTACACACGCTCCTGCAACATATCAATCATCTGCAGCATATCAAGCATTGCATGCAGCAGCATTTCCAAATGGAGAATCTCAATCATCTGGATCATCTGGATCATCTGCATTAACAGAAAGTTCAGGATCAGGACCATTAGAATCATTAGGTCATTTTAGTTCTACTGGTTCTAGAAGTTCTAGAAGTTCAAGAAGGTCAAGAAGGTCAAGAAGTTCAAGCACTTCAAGAAGATCTTAATATATTAACATTATACTTTATATACATATAGTATAATGGAAAAAGTAGATACAAGGAAAAAAACGCGTAAACAAAAAGAAAAAAATAGAAAAAGAAAAAAAACAGAAAAAAGAAAATCAAAAACTCATTTGAAAGATTTAAATGTCGAAGAATCATTTATGAATCGAATACGTAGATTACATAAACAAAAAATAGAAAAGTTAAGAACTATAAAAAATGCAGGTTTCAAAAGAATAATGACTTTATTTACACCACAATCACGTGCACAAAGTATAAAAATTCGAAAACCAACAATGATCGCACCCAGAGGATTTATGTCAAAAGATCTTGCATCAAGAATGCCATTAGGATCAAGTAAAGGATTAATTACAAAAATGAATAAAACTTATGCAGAACCATATAATTTTGTAGAATCACCAAGAATGTTAGCAGAACCAGTAAGAGTATTAAGTGTTGTGCATAATAAATCATTACCAAGAAAACTCAGATTTTTAAAAGAAGCAAAAGCAATCGCAATTCCAATTCATACTTCATATGCGGAAACATATGAAGAAGATCCAGGGATAACGTCAGAAATAGTAGGTGATTTAATGTCATCTGCATCAAGACGTATGACACGTTCAGAAATAAATAAAGAACATGCATGGGCAAAAAGAAATGCAGAAAGAAGTCGCGGACAAAGAGCATCCGGTATAGTATGGCCACAATCAAAACTTAGACAGGGCATAAAGGATCTTACTAATAAAGAAAAGGAAGAATTACTTTCATATGGACAATCATTGCCAAACCCAAATGCAGGTGGATATAATAAATATGATTCTATAAAAAGAGCAAGAAAATTATTAAAAAAACAAAGATATATTCATTTGAATACTGATTTGTCTCCATCTGAACATCAAAAATTAAAAAACATGGGTATAGAATATGTATTACCTGAAAAAAAAGATGAAAGACTTGAAGCATTGAAAGAATATCGTGAATTTCTTGTAGAAAGTCCTAGTGGAAGTGAATAATCAAGATTTGAATAACATCTTATACAATATGCTTTATTGACATTTAATAAAATATGTCAATAAATAAATGGAAGATGAAAACAGAAAATTTTTTGATGAAAACCCCAAATATGAATTACCTTATCCACATTTAGATAATAGACAATTTCAAAAAAAAATATCAGTCAAAAAAGAATTTCAATATCGATATGATGGTGAAATAGATAATGTTGCTAAAAAATCAGAAATCGTGTGTAAAAAAAAGAGTCGTGAATTATTTCCTCATCAAGAATTTATTAAACGATATATTTCAAGTGAAACGCCATACAATGGTATGCTTTTGTATCACGGTTTAGGATCAGGTAAAACATGTTCGGCTATCGGTGTAACAGAAGCATTAAGAGTGTACTCTAAATATATTCAAGGGTTCAAAAAAATAATGATTGTTGCATCACCCAATGTACAAGAAAATTTCAAATTACAATTATTTAATCCAAGTTCTCTTAAAAAAGTAAATGGTATATGGAACATAAGTGGTTGTTTAGGTAATTCGTTTATAGAAGAACTAAATATTAGTCAAATCAATGATTTAGAAAAAGAAGTATTAATACAAAAAATAAATAAAATAATTAGTAATCATTATATATTTTTAGGATATGTTGAATTAGCCAATATTATTGAAAAATTATATAGAATGAAACACAAACAAAAAGCATTAACAAATTATTTTCAAGGTAGAGTGATTGTTATTGATGAAATACATAATATTCGTTTAACAAGTGATTCAGATAAAGCAAAGAAAAAGGTAGCTATGATGTTAAAATCATTAGTTCAGACAGTAAAACAGATTCGATTTATATTTTTAACAGGAACACCAATGTACAATGATCCAAAAGAAATTATATTTATTTTAAATATATTAAATGCAAATGATAATCGTTCTACTTTAAGTATTTCAGAAGTGTTTGATGCAAATGGTGAATTAAAAAAAAGGGATGGACCAGACGGATTAATCGAAATAGGAAAACAGAAATTAATATTGAAATCAAATGGTTATGTCTCTTATGTTCGAGGAGAGAACCCTTATGCATTCCCTTTTTTAGTAACACCCAATATGTACAAAGACCCACAATCAATTAAAGCATTAAAAGCTTATCCAGAAAGACAATTCAATAATAATAGAATAGTAACTGGAATTCAACATTTAGATTTATATGTGCATAAAATGTCTCCAATGCAACAAGAAGGTTATGAATCATTTATTGATGAAATTACAAGTGAACTAAACGAAGAAGAGATGGAAAAATTCGAAGAGATGGATTCGTTTCAATACACAATGGTAATGAAACCAGTACAAGCATTAAATATTAATTACAAAATAACAAGGGGCGAAGAAGAAAAATTTTATGTTGGCAAAGAAGGATTGAAACAGGTGATGCGATATAAAGAAAGTGCTAATCCTCCATCTAAAAATAATTTTGAATACAAAATAAATGCAGGAATGTTTCAATATGATAAAATAGGTGAATTTAGTGTAAAAATTAAATCTATATTAGATCATATTATTCATTCAACTGGTATTGTTCTTGTATATTCACAATATATTGATGGCGGTTTAGTTCCAATGGCTCTTGCTCTTGAAGAATTAGGTATGAAACGATTTACCAATAAAAATTTATTCAAAAATCCGCCAAATGAACCATTAAATGTATACAATATGCGAAGAGATCCTTCTCTTTTTACAGGAGATGCATTCAAACATGCATCATATGCTATCATTTGTGGAGACAAAAAATTAAGTCCAAATAATAAAGAAGAAGTGGAAGCATTAACACATAATAATATGAACGGAGAAAGAGTAAAAGTCGTATTAATTTCTCAAGCAGGTTCTGAGGGTATTGATTTAAATTATTTGAGACAAGTCCATATTATGGAACCATGGTATAACATGAATCGAATTGAACAAATTATAGGAAGAGCTAGAAGAAATTGTAGTCATAAAGAATTGCCATTAGAAGAAAGAAATGTTCAGTTATTTTTGCATGCAACAGTCTTGGATAAAGTAGAATCAATGGACATGTTTTTATATCGCAAATCAGAAATAAAGTCAATTAAAATAGGAAAAGTATCTAAAATACTTAAATCTGTTGCAGTAGATTGTATATTGAATAAAGATCAACAAGAATTTTCAAAAATGACTGAAGTTGTAAAAATAACATTGAGTGATAAAAATGAAATCGATTATGAAGTAAAAGATCAACCCTTTACATCACTTTGTGATTATAGTGAAACATGTGAATTTGAATGTGTAAATAAAGCTTCTGCAATTACAGATAAAACAACATATACATATGAATCTGCAAAAAATAGTAAACTTATGGATAGAATAAAAGAATTATTTACATTGAGACATATTTATCATGAAGAAGAACTTATAAATTTATTGAAAACAAAAGGAAAAGGTATTGAAATTGAAAGGGTAATATATGATATGATAAATGATAAAGAACTATTAATAGATAAATTTGGAAGAAAGGGTACTTTAGTAAATATAAATAATTTATATATTTTTCAACCAATAGAAATAAAAAATAAACATGCAACCATGTATGAAAGAATGAACCCAATTACATATAAACCTAAAATGGTACAAATACACATCGACGGCGATGCTGAAGACGATGACGATGACGATGAAGAAGATGATGATGAAAAATCACGATCACATACACGATCACACTCACCATTACAATCACAGTCACAATCACAATCAAAATCAAAGGTTACAAGAAAGGGAAAAGCAAAAACAAACTTTATGGAAAAATTAATGATGTCCTATGATAAAGCAAAAGTTGGTTCAAATGAAGATGATTGGTATGATCATTATTATTCTACATTAAAATTATTGAAAATATTTTTAAATGATATTGATAAAGATTTGCTTTTGATTTTTCATATATGTGAAACATTCACTTTTGAAGAAGATTTACAAGCGATTGAATTATTTGTAAAAGATGATGTGAGTGAAATAGAAGATGTAATAAAAAAATATTATGAACAATTTATAGTTCAAAAAGATGAACTAACTGGAATATTATTAATGAATTATGAATTGAAAGACCCTCTTCAAGTATATTTATTGAATGAACATAGTGGTCCAAATGCAGGAAAATGGATTCCTGCTACCTATGAAGAAAAAGGAATATTATCTAAAGAAATAAGAAAAAAAATGAAAATGAGAGAAGATGAAGAATTATTTAAATGGGTTGGCTACATGGGAATGTACAAGGGATCATTTAATTTCAAATTAATTAATACAGAAACAAATACGGACAGAGAAAAATTAACCAGTTCTGTTTTTGAATTGAAAGGAAGACCAGAAATGTATAAAATATTGAATGAAACAGTAGATGAAAGTTTTACTTATAATAAATCAACAGCAGATGTTAAAAAAGTACAATTAGCCATTTTACAAGAGATATATTTAAGAATATATAATAGACAAAATGAAGAAAGGTATTTTTTGAACAAATTAGAGGCATACATACTCAATAAAAAATTGAGATAGAAATAACATATTATAATATATTAAAAATGGAGGCTTTTCCGACTATCGAAAATATTTTGGAACAAACTAACTTTTCAACATTTCAAGAAGATATTGATAAAATGTCGCAAAAAAAGCAAATTTGGTTAAAAAATGAAGAATATAAACTATTAGAACGATTTCGTTTCGGGTTATTGACATTTTATGAGGATCATAAGGAAGCAATTACTGGCGAATACACTGCAGAATTAGAAAAATTACGAAAAGAAGTATATCAAATGCTCAAGGCATACAAAGACGATATTCTTGCATTGAGGGCAAAACATATTAAAACGCCTGGTGAGCCTGAGTTAGCAGTTGGGGTTGAACTTAAACCATTACCAAGAAGACGAATTCGTCCTGGGGATGATATTAGGACAAGAATTATTGCAGGCGATGATTTGAAGAGAGATGTCGAGAGATTGCCAAAAAGATTTCAGGATAGAATACAAACAGAAACCGATAAATTAAATGAATTAAAATTAGAAGAAATTCAAGAAGCAAAAGAAAAACGAAATCAACAGCGTGATCGTTTTTGGGATAAACTATCAAATTATCGACGATCCTACGAAGAAAGAAAGGTAGTAATCAAAGAATTTGATGATTATGAAGAAACAGATATCAAAACAATATTGCGAAAATATGAGGGGCTTGTTATACAAATGAGACGTAAATATATTGAATTATCTAAGATACCAAATGTAGATTTAAATAGTCCTGAAGCAGATTACAATTATCAAGATGGCGAACAAGATCAAGATGAAGCAGGAGCAGTTGAACCAACACAGCCAAAAATTGGAGAAAAAGAAAAAAATTTAGACGTAGATAATTTGTATACAGAATCGATTATACAAGAAAAGATCAAAATATCATTCAATAATGTTTCCAATAATATGATTCGATATTTTGAATCATATGCACAAAAGAAAATGGAACGTAAATGTCGAAATGAAGGATATATACGATCAGGGTCAGCAAGTGTAATCAGTTATTCTACTGGATTATTGAATAGCGATAGTATTATTTATAATGTAGTTTATTCAGTACAAGTATGTTATCCTTATGAAAATATGGAAATAGAATGTAAAATCAAAAATATTACAAAAATTGGTATTCGTGCTATTATCACTGAACATAATAATCCGATTGTTCTTTTCATTAGTAGAGAGCATAATCCAGATAAAGATTTTGAACAATATAAGGAGGATAGTTATATTAGAGTAAAGGTTTTAGGACATCGTTTTGAATTGAATGATGAATACATAAGCGTAATTGGCGAATTATTATAAACTTGATATAAAAAACAAATATAAAAACTATTTTTAAGTATGAAAAATGAGCAAACTTGAAAAAATGGTGCATCATATTGACAATTTTTCAAAAGAAGACCATATTAAAATACTTGAAATCATTGCAAATTATAATCGTAATATTATTAGTGAAAATAGTAATGGATGTTTTATTCATATGGAAGATTTATCAGAAGAGATAATTGAAAAAATAGAACATTATATTAATTATGTTATGTTAAAAGAAAGTGAAATTAGTAAAGTAGAGACAACAAAAGATATATTAAAAAATAATATTAACATAAAAACGAATTAATAATATAATGAAATGCTTTCTATAGCAGAATATAACCCTTTTTTTATTAAAAAAACATTTGATTTACCTGAATACAAACCGAAACACAAAAAAAAGGTTATTGTAGATAGAGATGATATGTTTTGTGAATTATTTAATAAAATACATAATCACGATATTGCACATATTGATTATGTATTCAATGAAAAACAGGAAAAAATAAAGATTGCTATGGAAATTCATAAATTGAAATTAAAGCCTAAAATGAAAGATGAAGTGGAATTGAATTTGATTTATGGAACAAAAATAGATTTAAAAACATTGAATGTGTTATGTATGTTTTATAAAATAAATTTATTGTACGTAAAAGATAATATATATATTAAAATGTTTTATAATGATACAAATGGTATGAATGATATAATATATATGAATAAAATAATCCAACAAACCCCAATTGATGTGAGTTCAAAATATGAAGTAAATTTAGAGAAACCATTACGATGTGCATCTTATTACAAGATTGACGAATTAAGACAAATATCTACACAACTACATTTGCCAACTGAAAATATAAAAAAACAACAATTGTATGACTCGATACATAATATTTTAGATAAAATGATTATATAAAATTGATTAATAAAATTTTATATTAATATATACAACTAATGTCTCAAATGAATTTGGATAAGACTTTCGCAATTTATACATCTTTATTGAGTAAAAAATATGGAAGATCGTCCGAAAGTTTAGAGCAAAATGATATTCGAAATAAAGATGTAAATATAGAATATGAAGTTCGATTCAATGATATTAATAAAATGAAATTTGAAGAAATTCATAAAAAATTATTAATGTCAGGGTTTATATTACAAAATGAAGAGTATTATTTGAAGATTTCCAACTATATGAATAGCATTCGATGTGAAATAAAAGATCTTACATACGTAAAAAACTTTTGTAAAACAAACATTTTACCAGATACGACATCATATCTAATCAAAGAAAAGTTCAAAGAATATCCTGATATGTTTAATAATAATGATTATAATTTTAGAGTATCTATGCAAAAAGAGATATCTTTAAAAGATGCAGATCTCACTGTAAAACAATTATTGAAAGCATGGTCATCTGCGGATAAATCATATCGTTATATGAATCGTGTTACATTAATTCATCCCAATATGCCAGGTGTTGTGGTTGATTTAAGTGTAGTAAAATCAGCAAAAAAACAGGATAGGCTATTGAAAGAAAAAGAATTTGGTGTTAGTAAATTATTTGAAATGCCAGAATCATATGAGATTGAGGTTGAACTTAAACCAACCATAGATAAAGATTCATTATCTAAAACAGGATTAACAAAACTTCTCGATGATCTAAAAAAAACAATTAAATTTATTTGTTCTGGATTTCAATCATCCAATTTTCCTATTTCTGGAAGAGAACAACATATAATTGGTCATGAGTATTATTCATTATTTAGTAAAATTGATATTGATCGTTATATACCAACATCAAACATGTTTATTGGACCATCCTCGTACACATTGCAAAAAATTAATATGGTAGATGATCCAGGAAATACAGCTCCATGTATTTTACGTGACTTTTGTGTAACAGATAAAGCGGATGGTGACAGAAAAATGTTATTTATTGCTGGAAATGGAAAGATATATTTAATTACATCAAATATGAAAGTTCAGTTCAGTGGTGCAATATGCAAAGATAAAGAACTATGGGGATTATTAATCGACGGAGAACACATTTTGTATGATAAAAAGAAAAAATATATTAATTTGTATGCAGCATTTGATGTCTATTATGTTGGTGGAAGAAACGTAAGATTGTTACCATTTATTGTTGAAAAAGGTCAATGCAGATATAAATTTCTACAAGATAAGATTGAAAGGCTTAATGAAGTAATTGAATATTTAACAAAAGAACAATTACAAATAAAAGTAAAAAGATTTGCAGTATCAACAGAGGATTTAACTATACAACAGTGTTGTGAAAGCCTGTTTGCTACCATGGATACTTATCCTTACAATACAGATGGTCTTATTTTCACATCAAAAAGTTTAGGTGTTGGAATAGAAGAAGCTGGAGACAATAAAGTAAAAAATTATAAATACACCTGGAAACATAGTTTCAAATGGAAGCCCCCTGAGTATAATACAATTGATTTCTTGGTCAAAGTCAAAAAAACATATGGAGATAAAGATGAAGTAAAAAATATATTTTCCCCAGAGACACAAAATGTAGAAGAATTCAAAATATTAAATTTGTATGTAGGATGGGATGATTCAACACATGGAATTTCAAATCCACAAGATACGCTATTTAGGGGAGATATACCAACTCTTCATTCAGAAAAAAAGGGATTAACACCTCAGTTATTTATGCCATCTTCTCCGTATGATGAACATGCTCATATTACATATTTGCCATTAAAAAATGATACAAGTGGTGGAACACAACATATGTATACAGAGGAAGAAGAGACAATTGAGACAGATACTATAGTTGAATTTAAATATGAATTCAATGAGAATGTATTTATGCGATGGAAACCATTACGAGTTCGATATGATAAAACCGCTGAATATAAAAATACAAATAGTATATTCGGAAATGCATTTCATGTTGCAAATAGTAATTGGCAAACAATCCATAATCCAATTACAAAAGAAATGCTTATTAATACAGAACTAAAAATTACAATGGATGATATTGACGACAAGGATGTCTATTACAATAAAGCGACTGGTCCTTCTAAAACAGTGAATTTAAGAGATTTCCATAATTTGTACGTAAAAAATTTGTTAATCAATGCTGTATCGAATGAAACAACTACACTTGTTGATTTTGCAGTTGGAAAAGGAGGAGATTTGCAAAAATGGATACATGCTCGTGTAAAATTTGTTCTTGGTATTGATATATCAAAGGATAATATACATAATAAAAAAGATGGAGCATGTGCAAGATATATTGGAATCAAACAAAAAAATAAACAAATACCAGATGCTTTATTCATTCAAGGTGACTCATCCAAAATGATTATTAATGCATTAACCACAGATGATCCACTTGTAGAAGAGGTTGAAGAGGATAAGAAAAGCAAATTTGTATTAAAGCAAGTGATGGGTATTGGTAAAGCAGACGAAAAACATGGTAAATATCTTGCAAAACAGTTTGGCGTTGCAAAACAATTTGATGTTGGTTCAATACAGTTTGCAATCCATTATATGTTTGAAAATAAATATACTCTTCATAATTTTCTCAAGAATGTAAGTGATTTTATAAAACCAGGAGGATACTTTATTGGAACATGTTATGATGGAGCAAAAATATTTGATCTATTGAATGATGTTGAAGAAAATGATTCAAAGGATATATTTGTAGGATCAAAGAAAATTTGGTCGGTTATAAAAAAATATGATAATACTCATTTTCCAGAAACATTAGGATTAAAGATTGGAGTATATCAGGAAACAATTAACAAAGTATTTGATGAATATTTGGTTGATTTCAGATATTTGATTCAATTATTAGAACGTTATGGATTTACATTGGATTCTCCTGTAAAAGAATTTGGACCTATTGGAGATTTTAGTACATTGTACAAAAAAATGCAAAAAGATAAAGATAAAAGGATTACTATGACAGAAGAAGAAAGTCAAATATCTTTCTTGAATAATTATTTTATATTTAGAAAAATGCATAATGTAGATACAGATCAAGTTCATCGGTTTTATACACAGGATGAAGAAACAAAATCAAAATCAATTAGTGTTCCTGTAAGATTAAATAAAAAAATTATATTAAAAGGTAAATCATAATTAGAATAGATGAATAGTTATACTATAAATGAAACCATTGTAAATATTGATGAAAAAGATATTATGTTTAATGATAATATTTTTTATATTAACAATACATTAAAAGGTTACATACATTTAATAAAAAAAGAGATTGAATCAAATCTTGAATTATGGGAAAGAAATAAAAAATATTTAAATCCATATGAGTTTATAAATACAAATTATGATTCTGCAAGTAGTTGTGTATGTTCTTATAAACCAATCTCAAGAGCATTTTTCAAAATGATTGAAATATTGAATAATTATAATTTTAGTTTTCCAAAAAATATGAAAAGTTTTCATTTAGCTGAAGGGCCAGGCGGATTTATTGAAGCATTATCATTTTATCGTAAAAATAAACAGGATATGTATTATGGAATCACTTTAATGGATGATGAATGTAGTGTCCCAAAATGGTCTAGAGCTGATTATTTTTTAATGAAAAATCCAAATATTATTATTGAAACCGGTGAAGATAATACAGGAAATTTGTATAATGTTAAAAATTTACTATATATGGAAAAATATAAACACTCTATTGATTTTATTACTGCAGACGGAGGATTTGATTTTAGTATAGATTTTAATAAACAAGAAGAAAATTCAGCAAAACTTATTTTTTGTGAAATATGTTTTACGTTAATGTTACAAAAAGAAGGTGGATCTTTTGTATTGAAAGTATTTGATTTATATTCAAGTTGTTCATTACAATTATTGTATTTATTAAGCTATTTTTATGAAGAAGTTATTATTTCCAAACCATTATCGAGCCGACCTGCAAATTCAGAGAAATATATTATTTGTTTACGATTTAAAATGGTTCATAATTTAAAACAAATATTAGATAAATTTATTGAAAATTATGAATCATACAAAATAACAAATATATTCAAACCAGAAATGAAATTTCCAAATCATTTTGTAGAAAAGATGATTGAAATTAATTCTATTTTTGGACAAAATCAAATTGAAAATATAGTAAGTATTTTGAATTATATTGTGGATGAAAGTAAAAATGAAAAAAGTGAACAAATCAAAAAAACACATCTCTCTAAATGTGCTAAATTATGTAAAAAATATAATTTACCAATTTATGAATATTATAATTATGTATAATCTTTTAATTACATATTATCCATCGAACGATATTGTCCACATGCATCGGCCGAATAAGGTCTTTTACCTCTTACTCTCCAACCTCTACAAGGAACTGGTTTACGATTCAATACGTGTGCTGATTGATCTAGATTTGCTAAAAGACTATCATATTTATTAGTGCTATTTCTAATAGTATCATATTTCAATTTAGCAATCCTTGAACTAGAAGAGACACCTCCCTGCTGTTTGAATTGTGCATTATTTGGTTTATGAATTACTGGCTTACATACAGTACCATCGCTTTTAGTGGTACAAGAAGTCCCGTAATATTCATTTGCATTACCAGTACTTTTACCTAATGTTTGATTTTGATCATATGTTTTACATCTACTTTGCAAATATTGTTTACTATTCCAACAAAATTCTTTATTGATAATCGTATTCGCACTACGTCTTATATCAAATGATCCTGTGATACATGGATTACTTCCTACTATTCCTTGACAATCATTAACATGAGTAATATCAATGTATGATTTACACAAATTCATATCTGTTTTTACTGCATGTTCTAATGCTTGGATTGTTGGATGCGATTGAACTTGGTTTGTAGATATAGATGGTTGTATTTGTTTTCTCCATTGTTTAATAGGGTTTGGTTTACCTGGAAGATTTGGTATCGAGTCGTGTTTAGTCATCGGACGTTGATTTGATGGATATGCAAATACAGTTGCAGGACCCTTGTGTTTATAAGTATATAACATTATATTATATCAATATAATATAATGGAAGAATTAAAAGTTCAATTAGATACAAGCGACAAAATATATTTAACACTGTGTAGTGCCATATTAATATCTATTTTATTTATAGCAACCATTAAAAAGGTTTAAATCATTTTTTCTCAGTTTTTTTAGCTTCATCTTCAGCATCATCTTCATCACGATTTTTAGATTCTTTGATGACTTTAATTCGATTCTTAATTATATCTATTAAACCGGTTCTACATTGTATATTTTTTAAAATTTCTTTAGTATTATCGTAAATATCACCATCACTACTACTTATTCCTTGAAATACATTTATTACAATATGAGCAATATTATCTTTATCACCACCTATCGTTTTAGTAAAAGTATCTAGAATTCTTAAAGGATCAAGCCTATTAATCTTTTTACATGGAGGTTTTTCTTCTGGTTCGATATAAAATGGTCTAAAATAATTAAAAAGATGATTTTTAGTACGAACATATTCTATATCTGGTTTTAATTTAAATTTAGTCAATGTTGGTTGTCTTTCACTTAATGTATCATATTCTGTATCACATCTTTCTTGAGTTTCATCATGATCTTGATTTTCACCCTCAAGAAACTGGTTAACTATATCCTGTATTTTTTCTAATAAACGAATATCACGAATCATGCCAAAAATACTTTCAAGTTTATCTTTTGGACATGCATATAATCTTAAATTATGATTTATTTTTACTAATTGTTTCAATATGTATAAATTCTTTTTTTCTGATTTTACTTTATCATCATCAATTAATCTTTTCATTGTTGCTAAGTATATCGCCTTTCTAGATGGGGACATTTCTGCTATTTTTATATAAATTTCATAACATAATGCAAGTAGTAGAACAGGAGTTCCTACACCAATCGCAAGACCAAGCTGGACCGTACCAACTGCCACTATACTAATTTCAAGTGCTGCAGCTAACCCAATTAGAGTTGGAAGTGCCAAAATACCAAGTAAAAAATATAGAGAACCTATGAGAAATATATTCATCGCTTTATTAAGTCTTTTATTGGATTTTTTACTCCATTTGATATCTTTTTCATACATATCCTTAAAATATTTTTCAAATTCACTAAGAAAGGTTTGAAAATTTTTATTATATTTCATAATATTTGGATCAGCTTCATTATATTCTACTTTGATAGGATCTTCTTCACTATTTTCCAACTGTATTTCAAAATCTTGATCTCTATTGCCTCCAATAGAAAGTATTTTTCCAATATATGTATTATCACCAATCTTATTTGCTACAATCGGGTCTTCACCAGAAGGTACCTCAATATAAACCATTACTCTATCATTTTTATGAAATCCATGATGTATTTTTGATTTGCATCTAATAATTAATTCTTTTCCACTTCCTCCTTTCATTTTATCTGGTTTACATTGTTCATATTTATTTGTATTCGGATTAAATTCAATACAATCCTTAGTTGGTTGTATCTTGGGTAAATCTCTTTTCTCAAAATCTGCCTTAGATCCTTTGAATAAATATTCTGAAACAGTTTGTGAACAAATTCTATCATTTTTTAAATAATATTTACATAATTCGGGGGGAAGTATTTGATTCATTGATAAAGTTGGTAATAACAATGTGGCCGTTGCTACATTTCGCATAGAACTCAATATTGCTTTAGTAAATTTCCATGGAACAATTACTGGTTTTGCTACCATGGATAATGCAGACATAGCAACATCTTTTTTACTTGTTGGTGTTTTTGGTAGCATTGCTTTTGATACTTCTGTACTTGTTGGCACCATTTTTTTTAATGAATCACTTGCAGAAGATGCTATTTTAGACAATGCACCCATCGGTGTTGGTAAAGCTTTTAATGATGGAACAACATCCATAGCCTTTCCCTTGGCTTTAATTAATTCACTCTCTATTACTCCAGGTCCTTTCTCTTTTGTGGCATCTGCTATTTTTGATACCGCTCCAGGTAATTTTGAAATGGCCCCCAATGCCAATGCACCACCCTTCATTTTTTTTGATTTTCTATTTATGATTTTTGTACGTTTTGCACTTTTTCTATATTTAATTGTATTCTTATTGCTTTTATATTTCTTTTTTATATATTTTTTACTTTTATATTTCATATAATATACCAATATTTAATTAATAATATTATTTATAAATGTGTACGAGGAGGTTGATGATGACGTACAGCATTTATAAATGTGTAGGAACCATTTGATTTGTCTCCACCAAAACTAGTATCATTGTAATTTCTGTTTATACTTTCTAGAGTCTTAAACTGAGTGTATAAAGAACTGTCAGCAACATATTTTGTGTTACCGCTCTTCAATGGTATTTGTAATGGAGTAATTCCATTTGTTGCAATATTACAAGAATTGTTGCTTACACATCCACCCATTTTTGGGCGAATTATTCTAGAATTTGTACCATTTACTTGATTTGATCCACCACAAGATTGGTATTGTCTAGATAAAAAATCCCCTAAATTCATAGCTGTTCTAAATGGTCCAGCAGTTGATGTTATTGTTTTTTCATTTACAGTACCTTTATCAAACGTTTTTGTATCTGGTCTAAAAGTTTTACGTAATATTTTTCTTTTCATTGCAATCTCACCACCAACCTGTGTGCTTCCAAACCCAACGAGAGGATGACTTCCAGTAGACATTATAGTATAGAGATAGAAAATAAAAATATATGTTTCAAATTAATCGTGATTATATTTATGATTATGTCATAATTCTCGGAACAACATTCATTGAAATCAATTCTTGAAACAATAATTTACAGCTATATGGCATTTCAACATAGGAAAAGTCTGTTTTATTATCACATACATTGCACAAATGTATATGTTCTTTATCATTGTAAATTGCAATCAGACCACACTTTTTACAGACATGAACTGAATATTTATCAGATACATCATAAATTCTTTCTTTTGTAAATCGTGATGCTCCATGTGAGATCATGCAATCTCTCTCCATCTCTCCAAATCGTAGACCGCCATCTCTGCTACGACCTTCTGCAGGCTGGCGTGTTAAATTCACCATTGGCCCAATACATCGGCTATGCTGTTTGTCATATACCATGTGTTTCAATCGCTGATAATAGACAGGACCAATAAAGATGGACGTTTTGATTTGTTCACCAGTCTTACCATCATACAACAACTCATTTCCTTTTGATTCATAATTATGATTTTGAAGTTCTTTTGATATCTTATTCATACTGAGCTCACCAAAACTTGTTCCATCTCCAAATAATCCTAATTCCAAAAGTAGCTTTCCCACAAGTGTTTCTTTTAATTGTGCAATTGTCATTCGCGATGGAATAGCATGAGGATTAATAATAATGTCAGGTCTCAATCCTTCCTTTGTAAAAGGCATGTCTTGTTCATCGATAATATTACCAATAGTACCCTTTTGTCCATGTCGACTACTGAACTTATCACCAATATTTGGCTTTCGCGTTGATCGAATTTTAACCTTGCATGAATTGTATCCTTCTCCATTTCGATTCAACCACACACCATCTACATAACATTCTTCTTCTGTTCTATAACATCGACTTTGATCTTCATACTTGATTAGTTTCGTATTATCATTTTTATTGTCCTTGATCACAATAACCTTTGCAATCAAGATATCTTTATCTTCTACTAATTCATTCACATCCATGACACCATTTTTATTAATCTTATCATAATTTCCAAACTTCATATTTTTTGTTGTCATACGATTTGGTTTGATACGAATTTCTTCTTCCCCATTTGTTTTCTTATCATCATCCTTCTCTGTATGATAAATGGTTGCGTGAAATAGACCTCTGTCTATACTTCCTTTATTGAATAAGATGCTATCTTCTTGATTGTAACCACTATGTGTCATGATTGCAACAATTACTTGATTACCCGATGGAAGTTGATTAAGTTTCATCATATTCATCACACGTGTTTCTACTAAAGGACGCATTCCATAATTGAGAACATATGCTGTTTTATCAACACGATTATGAAAATTAGATACATATACTCCAATGGCCTGCTTACCCATGGCACACTGATATGTATTACGGGGCGATTGGTTGTGTTCTGGGAAAGGAATACATGATGCAAGAACACCAAAGATCGTACTTGGATGTATTTCGCAATGGGTATAATTATAATCAGGTTTCATTTCATTTGGCTTTGTTGCAATCATGGCAAATGATTGTTCATCTGGATCAATGTATTCAATAACTGAGTCATCAATCTTCAAGTTAAATAGTAGATCATCCCATCCAATTTCTTTTGAATCAAGTTGTTCAATAATCTTTTTTGTCACCATGATTCGATTATCCTTTACTTTTAGAAGAGGGCGTAAAAGTCGACCACATTCATTTGTTACATATATTTCTTTTTGTTTGTAATTAAATACAATAGATGTATAAATATTCAAAATTCCCTTGTATTTCTTTTGTTTCAGATTATTATATAATTCAAATGGATTTTCTGCAACACCAATCCATCGTCCATTAATAAATACTTTGACTTTATCATAATAAATCGAACTATCTCCTTCCTTGAAAGGTGTTATATAATCTTGTACATATTCATAAATAGGTGAACTATCTGAATGACCTGATACAATGGTTAAATAACTTAGATTTTTTACAACACCGACCGACTGACCTTCTGGAGTTTCTGCAGGACACAAGAATCCCCACGAAGTTCCTGTTAATTTACGCGGTTCAACTGACTTGCCACTCTTGTCAATTGGTAAATTAATTCGACGTAAGTGACTTAGTGTAGACAAATAGGTAAGCCGGTTTAGAACTTGAGCTACACCAACCTTATTGGAATTCAAATGTTTGATACCGAAATCACCAGTCGATAAAGCACGCTTCAAACCATTTTCTATCGTTGAACCCTTAACAATCTTATAAATGTTTGTCAATGTAATGATTTCGCCATAATTTTCAGTTGATTTCCATGAACCATTATTTATCTCTCTAATCACCTGTTTCTGAATATCTTTTACAACTTTATTGAAATAATTACGAAATAAATTATTCAATAATGTTCCTGTAAGTTCAACGCGTTTGTTTGAGTATGAATCACGATCATCGCTTGGATATTCGCCGAGTGCACAACGAACCAGCTTGTTGGTCATATGACCAAGTAAATATACCTTTTCAAGTTTGGTTTTACAATGAGGAAATAAATCATTGGTTAGAACGTCAATCGCAAAGTCCTTCTTTTTCTTCTGGCCTTCATCCTTGTCCATATTGATTGGCGTGTAAATAACCGAAGATGTGATATAACGAATGCTGTCATCATAACTGATATGTTCGCTTGCTTGTGATACAGATGCTTTTAGATAATCGAGAATGGGCTTGTTTTCTTCTGCATCAATACTCAAGCAAATAATTTTACAAATTTCTTTATCATTGTTTAAACCAAGTGCTCGAAACAGAATGAATAGAGGAATCGGACGCTTCAATCGTGGAAGCTGTACCACGATTTCAAATCCGCTTGCAATAAGCTTGGATGAAATCATCATATAAATTTGCTTTGGTGAAATACATTTCCAATCTGGAACAGAACGCATTTCTGCTGTCCAAAGCCATTTATGTGCTGCTTTTTGTTTGAAACAGAAGATTTTATTGTCAGCTGGTTTCTCCTGACCTAAACATGTCTTTTCTGAACCATTGATAATGAAATATCCGCCAGGATCCATTTTACATTCTTCAATCTTTTCTGGATGAACATGAGTATATTGATTTAGAATACAAATACATGATTTTAACATAATTGGAACTTTACCAAACTGAATCTTTGATAATTTGACATCCTTGATTTCTTCTGTTTCAAGAGAAGTGCCTGACCGAATAATATAACGAATGTTTAAATCGAGTGTAATATTTGAAGTATAAGTAAAATTTCTCAATCGTGCATCATTGGGAAACATTAATTTGGTCGCACCATTGTTTTCATGTATTTCTGGCCGATATACACATAAATTTTCAAATTCAATAATAATTTCAAGACGATGCTTTTTGAATTCTTTAAAATAATCCTGTATAGATCGAATATGAAGGGGATTAAACATTTGAATGGTTTTTTTCATTTGAACCTGAATAAAATCATTATAGGAGTCGATTTGATGACGAACAAGCTGTACAAGATGTTTATTATCAAAATAAGATTCAATGATCTTCCAGCAATCATTCTTCTGGTAATCCGTTTCATTCGGACGATCCATATTTTCCATTAGTTATTATAATTTATGGAATTCTTTTTAATTCAATTTTATACAATTCATAAAACATGATCTAGAAATCATAAAAATTATACAACTAGTAAAATAGCAATAATAATTAATAAAGAAGATGTATAATGTCTCCAAGTAAATACAACTTTTGTTGTAAATTTGTTCAAAATAAAATAAACAACTAATTGAAATGCATTGACCAATACTGCTAAACTATTTTGCGAATAACCCAGTACTTCAACAGAACCTCCAATACCTGGTAACAATATTAAATATTCAAAAATAGTAAATAACCATTGACAAAACATGCGTTGAAAAAGTGGAAAATTATAAAATAAATAACTACCTCCAAACCAAGAAAAAAATACACTACATGATGCAATTGTTAATGTAACGATTGGAAATGTCCATGTTGGAAGAAAATAGGAATAATAATTTACAATTTTTTTAAGAGTTGGATAAGCTCCAGATTTTTCTATTTTAGTATTCATTGTATTTATGATTATATTTTTTGTACATTTTTTTTGTGTTAAAATATGTACATTTTTTTGTGTTAAAATATGTACATTTTAATGTGATGAAATATAATGAGTAAGAGAACTATTAGTATAAATCCCCAGTTTTTTAATATATCTAAAAAAAAGAATAAAAAAATTATTCCATCGCAAGTGAATATAAATGCAAGTAATATTCGTCAATTATTATTAGATAAATTAAAAGAACACAAAAAAACAAGAAAAATAATAACTGAGCCAAAAAGTATAACACCATTACAGGAAAAATCATTTGATGAAAACAGTAAAAAAGAAGAAAAAGAAGTTGAAAAAGAAATTGAAAAAAAAAAAGAAATTGAAAAAGAAGTTGAAAAAGAAATTGAAAAAAAAATTGAAAAAGAAATTGAAAAGGATAATTCTAAACCATATGGAAATTTGAAAAATGGAATAAAACCAACATATAGAATGTATCAACAAGATGTACAAAAACCAAATGATGAAATACCCGTAGAACCTAAAATTATTTTAGAAGAAAAAGAGGTAAAAAAAACATTCAAATTAGGTAAAAATCCCAACACCAGAACAATATCTATTTTAATTAAAAATAACAAATCTCGTAAAAAGGTAGAAGATAAAAAAACAGAACATAAAAAAACAGCTGTATCTACAATAAAAAATTATCTAAAAAAAAAGAATTTAATTAAATATGGTTCTACTGCACCAACTAAACTGTTGAGAGAAATGTACGAAACATCTGAATTATGTGGTGGTATTTCAAATGAAAATAAAGATGTTTTGATTCATAATTTTGATAAATAATTTATCGAAACGCTGCACGACAAGTAGGACATGATCTACTGCGTCTCGCCCATGCTCTAAATGCATCCTTTTTAAAATAATGCCCACATTCAAGTAATGCAACCTCATCTTCTTCGCCAAATGTCTCTTGTGTAATAGGACATACTGTTTCATTCTTATTTTCTATTTCATCAAATGTGCTATAAGTTACATTCGATGAAACATCTGAATGAATAAAATTTTCAAGAATATCATTAAAGTTATGACTGAAATCAATTCCAAAGTTAAAGTTTTGACTCAAATCAAAATTCAATCGATCAAATACAAGTTGTATATCAATATTACGATGATTTCTCATATGATTTCTTACATTGTATTCATGTGTCAGCATTAAAGACAATAATTTAGATATGTTCTCAGAACTTTGTCTCAAAATTCTTTCTTCCATTCATTAAATAAATTATTCTTTTTAATTAAAAACATTCATTAAATGGATATAATGAATACAAATGAAAGCCAAAGAGGCCTCTCAGGATTAACCAATTTGGGAAATACATGTTATTTAAATGCTGCAGTTCAAATATTATCTCATATTCATGAACTTAATGAATATTTGATGAATGTAACACAATTAAATAGAATAAATGATTCTGTTTTGACAATCGAATGGATATCATTATATAAATTAATCTGGTCACAAAATTGCATTATCTCTCCAAATCGTTTTGTCTCTAAAATAAAAGAATTGTCTCTCAGTCAAAGCAATAGTACAAAATTTTGTAATTTTGAACAAATTGATTCAAATGAATATTTTTATTTTATGTTAGATTGTATACACAATTCATTAAATAAATTAGATCAATCAGAGTCAATAAAATTAAAAAAAACATCAAATGCTGAATTAAATAAAGAAATTGATGCATATGAAACAAAAGATTGTTCTATTGTTCATTCATTATTTACTTCTTTTTTAACCTATACTTACATAAATAAAGAGACAAATGTGGTAGAATTTACAAAACATGAACCACATTTTATGATTGAATTATCGATTCCTTTAGTAAACAATATTAGTATAGAAGATTGTATAAACCATACATTTCAAGAAGAAACATTAGATACTTTATGGCATGATGAAAAAACAAATGAAAAAAAAACACTATTGAAAAAAACCGAATTTGGATATTATCCAACTATTTTAGTAGTTCATTTCAAAAGATGGATTAAAATGAATAAGAATAGACAAATTGTTCATTTCAATGAAACATTACATCTTGATGAAAACTATGAACTATTTGGAATTTTAAATCATGAAGGAAATATATTTGGAGGTCATTACTTTAGTTATATTAAAAAAAATAATTGGTTTGTTTTTAATGACACGCATATTTCACAAATACAAATGCAGGAGATAGTAGGTGATAAAAATTATTGTCTATTTTATAGAAAAATAAAATAAGTATAGATTATAAATGTCAAATGTAAATACAACAATAGATACAAAATCAGAGCATTTGAATGTATTTGGTAGTCATAAAATATCAATGATTTTATTGTTAGTATTTGTTATTTTTATATATATCATTATGTTTAGTATTTTACATAAAAATAATGAAAATCCTTCTGGATGGGTTATGGTAATAGAAATTATATTATGGATTACATTAATTGTTATTATTATTGTAAATATAAAATGGTTAAATGATAAAGATTTCAATATTAAAACAGAACTAGATCATTTATTTGATGATAAACTTACAGAACTTAATATTTTTGCTACAGATGATCAACCTATGAAACAGGTAAATACATCAGGGCAGGTACAAGTACAACCACAAGTACAAACAAAAGATATATCTAATAATTCATGTAAAGATGACGATGGTGAAGTATTTCATATACAAAGTAATGAATATTCCTATGACGATGCAAAAGGAGTATGTAAAATGTTAGGTGCGAGATTAGCTACGTATGAAGAAGTAGAAAGAGCTTATCAAAATGGAGCAAATTGGTGTAGTTATGGCTGGTCAGATGAACAACTTGCTCTTTTCCCTATACAAAAATCTTTATACAATGAATTAAAAACTATACCAGGACATCAACATGATTGTGGACGACCTGGAGTAAATGGAGGTTATATTGAAGATAGTACAACTCAGTTTGGTATTAATTGTTATGGAAAGAAACCATATATTACTGACAATGATGCAGATTTTATGAAAAATTATACATATACACCAAGTATGAGTCCTGAAAGTCAATCAAAAATAAAGAAGGCTGTGGATGATCTTTTAATTGCACCATTCAATAAGGATAAATGGAGCTATGAATAAAATTATGGATTATTTTTTACTTTTTTGGTTTTATTTTTTGGTTTCACTTCAGGTTTCACAGTTTTTTGCTCAGGGTCAACAATATCAATCTTTTTGCCCTTTGATAAAGTTTTCGTTTTTTCAAATGGACCTTTTTTTAAAGGTATACGATGATAAAAATCATCAAGTTCTTTATCAAATGATGGGGTTTGTAAATGAGCCTTTATATTAATTTTATCATTAAAATATTGTATTTTTGCTCCAATAGGGAACATCTTACTATAATACAATATTTTATAGTGCGTCAACTTTACTTATATTTATTTCAATGAAAATTATAAATGAATGTTCTAGATAATTATAAAGAAGAGCTATTAAATTTAGGAGATCCTCAACCGATAGATGACGATGATTTACATTATTGCAAATTTAACTATAATCATATGCCTTTTATGGTAAAAACAAATAAAATTTGTCAGTTTGTATTAAAAAAAAATAGGGATAATTATGTAAATATTTCAATTACAAGTAAAGATTATTTATTATGGTTTGAGACATTGTACAAGTCATGTATTGAATTAGTAGCTGAAAGAAGTGAAGATTGGTTTGATGAACCAATGACAGTCTCTGAAGTTGAAAATGCTTTTATAAATCCATTGAAAAGTAATATCAAAGGAGAATGTTTTGATATACGATGTGCTACTGATGAAGATAGATTACATATTGTAGATACTAAAGATAATGTATATTCATTAGAAGAATTATCAAATTGCAATGTTATTCCAACATTTCATATTAAAGGTTTAAAAGTGAATAGTAAATATTTTGGTTTAGATATCGAAGTAAATAATCTTCTTGTTATTTTAGAAGATTTAGATGATGAAACACATCAAACACATGAAAATGTTCCAACTCCAATACCTCATAAGGAATCAAAAACTGAACCAAAAGAAATGAAAAATGAGAAGGAAGAAAAGAAAGATTTAGAAAAGGATGAATTAAATGAAGTATCTATTCCAACAGACAATTTAGAAGAAATGAGCATGGATATTGAAAGTAATGGATTTTATGAAATATATGAATTGTTAGATGAAAAAATTAAGGAAAATGTTATACAAAATCTTGAAAAAATATTCAATAAAAAAAAAATTAAAGTAAATCTAGAACTTACGGATATTTTTGATGAAGAGGAATAATTAATGTTTTAAATAAATTATTTTATATTCTAAGTTTATATAATGAAGTTTAGAATGAACAATTCAAACAGTTTTTTTAATGTTATTTTAGTACTTGGATTAGTAGTTTTAATTGTTGTAATATACAATTATAATAGTAAAAAAACGACAAGAGATAATATGTATAATAGCGTTTCTAGAGATGTATCTGGATCAGTTCCATCTATTCCTGGAAATGTAGTTGGCATGAACTCGAATGATAATAACTTTTTGAATGTGTCTGGATTAAATACAAATGGTAATGCCGGTTCTTGCAATCAACAGACAACAAACCCTTCGGATCTTTTACCAAAAGATATTAATAGTGATTGGTCAAATGTAAATCCTGCTAATGCTGATTTAAAGAATATTAATCTTTTATCTGCAGGACAATTAATTGGAATTAACACTGTTGGAAGTTCTTTAAGAAATCCAAGTTTGCAGGAAAGATCTGAACCAGTGATCCCAAAAACAAACATTGGTCCTTGGAATAACTCTACTATTGATGCTGATACTCTCCGCCGCCCATTAGAAATCGGTTCTAGTGAACTATAAATTAAATACAGTAAAATAATACAGTAATATAATGAACAAAGAAGATATTTTAGGATATGTTATCATAATACTCATTTTATTTATTTCATACAAAATATATCGTGATTCAGATATATTCCAATTAAAATGTATTGTTTCTACGGTGGATGGAGAGAAATATTGTGTTAGAGAACGTAAAAATGTTCAGGCAGCATCGGATTTATTAGCACGAATTACAGAAAAAATGACGACATTAGTAGAAATTTTGGATGATAAATATCCAGAAAGTAGTGGTAAAGAAAATATAAGAAGATTAGTAAAAAAGTTTAATCCTAAAAAAATTGTAGAAACATTGCCCACAAGCGAATATACTGCTTATAGTGAAAATAAGGGTCAAAAAATAGCATTTTGTTTAAATAAAAAAAAGAATGATAATAATAATTTAATTGATGAAAACACTTTAATGTTTGTTGCATTACATGAAATGGCTCATGTTGCATCAAAATCCATTGGACATAATACTGAATTTTGGGATAATTTTGCATTTTTAATTGAAGAAGCAGAAATATTCAAATTATACACTCCAGTCGATTATAGTAAAAAAAATACAGAATATTGTGGTATGACAATTACTAGTAGTCCGTATTTCACATAATTACACATAATTTCACATAATTATATATTATTTAAACATTAAATACATTATTTAATGTTTACAAACAAGAGTTAACTATAAAATATAATTTATATTTATATGGAGTCTAAAGAATCAGAAATGAATGATTCACCTGGTTCAAATGTATCAATGTTGAATGATTCTTTAGATATTACATTTGTTTTATTACAAAATAAAACAGAAACCCCAATTACTTTAGAAGTACATATAGATGATACAATTGATAACTTAAAAAATAAATTATCAAGAATACTGAATAAAGATGTAAATCAGTATTATTTATTTCATAAAAAACAAAAATTTATAAACCCATATGATATTTATAAGAAATTATCATCCAATAATACAAAACCAATTGATAAACAAACATTTGTCTCTTTTTGTATGAATCATAATATAGAACCTGTTGAAAAAGAAGAATATGATATAGATGATTTTTTAAAATTAAATTTAACAGAAGTTGAAGTGAATGAACCAATAGGTGTAGAAAATAAATCATTTATTGTAAATCCATTTGATAACATGTTTAATTATTATGATAATGTTCAGAGTGTATCTTCTCTATTAATTATGGATTATAATGTTACAAAAATTTATGTTTGTCTCGCAGAAGATGTTTATCCTTATTTTGAGTCTACTGGATTAGAATTAGAACATACTGCAAATGTATATTTTCCATATTTATTTTCAGAAAAAAAATTTACAGTAGACTTTAGTCCTTTTGTAGACAAGTATTCTAAATATGATGAAATGATTCAGTTGCAACATACATTATTTAATAAAGAATTAGCTACTAAAACCATGGGATTAACTTCAATGAATTTAGTAATTTATACAAAACAATCATTTATATTTCCAAGTGAAATATTTTTTAGATTATTGCAAACCACAAAAGATATACCTTTAATTAAATTAAATCCTGGTAAAAAACAAGAAAATATTTATAGAATTTTTTCTCCAAAAGTGAGTGAAAACGGCAATAAGGTTCCACTATTGAAAAAAAAGAGAATTACAAAAATTATAAATAATTGTAAGAAGGAAAATACATTATATTATGTAGTTGATCAGGTGTACAAAGAAAAAACAATACAGATTATTGTTGAAATCAATAAATCGGGACATATTTATGTTACCATAGACGAATTAGAATTATTTGATTTTGAACAAGTAGAACTTATTATTAAACAATCTGTAGAATTAATCATTTCAAAATTATTTGAATACTTTGACCCATCACGCCAAATATTCAATGAGTTTCATTCTTTACTAGATAATTCTGTAGAAATTATTGATTTCAAATATAAATTTGTTTTTAGGAGACAAGCCAAATTTGATATTGGTAAATATATTAAATGTTTTTCAAGTATATTTAATTTTGTTGAAGATGCTGATAAAATAAGGCTTCGATATAAGCGTGTCTCTAATTTTGATGAATTAGAGAGTATGGATGCATTTTTAGTAGATTTAATTAATCAACAACAAACACGTGACTTTATTATCAATGCATTGTCTCGAGATTATAATATTACAATGGAAGAAGCCACGCAAAAATTTGATGGTATTCTTGCAATGTATAGAGCAAATGAAGAAATGAATAGATCAACCAATCGTATTTTTAGAATAAAAAATAATCCTGGATTTCCTATTGAAATATTTAAAAGAGAAAGAACAATTGATGTTGAAATATCAAATATAAATAATGTTCATTATGTACATTTTTTAAGTATATTCGTTAATAATTTAATATTGTTAGCTCAACATGTAATTAAAGAAGAAAGAGTAACACAATTCTGTGACGTAAAAGATGTCAAAATCGTTGATGTTGAATATGAACATGAAGTAGATGCACCAATTGAATTTACTGATAATACATTGGATTTTAGAATTAAACCAGGTGAAAATATTGGCGAAGAATCAGAAGAAGATCTATTTAAGAGATTGCAGGAATTAGAAGAAAGAGACAATATTGATGAGGAATTCAAAGATATTGGTGAATTTCCAGTTCAAGTTCAAGATCCAAATTTATATCCAAATGCAGTCCCAAATGTTGGTTCAAGATCAGGTGGATCAAATGAATCTGTACCAACTCCTGAAGAAGTTGCAAATGAACCCGAAGGATCTGATGTACCAACTCCTGAAGAAGTTGTAAATGAACCCGAAGGATCTGATGTACCAACTCCTGAAGAAGTTTCAAATGAACCCGAAGGATCTGATGTACCAACTCCTGAAGAAGTTTCAAATGAACCCGAAGGATCTGATGTACCAACTCCTGAAGAAGTTGTAAATGAACCCGAAGGATCTGATGTACCAACTCCTGAAGAAGTTGCAAATGCATATGATAGTTCTAGTGATGGTGCAATTAATGGTAACGGAAATGGTGTAAATGATATAGCATCAAATAATGCAGAAGTAATTAAAGAACCGAAAGCAACTCCTAATGCAAGTGATGAAACAGAAGTTGCTACACCAGAGTCTGCAGCAGAGTCTGGTGCTGAATCAGAAGCAAGTGATGAAACAGAAGTTACTACACCAGAGTCTGCAGTAGAGTCTGGTGCTGAATCAGAAGCAAGTGATGAAACAGAAGTTACTACACCAGAGTCTGCAGTAGAGTCTGGTGCTGAATCAAAATCTGTAGCTGAAGCAGGTGGAGATTCAGTTGTAGATTTTGTTTCATCAGATGTGGATTCAGATGCTGAAACTGAAGTTAGCACACCAGAATCAGTTGAAGAACAACAATCAGATATTGAAGGTTCAGATCCAGTAATAGAAAATGATTTAGAATTAGAAAGTGTAGGAAATGTATCAACACCTGAATCTGTATCAGGTTCGAATAATTCAAAAAAATCAAATAATCGAGTATTTCTTGGTGGTTCTGCAATGATAATGAATGACAAGGTAAATGTATTTTTTTACGATGAGCATACAAAAAAAGAATTTGTCAAATTGTTCAAAAGAGATATAGAATGGAAAGCTGCTGATGTCAAAAATCATTTCAGATGTATGGTAAATACGTATTGTACATTAGTTCAAAAAGATGATACCAAATGCAGAGGAGCAATGACCTCTTTATCTGAGTCTGAAATAGATAGAATAGATATGGAAGGGTTTGAACGTAAACAAATTGTTATTTACGACAAAGAGGGAAATAAATACAAAGGATACACTTTTATTCATCCAGAACAACGTTTTATATTACCCCCAATTGAATACATAAGAGAAGTATATTTAGCATTAAAAAGTGTATGGAAAGATATCGATGGAGACAAAAAATTATATGTATATGATGAAAATTATGAATTGAAAGGGTTTTTTGATGGTACTGATTATTTAGATAAAGAAGATGCTCGGATAGCTGATTCAGGACATTCAAATCCATTTTTAAAACGTCTTCAAGAGAAAGAACCAACATTATTTTTGAAAGATGATGATGCACAATATTCTCAATATAGTAGATTATGTGCATGGAGCCAAAGAAGACATCCAGTTATTTTAACAAAAGAAGAAAAAGAAGAAATTGATAGAGAAGCACCTGGAACATATGATACCGCCATTGAATATGGTACAGATCCATCAAATAAATTTTATTACATATGTCCTAAGTATTGGAACTTGAAAACAAATAAACCCATGTTAGAAAAAGATGTAGATCCAACTAAAGTAATTGACATTGATAAAAAAGCATCCAAATTATCAAAAGGAAAAAGTATGAAAGATAAATATATATTTCAATTTTCAACAGTAAAGGAAGGACATTATCCATTACCAGGATTTTTAGATAGTAAAAAACATCCAAAAGGACATTTTATTCCATGTTGTTTCAAAATGAAAAAAAATCCAGGTAGAGTAGAAGAATATAAAGAACATATTGGTGCAATGAATAAAGCTCGATTGATTGAAGAAATTAAAAAAGAAAAAATTAAAAAAGGCAAAGTTGCATTTACTACAGAAGAATTAAGTGGAATGTCAGAGAATAGTTTGAAAACTATTTTAATTGAAAATAAAATGTTCCCTGATTTTTTATTACAAAGAAGAGATGATGCAGAAAAATTAATGGCACAGGAAAGAGTAGAAGAAAGAACTGCAGTGGATAAATATGTTCAAAATGGATTGAAATTTCCATTAGATAAACAACGTATTGGATTTTTAACATTAACGCTTGAAAAGTTTTTTAATGTATCATCTAATGAATACTATTCAAATGTAAAAAAAAGAGAATTCAAGTTAAATGAGGATCTATTATTTCGTTATGGTATAGAACAAAATAAAAATACTTCATTTTTATCTGCAATTGGGTGTATTTTGATTAATCAAGGTATAATTAAAGGTAGTCCGGTTGATTCCTTGATTGAATATATTAGTAAAATGGTAACTTTGGAAAATATTCAAGAATTTCACAATGGAAAATTAACTCGTATTTTTTCAGAAGAAGAATTGGATGATAGAAAAAGAATTGAAAAAGGATATGCAAAATTTATAGAATATATTAGAGACAAAGATAAATATGTTGACTATAGATATTTATGGGACATTGTATGTGGACTTCTTTTTAAAAAAAGAATCAATATGATTATTTTATATGAACCAATGGACGATAGTACAAATAATTTGAGTATTATATGCCCAACAACATATCATTCACGGTTTAAATTTGATTTGAATAATCCATCTATTATTTTATATAAAAAAGGGGATTTTTTTGAACCGTTATTTTATGCAAATAAAAAGGTTAATAAAAAATTAACTATGATTGATCCAACTGAATATAAATTTTTGTTTCATTTAAAGGATTCGTTTATTGCAAAACCATTGAAATTTATAAATAAAAATTTGAGTGAGTGTAAAGAAATATCAGTGAATAAAAAATATAATTTTAAACAAAATAAATCATTAGAAGAAATACAATCATTTCTTCCTGAAGGATATACTCTAAAATCACAGGTAATTAGTTTTGATTATAATATTATTGGTGCAATAATTAGTGTAAATACAACCGATTTTTTTATTCCTTGTAGACCAGGAAACATCATACCAGAAATAGAAGTTATTCGGTTAGATGATGTAGAATGGAATACATATGATGAAACGGTTAAAAATTTATTAGAACTATACAGAAATTCTAGAAAACAAATTTATTGTAGACCACTTATTCGAGTATTAGAAGATGGAATGATTGTTGGTATATTGACAATGACCAATCAGTTTATTCAATTAAATGAACCAGAAGAGGATGAATATGAAGAAAAAGATAGATATGGATTAGATAAAATAGAAGAACATAATTATATTGCAGATGATTATAGTATATTACACAATCCAGTATCAAATTATAAAGATAAACTTATACACAAACTAAAATTAGAAAAGAAATTTTATAATGCATATTTTAATATTTTAAAAATAGAAATAAATAAATTTGAGAATATTGCAATCAGACAACGTATTGAAGAAATTATGAAAGGATCATTATTATATGCAGCAAAAATAGAACAAATAAAGGATCTATTGAATCCTATAATTGAACAAAAAATTAATTTTATTACATATTCTGATAGTGTTTTGAGTGAAATGGAAGATATAAATTTGTGTAAAACAGATATCGAACAGAGCTACTGCACGCCAGATGGTTTATTATTAATACCTAGCTTGAATTTATATACAAAACAAAAAAATAATGAATTATATCTTATTAAATTCATAGATGGAATTTTAAGAAATCATACTATTAAAATTTCAGTATTTGAACATTCACATAGTACAATTTATTTTACAGATAAATATAATTTAACAGAAGATGAACTATTACTTTTAGAATCATTATTATTGCCATATTTAGATAAATTAGGAAAAACTGTATACAGTAATGAAAGAGTTACATATCTAAGTTTTGAAGATTTACAACCAGAAGAAATATTGAATTTAGCAGATATTGTAGAAGTAGAATATCAGAGTCCTGAAGTTGAAATTGGTAAACCAAAAATAAAAGTAAAATCTGATTCAACTTCAAATTCGAGTGCAGATCCAGATGTAGGTCTAGATAATCAATCACTTCCTGGTTCACAAAATTCTTTTCATCTAAATGATCCAAATAAAATATTGAATAGAAATAACGAAGAAGTAAAATCTCAAGCTGAAGATGATGAAGAAGATGAAGAGAATGAAGAAGATGAAGAAGAAAATGATGAAGTAAAACCTCATGGCGAACAAAATGAAGAAGAAGATGAAAATGATGAAGATGAAGAAGGAGCTCAAGATGAAGACGGTGTAGATATTCCTATTAGAAACGCAGATTTACGTATACCAGCAAATGATAAAGATGAAAATCAAGATGAAGAAGAAGATCAAGAGGAAAATGAAGAGGAAGAACAAGAAGAAGATGAAGAGGAAGAAGAAGAAGAAGATCAAGAGGAAAATGAAGAGGAAGAACAAGAAGAAGATGAAGAGGAAGAAGAAGATCAAAAGGAAAATGAAGAGGAAGAACAAGAAGAAGATGAAGGTGAACCTATTGAAGACCCCAAACTTCATTCAAGAATTTCTTCAAATGAAAATGCAAATAATGAAGGAGATAAAGATGACCCAGGGTCAAAAAATTTTGGAAGATCAAAATTTAAAATCAAACCCCCATTTGGTAAATCAATAATCAGGCGTGATAGTTCAAGTGAAGAAGAGTTTGATTTATCATTTGAACCATCAAAAAATGAACCTAAACTAAGATCAAAATTTAAAATCAAGCCCCCATTTGGTAAATCAAAAATCAAACGTGATAGTTCAAGTGAAGAAGAGTTTGATTTATCATTTGAACCATCAAGAAATAAACCTAAACCAAGATCAAAAATAGTTTTTAGACGACCTGAATCAAGACCATCCAATTCGGGTTCATCCAATTCAGAACCATTGCCACTTAGTAAGTTCAAATCTAAAGATATGTTAAAATGTATTGATAGAGGCATTGATATTGCAGATTATCCTACAGATAAATGGAAAAAACTTTTACCAAAAAAAACAAAAAGGTTTAGAATTAGATTATCAGATGATTTTAGTTGTAATTATTTATTATTAATATATCTTTTAAAGGATTTTGATAAAAAATATAGTAATTACAAGATTTCAGATATTAAACAAATGCTTATCAAATGTTATAAAATGGATAGATACAAAGAAGCTATTTTTAAAAAATGGGCAAATGAAGACAAAACAAAATTTGTAAAATTAATAAAAAAAAGAAAGGCAACATTTGAATCCATCATACTGGCTCCAAACTATTTCATAACGACAATAGATATTGTGTTAATTATGCATTTTCATAAAATTCCAATTGTATTACTTTATCAACAAAAAGGAAGATCAACCACATTAAGTATGGAGAATGAAAAAGATTATTATTATTTTATTAAGGTCAAAACAAAAAAACAATTCTTTTTGCATTATATTGATACAAAATTATTAAAAACATTTAGATTTCATGATGTTTCTGATGCAATGTTACGAGAAATAGATCCTATACTTATATCAGAATATTTTGAGAATGATCGATTATAGATCCATAACATATTCATTGTCTTCTGCTTTTTCCACATGTGATATTACATTATGTTGAATCTTGAGTTTATCTGTACCACATCCATCATCAGTTTGTTTTAATAATTCGAATATGTCCTCATCATCGCTTTCATACTCATTACGCTCTGATAATTTTTCCATTTCGATTGTGTTCAAATATACAGAGAATGCAGATGTTCCATAAAATCCCTCTTGTCCGCACATAACATTGGATGATACACCTCTCATTTCATCTAACTCTCCATGTTTGGCTGCATTCAAGAATATTTCAGTTGTCTCTTCGAATGTTGCTTTTGCAATTGGACCAATATTATCACGATTAATACCATGCCTAAAGATGGATGTCATTTTTTCGTTGTATGACATCCTATCACACAAAATTGCAATATGATGATGATTGATATATGAATCAAATTCAATCACATCAATGGTCTCATTGAATAAACATTTCCTTGCTGCTTCCACACCCAGGATTTTTTGAGTCTCTATAATATTGTTAGAGAATGTCCTATCTGTGTCAATATAATCAAGTGACAAGATATCTAATAAATTACTTCCGAATGTATCAAGTACACAAATATCTTTTTTATCGTAATCACCTGTTTCACTATTATAACTCATGTAATTATTAATTTTTCGTAAATGCACTTGATTGATTCCATCTACACCTCTTAGAACAATATTGTTTAATAAATCGTCTTGAAAACTTTTTACCATATAAATATGATCTTCTTCATCTAAGCTTGCAGGTTTGGATTTATTTTTGATATTCAATCGAATGCGGAAAATCAATTCTTCGTCATTCAAATCACTGTAGAAACAACTAATACTTCCATCATAAATAGTCATTAATACATAATGAATTTCTTCTACTGTAATATTAATTTCTAACATGTGAGTTTTATCAAGTGTTAGACGCAAAATCCATTTATTATAAGCAGAATCTTCTTCTTGAACACATCCATCTAAAATATCTTTGAAATCATTGTATTCTTTGACAAGTCTTTTATCAGATGTAACCAATGTAGTAAGTTCATCTGGATCAAAATAAATTTCAGATTTTAATACAATATCACTCATTTTAGTGTGCTGGATTCTAGAAATGTATTCATATGCTTTATCTACATTTGTCTCATCTTCCTTCTTGAGAAAGATAGTAATCGATGGATTTTTAAGATTATCAGTAAGAGTTAAAATTTCTTCAATACGCGGTACACCTCGTGTAACATTGGATTTACTTGATACACCTGCATAATGGAATGTATTCAATGTCATCTGGGTAGTAGGTTCACCAATAGATTGTGCTGAGATTAATCCAACCATCTCTCCTGGATTTACAAGAGCAGTTTTGTACATCAACATTACCTTTTCTAAGAGGAACACGATTCCATCTTTATTGAATCCGTTTTCATAAATAATTTTGTAAGGGTTTAGATAATAATAGTATGCGAGTTTAAACATAAAACAGGGATTGTATATACGATCCAATTCAGCGTAGTACTTATCCAAATATCCATAACATTCTAATGGAGTAATATCACTTAATGATCCTGCATGAATATTCAGTTGTTCTTTTACATTTGTAACAATCTGTTTGAATGAGATTGGTAAATAAATCGTATTCTTATCCGTATATTCTGATACAGATTGAATATAAGTATTACGTCCATCAATCATCATTTCAATATCTTCTTTGATATGTTTTTTCAAATCATTTACTTGATCATTGAACCGAGTAAGAGCTGTCTTACTAAACTTTAGTTTCAATACCGACTTTTTGTAATCATAATTATAATTTTCATAAATATACCCAATTGTATCTGTTAACAAATCAAATTTTACATTTTCAATATGAATTGTATCAAAGTTTGTTCCTCCATAAGTAAATTGTACGATTTTATTTTTATTATTACGAACTGTTCTATCATAGGAAACATAAATGTCTTCAAGACCCTTGATCAAACGTCTTTGAATATAACCAGTCTGACTGGTTTTTACTGCAGTATCAATCAAACCAATACGACCGCCCATAGCATGGAAGAATAATTCTTCTGGTGTTAATCCACTAATGAACGAATTTTCTACAAAACCGCGTGCACTTGGACTATCATCGAATTGTTTGAAATGAGGTAGAGTACGATTTGGAAAACTGTATGGAATACGTTTGTTATCAATATTTTGCTGACCCAAACACGAGATCATTTGAGAAATATTAAGAGTATTACCTTTCGAACCAGATGTCACAATCGTTACGAAACGATTATCTTTGTTCAAATGTTCAATACCAATCTTCCCTGCATCATTTGATGCTTTATTCAAAATATTGTTCACCTGATACTCGAAATACTCTTCATTTGTTCTTCCTGATTTGTTTTCAAGAATGCCTAAATGGAGCTGATCAATCAATGTTGCGACCTGTTTTTTATTATCAGAAATTTTTTCATTAATAAGTTGATTTGTTTGTTCATTTGAAATTAAATCACTAATACCAACACTAAATCCAGTTGTTTTCATGTATTCTGTAATAATTGCTTGAAGATTATCAATAAATAGCTGACTTTCTGTTGCAGAGAAGTCGCTGTTAATTCTTTGAATTAGTCCACGACCACCACCGCCAAGAGTATCTTTGTCTAATTGACCTCTGAGATATTGACCATTTACAATTTCCACAACATGATTTGATGTTTCATAGATATCGCTTGTCTTGAACGAATCCTTTTTATATTTCATTGTGATTGGAGGTAAAATACTTGATAACAATTCAAACGATGTATATTCTTCTTTATCATTATTAAAGAAATTTGTATCTAATTTGGTTGTTTTTGATAACAAATTCATTGCTTCTTTACGAGTGAAACGAATATTTTCTCGAGTAAACAAGTAAGATCCAAGTAACGAATCTTGGAAAATACCAATAATACTTTTATTATTCGCAGGACTAATGATTTGATATTTGATTGCTGCCAAATGCTTTAACTCCATCTCAGCTTCATCATTTTGTGGCATATGCATATTCATTTCATCACCATCAAAGTCTGCATTATATGGCTTTGTATCAGCAACATTCATACGGAATGTATCACCTTTTCGCATGACTCGAACAATGTGTGCCATCATCGACATCCTATGCAAAGTTGGTTGACGATTGAATAAAACATAATCCCCATCCAACATGTGACGATGTACTGTGTCACCAACCTTTAGTTTAACATTTTCTCTATCCACATATCTCAATGAAATATTATCACCATTTTCCTTTTCTAAAATTTTCGCACCAGGATACACATCAGGACCATTTTTTACTAGATAGGTCAAGAAATGAATATTTGTTTCATTTACAAATACCGGTTTAGTAATATTCATGGCAATTTTCATTGGTACACCAAGCTCTGTAATAGATAATTCAGGATCAGGCGTAATCACAGAACGAGCACTAAAATCCACACGCTTCCCCATTAAATTACCACGGACACGGCCAATCTTTCCCTTGTGACGTTCTGTAATTGATTTTAGGGCACGACCAGAACGCTGAGTTACAGGAGATGCACCTGGTAATGTATTGTCTACCATGGTAGCAATATAATATTGCAAAATAGATGTCCAATCATCGATTACTTTAGAACTTACGCCTTTAATTGCAAGTTTCTCTCTAAGAGTATTGTTATACTTAATGATATTTATAATAATATGAGTTAAATCATCCTCACTTCTTTGTTGCGAATCATGTTTCACTGATGGCCTTACGCTAGGAGGTGGAACAGCAAACGTTTGGCAAATCATCCATTCTGGTCTAGACCAAACACTAGAGAAACCCATAAAATTAACATCTTCATCCGTAATTTTCTTGAAAATTTTCAATACAATTTCTGGGGTTAATTTCATAGTTAATTTATTATCTCCTTCGTCGTCCTTTGATTTTGACCATTCTGCAATCAATGTAGCAAATCCTTCCTTCTTGATTTTTTCTGGCTGCAAGCATTCGCACCCATTTTCACTCTCTTTACCACACCGATCGATTTTATTAGATAGAGTAAATACTTCATCCCACCGATGTTGAGGAGAATAATTTAATAAATTCAAATATGCTTTTTTATTCATAAGAAGTTTGCTACATTTGATACATACACATTTTAATATTTTTTGAATTGTATTCAAATATTGAATATAGAAGACAGGTCTTGCTAATTTAATATGACCAAAATAACCAGGACAATCAATATAATTTTGTCCATCTGTTGGGCAAATCATTCCTGGCTCTAATACTCCCATTCGCGGATCAAATAAACCACCAATTTTAGGTTTAATACCAGTATATGTCTCCTTATTTGTAATTTCAGCAACAGAATACTTTTCGATTTCTTCAGGGCTTAATATACTAAACTGAATTCCAATAATCTTTGAAGGAGTTTTGGAAGTCATCCTCTTTAATAAATTAATTATATTTTTATATTCATTCAATTTTATAATAAATATTGAATGAGTATATTATATGCCAAAACGTAAAAAAGTAGCTCTTGATGATTCTAAACACACATTATTAAAAATAGATGATAATAGCAACACATATAAATCTTTAATTGAAAATGTAAATGTAGATGAAATTACCTATTTTAATGGAATGCCTTATGATACACAAATGAAAATTATTGATGATTTGGCATTATTAAAAATGATGTCTGAAATAAATACGCCATATAGAATACAATTATTGAACAAACCTGTATCATTTAAATTCAAAATTGTTGCATTGAAAAAAATTAATGTATTTGAAAAAATGGATCCATGTGATGGCGAATATCATAAATTGAAAAAATGGATCGAGGCATTTTTGTCTCTTCCTGAAATGTCAAAAAGACTACCGGTATGTATTACAGATGGACCACAACAATGTCAAGAATATATGGAACAATGTAAAAATATACTAAATGAATCCGTTTACGGACTAAATGATGCAAAAATGCAAATTATGCAGTTTGTTGGTCAATTGATATCGAATCCATCTTCTATAGGGAATGCAATCGGGCTAAAAGGACCAATGGGTACAGGAAAAACAACTCTTATCAAGAATGGTTTAAGTAAAATGTTAGGAAGAGATTTTGCGTTTATTACATTAGGTGGTGCAAATGACGGTAGTTTTTTGGTTGGACACTCCTATACATATGAGGGAAGTCATTATGGAAAAATTTCAGACATTTTAATACAATCTAAATCAGATAATCCAATTATATTTTTTGATGAATTAGATAAAGTAAGTGATTCCTATGGAGGAAATGAAATCATTGGTATACTTACTCATTTAATTGATTCTACTCAAAATAACGAATTTCATGATAAATATTTTTCTGAAATAGACATTAATGTAAGTAAATGTTTGTTTGTATTTAGTTTTAATGATGAAAGTCGTGTAAATTCTATTTTAAAAGATAGAATGTATGTCATAGAGACAAATGGTTATAATAATAAAGATAAAATCGAAATTTGTAAAAATTTTATATTACCCTCTGTATCAAAAGAAATGAATATAAATGTGGATGATATTATTTTTTCTGATTCTATTATTCAATATATTATATCATATACAAAACATGAAAAAGGTGTTAGAAATCTTAAACGAAATATAGAAACCATATTCAGTAAAATTAATTTATTTCGTTTAATGAAACCAAATACATCATTGTTTGATAACAAAATAATTACTATATCATTTCCACTTACCATAACGATTGAAATGATTGATAATTTATTACCTAAAAATGAAGAAAAATTGAGTTGTTTGCATATGTATTTGTAATTATTTTATTGATTGAATTTATTAAATTTTAGTTAATTTTGTTTTTTTAACAGGTCTTAATACTCTAGTAATACACTCACTGAAATTATCGTATGTTGTTTTTGATGCGTCACCATTATTTTTCAAAAATCCTGAAAAAAATACATATTTTGAACTACATTTATTTGTTTCCCATTTATTACCATTACTACTTATTTCTATTTTAATAAGATAAATAAAAATAATAATAATTCCTATTAAAAATATAAGCCATGGTAATACACCGTAACTATTACCTAAACCTCCCTCTTTAAATTTTTTAATAACCTTTAATATTTGTTCTGTTTGTGGATTTATATCCATTTTATTTATAATAATATTATTAATTTCATAACTGATCTAAGTTGGTGTTTGATCCATACTACGAACACATTTTGCAAAACTATTTACACCCTCAACTGGATCACCTTTAATAGAATTCAAAAATAATGTTACAGGATTACAATTTTTATCATTAATAGTATATTGAGCGGCAATTATTTTTTTTACATAACTTATGTATACAATTAAAACAAATACTATTATAAGAATAATACTTAAATCTGTAATATCGCTCATATAGAATAATAAATTATTTTTATTAAATACATAATACAAATAATTTAAAAATTAAGCAAAATAGTAATTATGAAGTTATTGCTTTTTCTTATTCAAAGTCTAATGGTGTTCTCTTTTAAAATGCAACATATTAAAACTCTTTGTTGGACATTTTCATGTTATGATAATCATTATGAAAATGTCTTTATTGAAATGAATAAAAATCCGGATTATCTAGAGCATAACACAATTATGTATTATAATTCATTGTATACAACTATTATTTATAAATCTATTGATTAATACACAATAGTACCTAATTCTTTTAAAAAATTTGGATTTGAAATAGGTTGAATATGTTGTCTTTCCATCATTTTACAGAGTTTAACTGTTTTATCAAGTTCTTTTACGAAAATAGGAAATAATCTTTCTGCAACATTCAATGTAAAATGAATTGTAGAAAAAAGTTGAGGATTTGGTTCAATTTTACTATAATCTATAGCATCGATCATTTTTTCTATTTTATTTAATTGTTTTCCAGCAAAAGATTTCTCAAATACTTTTTGTTCTGGTTTTGTTAAAAGAGAAAATACAGGAATATCTTTGTTTTTTAAAGTTAACTTACGAGAATTATTACTTCTACGATTGTGACTTCTACGACTATGACTTCCACGACTATGACTTCCACTATTTTTCCTGGTTCTGCTTCCTCCGAAAAATTTGGTTTTAAGTCCTGATCCAAATCTTTTTGCTGCATGAAAAGCAGTTTCTGCTGCTGCGGCTGCTGCTTCTGCCGCTACTCGTGCTGATTCTTTTACATCCTCAGGATCTATTTGACGTAATCTTTCAGCACGAGCTGCTATACCTTCTGCAGCTCCTTGTGCTAAGGATCCTGCACCTTCTAGAGCTTTTCCTGCGAGCGATCCAGCACCTTCTACTCCTCTTCCTGCAATTGACGCTGCACCTTGTGCTCCTTTTGCAGCTAGTTCTCCAAGTTGTCCTGGTATTGCACCCATGATACCAACCTGATCATTTACAACATTATTTACCACAGAATGAAGTTTTTCTGCTGCTTTCTCCTTTAATGGTTCAACTACATGTTTTTTAACTTCTTCGACTACTGTTTGACTCGAAATATATCTGCTAGTTTCTCGCTGAATCATTTGTATATCACGACCTAATAGTGATTCATATACAGCTCCCATTAATAAAAGCATTTGTGATAAAACAAAGAGTCCTGATCTAAATAATCCTTGATATAGAGCATCACGCGGTGAAATAAATTCTGGTGCACCATTAGAATGTCCAAATAATGAATTATGATGTACAATCATACTATGAGATGTACCTAAAGTTGAAACTCTTAATGTCGTATCAAATACAATAAATATTAATAACATTTGAAATATATATGCAATGAATACAAGAAGACAAAAAGGAAATGGCATATGTCCTAAAAATTCTTTGAATGAATTACCTACTACAAAAATAAGTTCGCATAAAAATTTGAATATTCTAAATATTAATACATAAATCAGTTTCAAACAATAAATATATGTTGTAGGATTACTTAAATCGCAGTTGGATTCACGTCTAATAGTTCCTATAGCAGACATAAGTCGCCGATTCTCTCTTGTAATCTGTTCTCTTAATCCATCAAATCTATCTAAACTTGCATGATGATTATGGACAATATTTTGATCTATTCCGTGTAATACTTGTGATATAACGCCCATTTGATCTCTAAGTTCTTCCAAACTTCGTTCTGTTCCTAGATCTGAACGAGCGTGTGGAGCACGTGTCTCTAATGCTAATGCAGAGATGCGTCTTTGTCTTGGTTCAACACCTCCTGGATGACTAGATCCGCTAATTAATGAAGACCACGATGGTGCTTGTGTAGGTGCACTACGAGATAGTTGACGTTGAACTCTTTCTTTCTCTTTTCTATCTTGTTCTGCATAATATGCATTCCAATTTCTCATTATATATAATGTATAATATTATTTAGAGGTATAATGACATGAATAGTAATGGCTCTTATAAAGAGTTACTTTTCTCTCCTCGAAAAGTATAAATCAAAATATGGAGACACATTTCTATTAATGCAAGTTGGAAGTTTTTACGAAGTATATTCTGCAAAAGATACAGATCCAGATATGATGTATTTTTCTAAATTATGTGATTTGAAAATAGCACAAAAGAATGAATATTTTATGGCGGGTTTTCGAGATTATATGATTGATAAATATATTCAAAAATTAAATGAAACGTCTTATACAACAGTTATCTTTAATCAAGAAGAAAAGGATGGTATAATAGAGAGAAAAGAATTTGCTATTTATAGTCCAGGTACAACATTTATTGAAGATGAAATAAAATTATCAAACAATATATCATGCATATGGATTCATCAAATTAAACAAAAACAAATTATATTTGGTGTCTCTAATATTGATATTTATACTGGAAAAACAAATGTATTCGAATATGAACATGTATATTATCATAATCCATCTACTTATGATAATATTGAAAATTTTGTCTCTATTTATAATCCAATAGAAATTATTTTGATTTATTCAGATGAAGAGACAATCGATAGTATTATTCATTATATTGGAATTAAAAGTAAGAAAATAGTAAAAATATGTTTAAATCAAGATACCGCCTTGTCTAAACAAGCAATTTCATGTGAAAGCCAACATTATCAAAATGAAATCATCAAAACATTTTATTCTATGTCTAAAACATCATTTGTTGATGCATTATTTGAAAAAGGAATTGCATTTCAATCCTTTTGTTTTTTATTAAATTATGTATTTGAACATAATCCATCTTTAACGAATAAAATATCTGAACCATTTATTGATAATCAAAATAATAATCTTTTGTTAGCAAATCATTCTTTAAAACAATTAAATGTATTAGAAAGTGATTACATTGGTCCATATTCAAGTGTTATAAAATTGTTGAATACGTGTCGTACATCTGTTGGTAAACGATATATGAATCATATATTGTTGAATCCTATCAAACAAGTTGATCTATTAGAAGAATCTTATTCTTTAACGGAACATGCGTTATCCAAAGGGTTTGCATGTTGTCTCCAAATAAAAGATATTGAAAAAATTATTCGTAAAATAATACATAAAAAAGCATGCCCATCTGATTATTATTATTTATATGAATGTGGTGAAATATTAATGAATATTTTTTCAAATTTAGATACAACCATTAAAATTCATATAGAAGAAGAGAAAACTTTATCAGATATTAAGATAATCAAAAAACATCTAACTACTTTTTTCAATATGGACATTTGTAAACAAATGAACTCAACCAATTTTGATAAATATGAAGACTGTGTTTATTTGATTAATAAAGATGTAAATTCTGAATTAGATATAGCATTGCAAACAAAAATAGAAAATAAGGAAAAGTTAGATGCAATTATAACACATTTAAATGCAGTGTATACTTTTATTGATAAAAAATGTAGAGATGCAGTAAAGGTGCATGATACAAATTCAGGAAGTTTTTTAACCATTACTAAAAAAAGATGTGATGCATTAAAGAAAAAAATCATAAGTAGAGAGATAACTTTTATTTCAAGTTATACTAAAAAAGAAGAAAAATTCTTGTTCAGTGGTGATCTAATATATTCTGAATATAATTCGACAACAACTATGATTCAATCTGAACAGATCAATCATTTATTCAAAACAGCTTATTCATCCAACGATATTTATATGAAATTATTAATTGAAACCTATAATAAAATGTATGAAACTGCATCATGTTTTTCATTTGATAAAATAGTAGATTGTATTCGTAAATTAGATTTATTAAATACAAAATGTGAATTAGCAACCATGTATAAATATTGTCGTCCACAAATACATAATGAGAAAGATAATAAATCATATGCAAAAATGAAAGGGTTGCGTCATGTATTGATTGAGCATATTGAAAAGAATGAATTATATGTTACAAACGATATTGAATTAGGGTTGGATAATCAGGGAATATTATTATTTGGAACAAATGCAGTAGGAAAAACAAGTTTGATTAAATCAATTGGAGTATGTATTATCATGGCCCAAGCAGGACTCTATGTTCCCTGCGATAGTATGATTTATTACCCTTATGAATATTTATTTACACGTATTATTGGGAATGATAATATATTCAAGGGTCTTTCTACATTTGGAGTAGAAATGAGTGAACTAAGAGTTATTTTGAATAAATGTAATAAAAATAGTTTGATATTGGGAGATGAACTATGTTCTGGTACAGAGATTGATTCAGCTCTAAGTATTTTTACAGCAGGATTAGAAACAATGTATGCCCGAGGTAGTTCATTTATTTTTGCAACACATTTTCATCAAATACAATATTTTGAAGAAATTCAAAAAATGACAAAATTGTCTCTCAAACATCTTAGAGTAAAATATAATCATGAATTACAAAAATTAGTATATGATCGAAAATTAGCAGATGGTGCAGGAGAAAGTATATATGGTCTAGAAGTATGTAAATCATTACATTTACCAGATGACTTTTTAAAAAGAGCTCATGAAATTCGTGGAAAATTCATAGGTTCGCAATCTATACTAACTTTAAAAACAAGTGCACATAATAGAGAAAAGGTTCGTGGTGTATGTGAATTATGTAAAAAAAATATTGGTACTGAAATACATCATTTACAATATCAACGAGATGCAGATAAAAATGGTATTATTAAACATTTTCATAAAAATCATTTAGCAAATTTAGTAAGTATTTGTGAATCTTGTCATACAAATATACATGATAGTGGTTCAGTATTTGAAAAAAGAAAAACATTAGATGGTGAAACTATATTGGGTTTGATTTAATTATTTGAATTATCAAATTTTAATATAAAATGTTTCTCCATTAATTTTAACCATTTTTTTTGCTAGATATATGAAACAACTATAATTTCCAGACCCGCGTGTTTCAGGTTTATTTTCATCTACATTATAAAATATGTACCGGAAAGGCACATCACCATAAATCGGAACGGTTCGTTCATTAATAACAACACTTTCAATATGATTGAAAGGTATTTGTGTATTTTGAGTATAAGGAAATTCAAAAAATCTTTTATCAAGACCTCTCCCAGCTTCTATTATGTATACTGTTTCTCCAGATAATAAAACAAAATGGCCTGATTCTATTACACGGATATTAGATAGTTGAATTGGTTGTTTATTCCCATTATTTTGAGAATTGAATGGTTTATTTCCATCTGATGATTTTGCAGATTCTGGTGAATTATTTTTAGAATTTATTAATGGATTACTTGGATTACTTGGATGAATACGCCTAGTACTTTTACTAAGGCCCATTCTATTGAATAATGATGATCCACCCTTAAATTTTTTATTTTTACACCTTATTTTACGCGTCTTTTTATTCATTATATATTATATTATTATAATATTAATTTATTATTTTCATTTTTGATTTTATTTTTTTTCTCTACAACACAAAATAATTCATTAAGGAGAATTCAAATATTCATTTCGTAATATATGTGATAAATATTCATACCTTGTTAATATTTTATCATTTCTATGATATGGGCATTATTTACTAGAATGAACAAACCCACTATTGTACATATTATTAGGTATTCTTGTTGGATTGTTTTTATCTCTTTGGGTTTCATCATATTTATCTTATCACAGTTATTATATAATATATATATATGTGTTTTAATCCAACAGCTAGTTTAATTGCATTTTCAATTGGTATTACATCCTGGATTATTTTGGTATATTTGAAATTATATAATTCTTCAATTATTGTTATGTATTTGTCTATCATGCAATTATTAGAATATTTTGCACACGTATCTATTATAAATAAAGATAATGATACAAATATAATTACATCAAAATTAATTTTTGTTTTTGCACTAATACAACCATTACTTTATTATATTAGTACACTATTAACCAAAGGAAACTATAATTTTAAAAATGCAAACAAATACTTATTTTTACTCCCATGTTATGTGTTATTTTTAGTTATTTTTTATTTTTATTTGAATAGTAAACAAGTATTTAAAACAACATATTTAAATAATACATGTGACAATATATGTAGATTATCATGGGATTTTTTTGGTTATAATAAAATATTTACAATCATTGCATTTATTTTTTATTTGTCCATTTGTTTAATTTTTTGGAAAAAATATGCGTTAGTTTATTATGCACATGTATTAATATTAATATCAGTTATATATACACTTTTTTTATCAAGAGATATTAAAATATTGGTATCTATTTTTGGAAGTATATGGTGTTTTCTTGCTGTTACTTATGGACCATTAGTTATATTGGATCATTTTGGTTATTTTAAATAATGAATCTGATATTATCCTTCAACCAATTAAATTCATCGATTGTAACTTTATGATATTCCTCTCTTTCAATAAAAGAATTATATAATTTGTCTCCCAATTTTATAAATTGTCTATATTCATCACTTAGATTTAATATTAATTCTAATCCAAGACACTGTTTATTTGTAAGATGAATTTCTTTTTCTTTATAAATAAATACTGGCATATCTTGATTTGTCATTTATTGTTTATATAAAAATTGATTTGAAAATATTATTGTATAATATATATAAAAAATGCTTATTCCAGTAAAATGTTTCACTTGTGGTAAAGTAATTGCAGACAAATATATTTACTTTCAAAATGAAGTAATTAAAAAGCGTCGTGAAGCTGGTATTCATCCAGAAAAAATAAATTATCTAGATGATGAAAAAATGGATAAAACAATTGAAGGTGAAGTATTAGATAACCTTAAACTAACAAATATTTGTTGCAGGAGACATATGTTGACGCATGTGAATATATTTTAAATATTCAATCCTTATATAATTCAGGTTCTTTATATTTGATATCTTTTATATTGATATTATCTAATCCATTTTTTCCACATGGTCCGCAGTGATCTTCATTGGAATAATCTATTTTTTTGTTTGTTTTTGTGTCACAATCATTACTCCATCTACCAACATGCATTGGTTTTGGAATAGGTCTAATATGATTTAGCATTCTTACTAGAAACTTCATACAACATATAATAGTATGTGTTTAAATCATTATTCTAATGGAAAAATTTTATGAATCTCTTCTTTAATTTTTAGAGCTAAATCAACATGTTCTGCCTGAGTATCATCTTTATTAGTTCGCACATTCAAATAATGAATCCAACTACGTAATGTTCCATTCATATACAACTTTGTTTTTGTTAACCCCTCACTTAAAATAACCCTACTTTGTTCTTTAGCAATATTATTGTAAATACAAAAATCATAATATTCTTTCTCTTTTTGAATTAATTCTTGTTGCAATGATGCAAATTTTTCAGATAATTCTTTATTGTCTGCTCCTGCAACTAAACTCATTTGCCTATTTGTAGGATGTTGTAAACGGCATTCTCGAGTTGTAAAATTGGTTGCAAGTGCATATCTTTGGCTGAATTCTTGAAATGAAAAGGATCGATGACGAATAATTTGTCTACTGATGTCTCTAGTTGTTTCAATTTCTACACAAATATTTACCATTTCAAATGGAGAATAATGGTGATGTTTTAATAGATATTTGCATAATTTTTCTGATGTTAAATGGTTATTTTGATTTTCTGGATTAGACACTCTAGCACAATATGCAACTTGTTCTAATAAATTTAAATTTTTTATAGATCCATTATCTTCAATTTGCATAGTAGAATAAGAGACAACACGAGCCTTGTTAAATTCCATTTAAAATAATAATGAAAATGTATTTAAATAAAAAAATAAATGATTAAAAATCAGTAATACGATTTATATAAGCAGCCTTTTCTGAAGTATTATACATCATTTCTACGATTTCACCGCATTCGTTTAGATAAGTTACATAAATAGTATCTTCTTTTTTAATAACATTTGTAAAAATTAATTTTATATCACTTGTGCTTAGTGGAATGATTCCATGGTTTAAATAATTTTCAACATAACGAATTTGATATTTATATGCTTTTTGCCATTTTGGATTTATCCCTTTAAATCTTATATACCATTCCATTGTCAATATATATACAACATATTTAAATATTATATATATATATATAATGAGGACATCTAAAAATAATACGAAAGCGACTATAATTGCAAGTACAAAAAATACTACAAATTCGACTCGATCAAAGGGACGAAAAAAATCACGCACTCAAAAAAGAAAAAGAAAAGAAAAGATATTTAAGGGAGGAAATAATCCATTTAGTGATATTTTTGGAATGTGGGGAACAATGACATACAACTTATCAAATGCATTCTCAGTGTTTACTATTACACCTCCTTCGGGGTATTTAAATCAATCGTCTAGTGTTTCAAATCCAAGCCCAAGTAAACAATTTGTATAATTTTTTTATTTGATAATTATAATGGCAAGAAAAATTCGTATGTCTAATACTTCTCGTTCAACTTCTGGTTTTGATTTAACAAATATGTGTACTCCAGCAACTATTTACTTTGTATTGTCTCTTATTGGTCTCATTATGGTTGGTTTAAACAATTTAAATAATCATGATAAAGTATGCATCGGCGATTACAACTGCTATGTAGGAAATAATACAACTGTTTTTATTTTGAATGCAATTTATATATTATTCTGGACATTTATTCTTGATTTAATGTGCAAAGGAGGATACTCTTCTCTTTCTTGGTTTGTGCTTCTTTTACCCTTTATTATTTTATTTATTTTATTTGCAGTATTAATGGTAAAAGATGAGAGTTTAACACAACGTCAACTAAAAGGTTAATTAAATTCTATTAGTTTATTTATTATTTTAATCTAAAAAAATAATAAATAAAAATATAAATGACAGATGAGAATGATGAACTTCAAATGGATGAGTTTCAAAAGGATGAGCTTCATTTTAAAATCATAGATAAGTATTTTAAAGAAAATTCATTAGTAGAACATCAAATTTCTTCTTGTAATAATTTTTATGATAATAGTATCAAAAAAATATTAAACGACTTGAATCCATTAACTTATTATAGTGAATTTAGTGAAGAAAAAAAAATGCACAAATACAATGTTGAAATGTATATTGGTGGTAAACAAGGACAGCTTATTTATTATGGTAAACCAGTCATTTATGATGAAGGTAATATGCATTATATGTTTCCAAATGAAGCTCGTTTAAGAAACATGAATTATGGTATTTCAATACATTATGATGTTGAAATAGAATTTACTATTTATGATCCTACATTTAAAACAAAAAAACTTATTAAAAAAATAATACCAGAAAGGGCTGAGAGAGAAACATCTGGACATTTCTTTTTGGGAATGTTTCCAATTATGGTTCAATCCAAATTGTGTGTATTACATAATCTTCCAAAAGAAACACGTTATACAATGGGTGAATGTAGACATGATTATGGAGGTTATTTTATTGTAGATGGAAAAGAAAAAGTAATTATACCTCAAGAAAAATTTGGAGACAATTTAATTTATATTAGGGAAGTAAATGATAATACGCATGATTATTCTGTAGAAGTACGTTCTGTTTCTGAAGATACATCAAAACCCCAAAGAACATTTGCAATTCGTCGTGTTGCTTTATCTCCTACTTTGACAAATGGTCAAATTGTAGTATTCATTCCAAATGTTCGTAAACCAATTCCATTATTTATTGTATTTAGAGCATTAGGAATTATTTCAGATAAAGATATTTGTAAAACAATTCTTCATGATTTAGATAAATATTCTGATTATTTACAATATCTTATACCATGTGTACATGATGCGGGTCAAATTTTTAATCAAATGAATGCATTAGAATTTATTGGTTCTTTTACAAAAGTAAAAACAATCAAAGAAAGTTACAATATTTTAATTAATTATTTGTTACCACATGTAGGTGAAATGAATTTTAGAACAAAGGCACTTTATATTGGTCACATGGTTTTTGAATTGTTACGCGTGATTCATAAAGATCAACCTGTAACAGATCGTGATAGTTTCAAATATAAACGAGTAGATAACACAGGATATTTAATGAAAGAGTTGTTTTTAGAATATGCAAATATTATGTATTCAGAGGTCTACAAAAAAATAGATAAAGAATTATTCTATAATAGATCCACGTATATTGATGAAGTTGAACCAATGGACGATAATTATTTATTTATTAATTTATTTAATGCAAAACATTTTATAGAAGAACGATATATTGAAGATGGATTTAAAAAAGCATTCAAAGGTAATTGGGGATCAAAGGCCCATACAAAACGTGTAGGCGTATTGCAATCAATTAATCGTTTATCCTACAATTCATTCATGAGTCATTTAAGAAAAATAAATTTAGATATTGATTCTTCTGCAAAAATAGTAAAACCGCACATGTTGCATGGGTCTCAATGGGGTGTGATCGATCCAGTAGACACACCAGATGGTGGAAGTGTAGGATTTCATAAACATATGGCTATTATGTGCAAAATAACACAGCATATTTCAGTACATGAAGTAATTCAATGGTTTGTAGAAAATGTAAAGGATGATCGTATTAAAATACATTTTTTAGAAGAATGTGATCATAATGATATGTCAACGTATACTAAAATATTTATTAATGGTTTATGGTTAGGAATGATTAAAGATCCTTATGCATTGAAAGATTCATTTAGAGATGCAAGATTACTCGGCGTTATACCAAGTATAGTAAGTTTTTCATTTGATATTTTATCCAATAGAATTGAAATTTATAGCGACGAAGGACGTCTTACTAGACCATTATTATATTTTGAGGGTAAATCAAAAAATCAAATTAGTTATAAAGGTATTAATATAGATAAATTAAATTGGAAACAGTTAATAAAAGGAAAATTAATAGAAAAAAGAGAAAAGAGCGAAAGTAGTGATTTTCATGCAGATGAAGTATTTCATAAAGTTTCCATATTGGATGGAAAAAATGCTCAATTTGCTACAAATAAAGCAGTATTAGAATACATTGATACATCAGAAGCAGAAACACTTTATATTACAACCACAATTGATGTAAAACCAGGACATACCTATACTCATTGTGAAATACACCCTTCCCTCATATTAGGTATTATGGGAAATCAAATTATTTTCCCAGAACATAATCAATTACCCAGAGATGTATTCAGTTGTGGACAATCCAAACAAGCAGTATCTCTTTATCATTCTAATTTTTTTAATAGAATTGATAAAATGGGTGTTATTTTGAATTATGGTCAAAAACCTATTTGCCGAAGTAGATATTTACATTATTTAAATGAAGAAGAACATCCTTATGGAGAAAACGCAATTGTTGCAATTATGTGTCATACCAGTTACAATGTAGAAGACTCTATTTTAATTAATGAATCTGCTGTAAAGCGAGGTTTGTTTAATACAACATATTATACCATGTATGAGACACATGAAGAAACAAGTATGAGTCAAACATCTAATGCAAATGAAAAAAGAATTGCACCTGTATTAAATTATAATTTACAACGAACAAAACCAGGTTATAATTATAATGAATTAGATGAAACTGGATTGATAAAACCGAATACATTGGTAGACGACAAAACTGTATTGATTGGTAAAATCTCATATCCAAAAAATAATCCTACCATAGTAAGTGATGATAGTATTTTTCCTAAAAAGGGACAGCTTGGTTATATAGATAAAACATATATTACAGAAAATGATGAAGGTCGTAGAGTTGCAAAAGTTAGAATAAGAGAAGATCGAAAACCATCTGTAGGAGACAAATTTGCTAGTAGAGCTGGCCAAAAAGGAACAATTGGTGTATTAATTCCAGAAGAAAATATGCCATTTACAAAGGATGGTCTTCGTCCAGATATGATTATTAATCCACATGCATTACCATCACGAATGACAATCGGACAATTAGTCGAAAGTATTTTTGGAAAAATGGCATGTATCAAAGGATGTGGAATTGATAGTACTGCATTTTTAAATAAGGGCCCAAAAGATAAAATTATTGGGGAAGTATTGAATCAGTTTGATTATCATTCAAGTGGAAATGAATTAATGTATAATGGTATGACTGGCGAACAAATTGAGTCTGCTATTTTTACTGGACCAACCTATTATATGCGATTGAAACACATGGTAAAAGATAAAATTAATTACAGAGCACGCGGACCAAGAACATTATTAACTCGCCAAACAAATCATGGAAGAGCAAATGATGGTGGTTTAAGAATTGGAGAGATGGAACGTGATGGTGTCATTGCACACGGTATGAGTAAATTTTTATATGATTCATTAATGAACAGAGGGGATGCATATAAAGTTGCCATTTGTAATCATACAGGAACTTTAGCTATTTATAATAAAGAAACTGATCATTTTTATAGTCCACTTGCAGATGGACCTATTCAATATGATATTCTTGATAAAAGCACTTATATACCAAATTTAGTAACAAAATATGGTAAAGAATTTAGTATAGTGGAGATACCCTATAGTTTTAAACTGCTAATGCAAGAATTAACAAGTATGAATGTACAAATGAGATTAATTACTGCTGATAATATTGAACAATTAACAAAACAAGGAGATAGAAGAATTAATGAGAGACAATTTAATGTAACATCAGTATCACCTGGAAAAGAAGAAGATATCTTTGAAAGATTGAAGAGAGAAAATGAAGAAATTGCTAAATTTGAAAGTGAAAAAAATAAAAATTTGAATTTCTATTTAAATATGAATAATAATGCATTTATTGTAGAACCTGAATTGTTATCAAAAGAAGAAAAAAAACAATTATTGAATATGAATGATCAACAAATTAGAGCGTTCATTGAAGGTCATAATGTATCTGATTTGACTCCAAAACAAAAAGAAAATTTTTCTAGAATTATTAGTTCATCAGCACATTATATGAGATTGGAACAAGAAGTATCAACAAATGATTTGTACAAAACAATATTACGTGATGAAATAAATAAAATGTTTGAACCAACTAACTCAGAAAAGCAAATGTATAAAGAAATGTATGGTGAAAATTTGAATGAATCTGGTTCCAAAATAGGCACAATGTTTGGTGGGGGTCCTGATAAGCCAAATGATAAATCTAATAGTTCTGATTCTCAAAAAATTACAATTAAAAAAGAAGGTTATGAACACAGTTCAGAGTTTGGCTCAGTATCAAAAACATCTGAATTAAGTCATTCTGAATCATTTGAAAATGATGGTCAAAGCCAGGTTCAAGGAGGTCAAGGAGGTGAAACAAAAGTTATAAAGATTTAATTTTGATACAAAATATAAAATTGATTTAAAATAATTAATATAGTTTTTATATAAAATGGATTCCACGAATAGTTACATCAAACAGCTATATACTTCACGTAATACTATTTTAAGTTATCTCAAAAATATTGGGTACGATTGTTCTGATTATGAAAACTTCTGTTTTGAAGAAATTAATATAATGAAAGATACTGATAATTTAAGTTTTATTGTAGAAAATTCTTTAGGAGAGAAATGTTATGTAAAATATGAAATTGACGTAACATTCAAGCATAATGTTTTAAAAAAGAATAGCATTGTTACTCTCAAAACAAAAATATTTGATGGTGATGAACCTATTTTGACAAAAAAAGATACATTATTTATTGTTACAACAAATTATTCAGAAGATAGTGTTCATGCAATGATTAAAAATTCTTGGGAAAGTGAAGGAATATTTATTGTTTTGTTCAATTTAGCACATTTACAGATTAATATATTAAATCATAGTTATGTTCCAAAACATGTAAAACTTACCGATGAAGAAGCAGACGAATTCTATAAAAAATATAATGTAAATGAAACACAAATACCCGAAATCAGTAGGTTTGATCCAGTAGCTAGAGCCTTATGTTTAAGGCCAAAACAAATATGTAAAATTACTCGATATGATAAAATTTCATACAAAAATGATTATTATAGAATTTGTGTTTCATAAATATATATAAATTATATAAATGGCGTGCAATTTATCTGTTGATATTATAAATCAGCCAACTATTATAACAGATTTTACTGATTTTAGTAATTGCAGTTCAGCAGAGATTAATCGATATGTAATGGATTATAATAATGCAAAATATCCTGTGACTACTTGTTCATCTGAAAATATTGATTGTAAAGCACCATTTAATCCAAATTTTACAAATAAATATTGTACAGAAACTGAAGCAAAAAATTATGTAAAAGCATATAATAGTCAATGTTTGCTACCTAAATTAGATTTTGTTCAAAAAGATATGAATAAATTAATAAATCAATCAGTTACAAATGATCAATTGACTACTGCAACACAACTAAATAATGATACTATGAAATTGTATATGAATGATTATTATTATATTATCACAAAAGGAATTGTTTATTTTATTATATTAGGAATTTTTATTTATTTTTTTGGAATATCGAATTTAATTGAAGGAGTAAAAACAACTGGAACTGTATTGAAAGATAAAGCAATTGTTATAAAAGATAAAGCGGTTGAATTAAAAGATAAAGTTGTTCCAAAAGAAACATTATAATCATATGTTAAATATTTGTACAATATAAATGTCAGATCCAAGAAACGCACTCGGTAATCCAGATTATACTGGTCCGCCCCCACCACCGTTACAGTTTCCAGATATATCTTCTAGTAGTGTAGCAATCAAGGCATTCAATGCTGAATATGAAAATTACAAAAAAATAAATACAGCACCAAATTCAAGTTTACAAAATGAAGTAATTGAAACAACAAATATATTGAATAGAGAATATACTTTATTAGTCATATGGTTTATTATAGCTATTATTTTTTTTATTTTAACAATTGTTGCAATTATGTCTAATGAAATGAGCAGTTATATTTTATATCCTGCTTTAGGCTTTTTAATTTTTATTACATTTTATATAATTAAAAATATATATATTTATTTAAATGGTCTTTGATATTTCAGTAGAAGCGACTAATGCAAGAAATAAAGCAATAAATGACCAAAATGATCAGAACTATAAACAATATAATCAAAATAAAAATGCAGTATTAATTAATTTAGGAAAACTTAAATCTAAAGAACCAGTATCTAAATTACAAACGTATGAAGCAATTAAAATTGAAACAGAACAACTATTAATAAGAGAAAAAACTATATTTATTATTAATAGCGTAGTAACCGTTGGATTAATGGTTGCTGCAATTCGTATAATTTTGTAAGATTTAACTAATTAATTATTCAACTAGTATAATTATATTACAAAATTATAATGGGATATACTGAAGCATATACTGAGGCGTATACTGATGTTTCTTTTGTAACAACAGATGCATCTTTTGGAACTCCATCTGACATGACATTCAATGCAAATCAATACACTTTTTATAAAAGTGTTGAAAAAAATTTGAATGCATTGAGTCAAACAAGTAATGAAAATGTAAAACAAATACAAATTAATACGTATTATTATAAAAGATACAAAGCTGAAAACCAATTATTATATTTTATAATGATTGTTCTTTTATTTGTTATTATAATAACTTTAATAAAAAAAAATTATCCATTTTTAGATGATTTAGCTTATTCTATTATAATTGGAAGTATTTTAGGATTATCAATAATATATATTGTCTATTCTTTATGGATTATTATGAATAAAGATAGTTCAAATTATGATGAAAATGAATATTCGTATAGTACAAATAATATAACATCGGGTCCAGATCGTTCAAATACTCTCAATGATAGTTGTTTAGACAGTATTATACCTGATGTACCAATTCAAACAGTGAATACAGATAAATTAATGAGTTCTTTATTTGAATAATTAAAATAATTATTTAATGTAAATGACGCAAAAACATGTTAACGATTCACAATATAAAATATATGATCCTGCTTATGTAGATCCTTCTTATAATGTCAAAGATTTTAATACATATTTGAAGGTGGGTGGGTATGATAGAACTGCTCCACCAAATTATTTACAGCAATATGTAAATGATATAAATATTAACTCAAACTACAATTATGATATAGGACTTTCAACAGGACTTCTAAAATATTTAGATAGTTACAAAAGTGATCCTAATGCAAATAATCCAAACAGTGCCTATAAACAACGGCATATTGATGTAAATAAGTATTATATTATGAAATATCAATCAGAAAGTTATATTTTGAAATTAATTATATTTTTTTGTGGATTAGCATTAATAGGGTCTTTATTCTTTTTAAAAGGATTCATAAACGAATCATTATATATACTTTATTTAGGAATTATTATTAGTGTTGCAATGATTACAATTGTTTATAACATATACAAATTAATTTATAGAGACAATACTCATTTTGATGAAATTGATTTTGGTTATATGAATGATCCTGGAACGGACGTAAATTATCCAGATATATCATTTGATATTGTAAATCCAAATTTGAAAATTGATAAATGTGTATAAATTATGTTTAGAAATTTTATTATAAATAAATGTATTTACAATATAGATGGGTAGAAGACGTCCTCCATCAATATTTCGTCAAAATCGAGGTGGAGGTAGACGTAGAGGTAGAAATGTTGGAGGAGATGAAATATCTAGAAAAAGAAAAGAAATTGCAGATGAAGAAGTTGTCATACGAAATGAACATAATAAATTAGTACAAGAAGAAGCAACATTGCGAAGATTACAAGCAGAGTTGGCTGCATTACTTGCACGAGGAAATAGTGGTGGAGGAGGAGAACAAGGCAGCATGTTTCTTGCACTTCTTGGAGAAATTGCAAGATTACGTAATGAAATTTCAGGATGTGGTTCAAATTTGAATAATCTTCAGACACGATTTAATGAGTCTGATTCAAAATTAAGAGCTCTCAATGAACAAATGCAAACATTACGAGGACAATATGATACATTAAGAAATGAAAAGGCAATAGTTGATGCAGAATTACAATTAAGAATTTCAGAAATTGTTACATTGAAACAAACTATAGTTGAATTAAACGCAAAAATAGATGGGTTAAATGGTATTATTGTTAATTTAAATTCAATTATAGATACATTAAATACTCAAATAGGTAATTTGCAACAACAAAAAACATTTTTACAAGAACAAGTTTTTGTAAATGATGTAACAAATACAAATCAATTATTAGGTGTAAGCGAAGTGATAGATAGTAGTTTGAATCGCTTATTTGCTTATTTAAAATCATCGAATATAAATCCTGATGTTATCTATCAAAAAGTAAATTATAGAGAAATAGAACATGATAAGTTATATAATATAAATAAAACATTAGATGTATTGTACTATTGCTTTTATGCTGCATTTGTATTGATTATGATTTGTATGGGAAATACACAAAAAGAAAAATTTTTGATTTATTTAATGATTGGGTTAGTTCCTATTATATACCCATTTTTATTTAAATTTGGTAATTATTTATTCGGATTTTTATCTAGTGATAATCATGGACCAAAAAATGCATTTATAGATATAAATAATACCATTTTTGCATATAATGTTTGAATCTAGTATTGGATTTACAATTCTACTATAGAAATGTTATTCCATCCATCACTCGTTCGACCATATTTTTTACCCATATAGTCGAGCAATTGTTTGTAAGGAGGATTCTTTCCATTTCCATAATTCGATGAATACCAATTCTTGAAACAATCTTTGACAATACTAATCTTAAGTTTGTCTCCACTTACTGATGTTTGAATACACGAGGATGTGAATTCCAAGAATACATCCTGTTCCTTTCTGTAATCTTGACTCTTCTTCATCACTGCTTCACAATCTTTTACCTTACCCTGAGTTTCATAGGCAATCTGAACAAGCATACTCAAGAATACAGGAGCCCATGTTTCAAACTTCTCATCAATCTTAGGATCGATTTTGTATTGATACGGATAATCTTCCTTTGGAAACTGCGGATCATTATACGGATTATTTGTAAATTTTGATTTGTATTCTACTGCACGAACACGACGCCATGTACCATCATCAGTTGCAGTCATTTCAGGGAAACAATTTGTTGCAACCGCTAATTTGAATTGAGGAATAAATGTTACACTATCTTTGAACAATGCACGACACTGAATTGGGTCACCACCAGTAATTTCTTTCATAATACCTTCATTGATTTTGTCTCCATTCGATGGTTCTTGCATCACTGCATAACGAACACCAATGAGTTGAGCTACTTCAGACGATGTGCTACCAATACTATTTCTCTTTTGAGTAATAAGAGTAATGGGTACAGTGCCTTTGTATTCACCCAATACTTTTCCCATCAAATCGATAAGCTTTGATTTACCATTTGCACCAGTACCAATATAAATGTTGAATGTTTGATTCTCATTATTACCCAACAATGTGGATGCCAAATGTTCCATCATATATTGTTTCAATTCATCCTCTGGGAACAACTGAGACATAAATGTATCGATTTCTCTAATCACTTCTGGTTTATGTTTTTCATAATGTGATAATGGATAATAATCAATACCAGTTGTTTTACTAATATAATCATCATGTTTTCCCTTACGATGTACTTTATTATTGAAATCAATAATACAATTATTACAACCAATCAAATAATTATTTGTATTTAGTTTTGAATAAAACTCCTTATCATAAAAGATCTCTTTTGCTTCTTTCATGATATTATTTTTACTCGATGTCTTTTTAAGAAGAGCCGCCGTTTTTACAAATTTCAAGATTTGTTCTTTTCCTTCTGAGTTTGCATTTGCATCTTCTTTGGTAGGAGCTTTTACTAATGTCTCATTTTCTTTTTGTTTCATTAGTTTATGATAAACATTGTACATATCAGTTGAGATTTTAGAACGAACACTAATACCATCATCAATGATTTGCCATCGATTACTAATAAATTCATACCAAACAGAATCTTTGATACTTACACAAGTAAACGAGTCTTTATTCATTTGATATAAAACCATGGCCAAGTCAAATTCCGTATTATGATCAATTGAGTAAAATACATAATAATGAATCGTTTTACTTCTGATTTCATAAAACTCTTTTTCATTCGATGATTTACACCAGTACATGATTGATCTAAGTGTAAGACCCTCTTTGTTATAACTATCAAAATTAGACCACTTATCAAACATTTCTGGAATACTATCATAATCAAATTCTGCATATTGAGAACTAAATTTCAACCATGTGATAAAGAGTCGCGGATCTGTATTTTTCAATGCCCAACCTACACGAATCCATTTACTATAAGAACCTGCACCCCAATATTCAACTGGAAGAATCATTGTATAGGCATGAGCTTCCTTGATTAAATAATCAGTAGCAGGTAAATTCGAAATGTAGTCTTCAATATATTCATCCAATTGTTCCTGATTTTTTATTTCATAAGGTTGAATATTTGATGAAATATTGGAGAGAAGTTTTACTTTATTTTTGATAATCACTTTTCTTTTTCTTTTTCTTTCTTCAGAAAATTTTTCATAATCCTCTTTCATATTCTCATTCAATGGCATATACACCTGTACGCTGTCTCTGCATGTCAGCTGTTTGAAATTAGCCATTATCCATTCTGGTTTGATTTTTTCTTCTTTGATATTCCATGTACAAGTATCAGATTCATCTTTTGCATAATTACATTGAAACATACACGATAATTTATAATCTTCATTACCCGGTTTTCTTGAACCAAACAACTGCCAGTTTGCATGTCCTTCGAAAACTTTTTCATCGAGTACGTCACTCCATGTATTTGTAATTGGAATATCACTCCAAATATCACCAATCTCTTCTACAAGTGCTTTTCTTAAAATCAGTTTCATGACATAATCCATTTTCAAGTGAATCATAATATGTATGCCATCCTTTGTCAGCGTATCTTGCATATTTACATTATCTTTTTCAAATACAAAACATGTTATAGGTTTCCCATTATTTTCAACAATTTTATTAATATTTTCTAAAACAAGTTGTATAAAATCTACGATATGTTCTTTTGTGTGTTGTCTCTCTTCTACACTAGAATCATAACGAAAATCTAAATCAATCAGAATAGGTCCTTCATCCAGTTGTTTTTCTGTTAAATATGCTTGTTTCCTTTCTTCAAATACATGTTTTGTATAAACACGATAGAAATCATCAATATCTGATGATGGAATAGTAAAGGATCCTCCAAAAATGTTTAATTTTTGTGAAGCAATTTTAGTATAATTATGCTCTTTAGGATCTTTACAAATGAAACGCTTCAGAAAATTGTCCAAAGCCATTTTTTGTTATAATATTAGGATTTATTTTTATCTCAATTTTTATATACCAAATTTTTGAGACATAAATCTATGGTATAAATCTAATAAAGAAGATATGACATAAGATTGTATAATAAATTATATAATGAATCTATCATCAAGTATTCGATCTGCACGAAGAATTATGCTTGATTGCAAGGATATTATGAGTGAACCGATTGATAATATATATTATCATCACGATGAAGATAACTTATATAAAGGTTATGCTTTAGTAATCGGACCAAAAGATACTCCTTATGAAAATGGGTTTTATTTTTTTGAATTTACTTTTCCAGAAACATATCCTTTTAATCCTCCAAAATTGAAATTTCATACTTATGATGGATTTACACGGTTCAATCCAAATTTATACATCAATGGTAATGTTTGTCTCTCTATTTTGAATACATGGGAAGGAGAGAAGTGGAGTGCATGCCAATCCATTCGAAGCATTTTATTGACTCTGACAACCGTACTGAATGATAAACCACTTTTGAATGAACCCGGAATTACTCAAACTCATAAAGATTTTGATGCATATAATGAATTATTAGAATACAAAAATATTGAAATTTCTATTTTGAAATATTTAGAAAAAACTAATTTAAATTATGTTTTTCACTGTTTTTATAAAAATATGGTTGATCATTTTATTAAAAATTATCAAGTAATATGTGAAAAAATTAAAAAACCATCTAAACGTATTCAAATATCAATTTATACGATTGCATCTTATCATTTAGATTATTTCCATTTGTTACATTTATTAGAAATGGTTTATAATGAAAAGAAGAATTCATAAATTTTATAAAATTTGATAAATTTTAATATCATTTAAAAATTGATTTTAAATGATTTGTATAAACTATATATAAAATGAATTTCTGTAAGAAGTGTGACAACATGTATTATATGAAAATTGATAGTGGATCAAATGATTTAAAATACTATTGCAGAAATTGTGGTCACGAAGATGCGGATCTTAAGATTGAAAATTTATTGGTTTCTTCTTATGAAAAGAAAAAAAATGTGAATATTAGTATTAATCCTTATATTAAATTTGACCCGACTTTACCACATTTACATACCATTAAATGTCCAAATAGTGAATGTAAAACAAATAAACCTGATCAAATGTCAGATGTTATTTATTTTCGATACGATCATACAAATATGAAATATATTTACTTGTGTGCTGAATGTGATTTTAGTTGGAAACCCTAATTTATAAATAGATAATATATTTAGCCATATTTTTAATTTTGGAACGCATATACGGGATAATACACTAATAATTTCTTATATAATCTATATGAGCTTTACAACTCCTACGATTGATGTATATTTAGCTGGAACTACATTGGGTATAGGAAATGTGAATGCAAGCATAATCAATATTGGTCAAAATGGAACAACGATAAATGTTGGTGGAAAAATGATTGTTCCTGTTTCAGCCACTACACCATTTTTAAATGTTTCTGTATTTAATACATCTAATGCTTCTATTAATAATGCATCGATAAATAGTCTTTCTACTAATTCATTAAGTATAGCTAGTCAATTTTTTACAACATATTTGAATACTACTGTTTTTAATTCATCGAATGTATCTATTCTTAATGCATCGATTAATAATGCATCGATCAATAATTTATCAATAATCAATGCATCGATCAATAATGCAACAATAAATAATGTATCTATCATCAATGCATCAATCACTAGTATTTCAACAAATTCATTGAGCATTTCTAATCCATTTAATATATCAATATTGAATACAACTATTTTAAATTCTTCAAACGCATCTATTATAAATGCATCTATGAATAACGTTTCTATAAATAATATATCTATTATAAATGCATCTATAAATAATGCAACAATGAATAATGCATCGATGAATACTGTATCAATAATTAATTTATCAACAAATAATCTTACTTCAAACAGCATGGTAACATCCGTTTTAAATTCTTCTTTAACAAATTCTTCAAATTTATCAATCAATAATGCATATATAATTAATTTGTCTCTGATTAATGGTTCTATTAATAATGCATCAATTAATAATCTTTCTGTAAATTCTATGAATGTAACTACAGCAACTACATTATTATTGAATACGACCTCTATTAATTCTTCAAATATATCCGCTAATAATGCATCCATTAATAATGCCTCCATTAATAGTGCTTTTATCAATAATATTTCATCAAATATATTAACTGTATCCAACTTATTTGTTACAACGATAAATTTATCTACTATTAATTCTTCAAATATATCTACTAATAATGCATCTATTAATAATACATCTATCATTAGTGCATTTATCAATAATGCATCCGTAAATAATATTTCATCAAATACATTAACTGTATCCAACTTATTTGTTACAACGATAAATTTATCTACTATTAATACATCCAATGCATCCATTAATAATGCGTCTATTAATAATGCATCTATCATTAGTGCATTTATCAATAATGCGTCCGTAAATAATATTTCATCAAATATATTAACTGTATCTAACTTATTCGTTACAACGATAAATCTATCTACTATTAATACATCCAATGCATCTATTAATAATGCATCTATTAATAATGCGTCATTCAATAATGCGTCAATTACCACTTTGAATGTAAGTAATCTAATCATTAGATCATTATTACCAATATACATAGATTCTGCCACAACAGCTGCACAAATGTCTATAGGAACATCAAACTGTAGTATAATTACTATAGGTCAAAATGGCATTAGTATTAATATAAAAGGCGTTATAAATACTAGTACTATTAATACAACAACAGGAATTAATGCATCCAATGCATCTTTTACAAATGTATCCTTTACAACGATTGCAAATGGTAGTACTACTATTACGAATGGAGGAATAAATACATCAACTGGTTTATTTAGAGATATTACAGTAACAAATATAAATGGTCAGCTATATGGAACAGTTAGTTCAAATATGAGTTTTACAAATTTATCAGTTACTCAAAACTTTTCAATGCCTTCTACTGCTTTTATGAATATATCCAATGCATCTTTTACAAATGTATCCTTTACAACGATTGCAAATGGTAGCACTACTATTACGAATGGAGGAATAAATACATCAACTGGAACATTTACAAATGTTACAGTAACAAATATAAATGGTCAGCTATATGGAACAGTTAGTTCAAATATGAGTTTTACAAATTTATCAGTTACTCAAAACTTTTCAATGCCTTCTACTGCGTTTATGAATGTATCCAATGCATCTTTTACAAATGTATCATTACAAACATTGAATAATTTTTATTTGTATTCAAATACATCATTTGATCGTTATCCATTTGGATGTTATCTAGTATTAAATAATTCTTCTGTGAATGCGTATCAATATGAAACAACTATATATGGAAATAATGCAGGATTAAATACAACTGGAATACAAAATTCCTTATTTGGAGGACAGTGTGGAAAAAATATTACTTCTGGAAATACTAATGTAGGAATGGGATCTGATACATTATACTCATTAACTACTGGTGTTCGTAATACTGCAATTGGACAAGCAGCAATGGCTGCATGTGGGCAAGCAGTAAATGAAAATACAGCAATCGGTATGTTTTCTCAAAATATCGTAAATGGAAATTACAATACTGCAGTTGGAGCATTTACTGATAAAAATATAACAAATATAGGATCTAATTATAATACAGCAATCGGTTATAATTCATCTACTTCTAATAATATTGCAATTGTAGTAAATTCTACGGCGATTGGTGCAAATTCGACCACTGGAGGATTTTCTAATTCAACTGCAATTGGATATAATTCAGCATGTAGTACAAATAATCAAATCACTTTAGGAACTACAGCAGAATCCATTTATATTCCAGGATCACTTGCTGTAACCAGCACAGCAACTGCAGCATCATTCAGCTCTACATCTGATTTGAGAATGAAAGATATTATTAGACCAATTAGTATTGAAGAAGCCAAAAAATTTCTGAATAATAATTCTACGGTTATCTTCAAATGGAAAAAAGAAACTGATCATTCAATAAACTCAGGTTATATTGCACAAGAAATAATAGAATCAGGTTTTGAACATTTGGTAACTACAGTTGATAACAAAGATTTACTAGATGGTAAACAATATGTATTGAATTATGCAGGTATTATACCATATCATGGAACATTAATTAAACATCTATTGAATGAAATTGAAATACTAAAAGAACAAATAAAAAAATATATAAATTAAGTATATGACAACTGTTACTGCGAGTAATTTTCCATTATCATATTCGGGAGCATCTGCATTAACATCTACTACATTAACCAATAATTATAATGCACATGCGATGCCAGGAGCATGGATATATAGTTCAAATGGTTCATATCCTATTTATTATTCAATAGCAGATTTTGGAACAAATCAATATGGTTTTACATCAACAACTTATTATCAAATAATGCCTGGATATAAAATTATCTATTATACATCTAGTTATTTTAGTGGAACAAGTGCAACAATAGATAATTCGAATAATTCTTATTTATTAAGTCAATCTATAACTGCTACTATTTATAGTATAAAGTTATATTATCAAGGAGTTGAAATTACAAACATAAAACAATCTCAACAAACATCACTTAAATTACCATATTCTATTAAATCACAATATCCAAATACAATAGATCCAACTGGTTTATTGTATTATTATAAATTTGATACAGATACTCTTGATTATTCTAGCGGGTATGGAGTTCTAAATGGAACTAATACTGGATCGATTGTTACTACTGCTACCAAACTGTATAGTGGGTCACTCTATTTAAATAATGGAAATTATTTTCAAGTTCCTACTCATACTATAGATCAAACAAAGGGATACTCTGTTGCATTATGGTATAGATTGAATTCAACTCCAACTGGAACATACCCAAGAATTTTGGATATAGCAAAAGGAATAAATCAATCCAATGGAATGGCGTTGTATTATAGTTCTTCAAATAATTTATCATTTTCATCCAATACAGGTGGCACAGGTGATACTGGATTAAATTATGCAATGGATAATAACTGGCATCATGTTTGTATGACATGTTCTATCAATGGTTATTGGACAGTATATATAGATGGTTGTGAAATGCGTGCAACAATAATTCAAACTTTACCATTTGTTACTACAAATAGTGCAGGAGCATGGTTTTTGAATAAAAGTAATAATACTACAGAAGGAACAGCAAATGCAAACTTCAATCAATTACTTATTTTTGCAAGAGAATTAAAACCATACGAAGTGTATTATTTATATAATAGTCCAACTACATTAAATTTATCTTATTTACCTTTACAAATAAGTAATCAAAATCTTAAGTATTATTATCCGTTTACAAATAATTTGAATAATTATTCATATACTACAGGCATTGATGATAGTTCACATACAGGAACAACAATTGATACAACAAATACAATAATGAATTATGGATCATTAAATATAAATAGTGCAAATGGTTTTTTTCAAGTGCCATCACATTATATTAAAAATAAGTATAGTATTTCATTTTGGTATAAATTAAATTCATACTCAAGCGGAACATATTCTAAAATAATTATATTAGCAAATTCTTTATCTGGTGGAAGTTCTGGAGGACCATCATTAAGTTATGCAAATGCAAATTCAGGTTCTATATATTTTACTCCAATTGATGGGCAAACACCTAATATTTCAATCGGATACACAATGGATTTTAATTGGCATCACATTTGTTTAATTTATAATGGATCATGGACTATTTATATTGATGGCATTAATATCTATAGTATAACCAGCACTATAGTTTCTTCATTAATAAATTATTATTATATTGGAAAAAGCACTTATTCTGCTCATGGAAATACAAATGCAAATTTCAATCAATTTACAATTTTTAATAAAGAATTAAGTATTACAGAAATTAATACATTATATAAAAATCCAACAAATTATATTAATATCTCAAATATACTTTATTATTATCCATTTAATACAAATTTCAATAATATATCAACTAGTGGAAAAGTTACTCCCCCCTACAATGGATTAGATGATTCAAACCATGGTGCATTAACAATAGATAATACAAAAACAATTATGTCAACAGGTTCATTAAAAGTAGATAGTTCAACTGGTGTATTTCAAGTGCCACCTCATTACATTACAAATGGATATACAGTTGCATTTTGGTATAAATTATCTGCATATTCCACAGGAACATATTCTAAAATAATTCATTTTGGAACTGCTCTTTCAGGAGGAAGTCCTGGAGGCCCATCATTAAGTTTTGCAAATGCAAGTTCAGGTGCTTTATATTTTAGTGCAATTGATGGACAAACTAGTAATATTTCAACAGGTTATACTATGGATCTTAATTGGCATCATATATGTTTAGTTTATAATGGATCATGGACTATTTATATTGATGGAATTAATATATACAGCATATCTAGCACTATAGTTTCTTCATTAATAAATTATTATTATATTGGTAAAAGCACTTATACAACTGATGGTAATACAATTGCAAATTTCAATCAATTGATTATTATGAAACGGGCAATTAGTTTAACAGAATTATTTACATTATACCAATATCCATTAAATACTATAACATTACCATGTTCCTATTATTATCCATTCCAATCAAATTTTAATAATTGTTATGATTTACTAAATCCTATCGATGATTCAATCCATACAGGATTAATAATTGATAGCACAATTAGGATTGCTAGTTCAGGTTCATTAAAAGTAGATAGTTCAGTAACAGCATTTCAAGTGCCATCTCATTATATTACAAATGGCTATACAGTTGCATTTTGGTATAAATTATCTGCGTATTCCACAGGAACATATTCTAAAATAATTCATTTTGGAACTGCTCTTTCAGGAGGAAGTCCTGGAGGCCCATCATTAAGTTTTGCAAACGCAAGTTCAGGTGCATTGTATTTTGCTACAATTGATGGACAAACTAGTAATATTTCAACAGGGTATACTATGGATCTTAATTGGCATCATATATGTTTAGTATACAATGGGTTATGGAGTATATATATTGATAGTAATAAAATATATAGTGTATCTAGCACTATAGTTTCATCATTAATAAATTATTATTATATTGGTAAAAGCACTTATACAAATGATGGTAATACGGTTGCAAATTTTAATCAACTTGTAATTTTTAATCGTGAATTATCACAAAGTGAAATCTCATTATTATATAATAATCCAAGTAACCAAATTACTTTATCTGGTATGAAATATTATTATCCATTCCAATCAAATTTTAATAATTATTTAGTTCCAATTGTAAAAGGTATTGATGACTCATCTCGAGCTTCAGGAGGAGGTGCATACATAGATCAAACAACAACAAAAATGAGTATTGGATCATTGTACTTAGATAGTTCTAAGGGTGTTGGTGTATTTGCTTTACCAAAACATTACATTACTCCAAACTATAGCATTGCCATGTGGTATAAATTAAAATCATATCCAACTGGAAGTTGGTCAAGAATCTTTGATTTAGCACCTGTATATGGACAGGGTAATACAGTAACATTGACTTTTTCGAATACAACTGGTACATTGTATTTTACTTCTAAATCATTATCATCACAAGATAATCCAATTGGTTATGTTGTATCTGATTTTAATTGGCATCATATATGTTGCACATATGCGTCTCCTATTTGGAAAGTATATATTGATGGAACATTATATTATACACAGTCAAGCACTATCACTACACCATCTCCAACTACATTATTAAATTCTCCTTTAATTGGTCAAAGTGTATTTTCAAATGATGCAAATGGCATTGCTAATTTCAATCAATTAGCTGTGTTCAATATAACCTTGAGTCAATCACAAATTACAACATTGGCTTCATCTACTAATTCTTCTTCAATGATTGATTTACCAAATATGATGTTTTATTATCCGTTCAATACTAATTTCAATAATTATGTAAATATTTTTTATTCTGGCATTAATGATGCAAGTTATTCATCATTTTTAGATACAGTAACAACAAAAATGGATACTGGTGCTGGATCATTAAAAGTAACAAGTGCTTCAAATTCATTTATGGTCCCTGCACACAATATTACATCTGGATATACTATAGCATTCTGGTATAAATTATCTGCATATCCTACAGCTGCATATGCAAGAATATTTGATTTTAGCACACAAACTACAATTGGTTCAGCTGGAGGTCCAGTATTATTTTATAATGGAACAACTGGTGCAATTGCATTTTCACCAAGTGTATCAGGATATGCAAATAATGTTACTACAATTTATACGATTGATTTGAATTGGCATCATATATGTATTACTTATATAAATTCATCATGGAATATATATATTGATGGAGCATTAATAAAAAATATGAGTTATACTGCAAGTACATCTCTTTTGAATTATTGTTCTATTGGAAAAAGTAATTATTCTGGAGATGGAAATGCTATTGCTAATTTTAATCAACTTGCTATTTTTGAAAGAGTATTAAGTGATTCAGAAATAATGTATTTATATTCATACCCAACATATAATATAAATTCTACACTTAATTATGTTTCTGGTAAAGTTGAAACTTCTAAAACTAGTCTAAGTAAAGTAACTAATTATGCATATCCTGGATATGGAACAGGATTAAATACAAACAAAATAGTAAAGGATAATTTGGGAAATATATATTTAAATTTAACTTCTCGATCAGTAAGTATATATCGAAAATCTACTGGATTGTGGACAACTATTGATACAGATCCAAATCAATACAGTAATATTGGTGCATATAATAATATATTGTATTATAGTAAACTAATTATTCCAACTGCAGCAGATACATATTATCAATTATATAGATACGATATAACAACTAATAGTAATATTTTTATGAGAAATTTCAATTATCGAGTTAATGCTTATATAATAGACATTACGAATAATTATTTAGTAGTAGGTGGATTTTTTGGAGGTGGAATTTTATGGTTCAATCTTACAACATATGCGTATGTAGGTAATACAACTGGGCTATCAACATCTTGTATGGCTGTAGACTCATATAATAATTTATGGTGTGGATATATAAGAGATAGTACTAGAGCAGAAGCTAATAGAAATATTTTTATATATAACATTTCAACAGGATACTTCAATCGTGATGTATTTACATCTATATATGGAGGTATATATCATATTACTATAGATAAATTAAATAATGTTTATGCTGCGGGAGGAATAAATGATCAGGGAACAAATCTAAATCAAATTACTAAATATACATATTCCACTGGTATTTGGAGTACTCTTACAGGAATGACTGGAACGATTACTGCGTTAAGTATAGATAGTTTGAATAATCTTTATGTATCAGGTAATCTTACAATTGGTTCTACTACAGTTAACCTTGCATATTATAATGGAACATGGAACACAGTATCTTATGTATATGGAACATTGGACACTTTATATATAGATACTTCAGACAATTTTTATTTTGGAGGAAGCTCATTATCATCTGATATTTTATCCAATACCATGTTTATACAATATAATTCAACACCTATAACTACAATTACTACTACTCCTATAAGTACAATAAGTTATCCAGCAACATCTACGAATAGTTATCCAACATTTCCAGGATGTTATTATTTAAGTAAACAAAATACCGTATATCCAATATATACCTCAACAAATACAATTGCAGCAAAAGATGATGTATGGTGGGTTTTACCTGGATATAAAATTATTGTATATATTGGAACAAACTATACATCAAGTAATTTTATAGTGGATAATACATATGGATTCAACAACATGTCTAAAATGTCTGATTATCCAAATCAGGTTCAATCTGTCAAAATGTTTTATAATGGTCAACAATTGATTGATGGTGCACCCCAATTATCTAACAGTGTAAATATGTTCACAAATACAATACCTATTTCAGTGCCTTACACATATAGTGTATCAACTAACGAGAGTGTAATAAATAGTTCATTTCCTTCTTATCCAGGTGCTTGGATGATTGGAACAAATTCGACAATGCCTATTTATATATCTATTCAAGATCTTACTCTCATGTCATATGGTTCAAAAGATCTTAAATATATGATTTTACCAGGATTCAAAATAATATTATATTCAGGCACAAATTATACTGGAACTACACAAACCTATGACAATAGTGGTTACAACATGTATTATCCTCAATTAACAACACAATCTACGACAAAATCAATAGAACTTTATTATAATGGAATGAAAATTTTTTCTTATAAAAACTATTATGCAAATAAGGATAATATCGATTTTGCTGTTTCAGTAAGATTAGTTATTCCTAGTTATAGTGGTCCTGTTGTAAATGTACGTAATTCATCAACAAACGTAACTCAAGATTTTTACGCAGATAAATTTCAAACATATTTAACTACTGGTCCAAATAATACAGGTACTACTTATGCAAGTTGGATTAGTACAAATACAGGATACATTACAAAATTATATGATCAAAGTAACAAAGGCAATCATGCAATAAATGCTGCTAACAATACAACTCAGCCAAATTTAGCACTGATAAATAATAAATATGTCATTCAGTTTCAAAGTGGAAATTCAACTGTTTTAAATTTAACTAGGTCAACTCGTCCAAACACAATTTTTTGTCATTTTTATAATACAAATTTAGAATTTGGAACAATTATTTCAACAAATAGTGATTATGGAATGAGATTTGGAGCATATCAGGCAGAATTATCTGGAAGAAATATTAATGGTAATACAACTCAAGGTGATTGGTATTTCAGTTCTATAGGAACAAAATTAGCCTACGCTAATAATGTAAATATTACATCAACAAACACACTTTCTGCAACAAGTGTATGGCAAGTATTTTCAGTTTCTGTTCAAACTTCTATTTGGTGGTCTGGAACTATTACAAATGAATATTTTACAAAAATTGGTAAGGATGGATATTCAAATAATCGTTCTATAAATGGATATATGACAGAAATGATTTGTCATAATAAACAAATGTTTGAAAGTGATATGATAAATTATTATAATGATTCTTTATTTACAAACCAGTTAACTATACCAAAAATTTATACAACACCTACAACTTATGATTTACCAATAACATATGATTATACAAAATCATCAAATATAACTTTTGCCATATCTATGCGTTTAATTATTTCAACTTATACTGGCCCTATTGTAAATGTTCGAAATTCATCGACAAGTGTAACACAAGACTTTTATACAGATAAATATCAAACATATTTAACTACTGGTCCAAATAATACAGGAACTACTTATGCAGCTTGGATTAGTACGTATACAGGTTATATTACAAAAATGTATGATCAGAGTGGTCAAGGAAATCATGCAATAAACAGTACAAATGCAACTCAACCCAATTTAGCATTAGTCAATAGTAAATACGTAATTCAATTTAATTATAATAATTCGACTACTTTATCATTAACTACACAAGTACGTCCAAATACTATTTTTTCTCATTTTTATGATAATACAATTAGTACTGAGAATATATACACGTTAATTACTTCATCAGGTGATTTTTCGATGAGAATAATAATTCCAGCAGGAACAACAGTATCAAATAGTGTAAATACAGGTGATGGAGGAGATTGGTATTATCAAGCATCAGGCACTAAATTATCTTATATAAATGGATCCAGTGGTTTAACTATAAATACCACTTTATGGACAGTGCTATCTTTATCTGTCCAAACACCTGTATGGACATCAAGAGTTGCAAATGCATATTTTACTGCAATTGGATCAAGTGGATATTCTGCACCAAGAGGAATGAATGGATATATGACAGAAATGATTTGTCACAATACACAAATGGTTGCAGCAGATATGGTAAATTATTACAATGATAGATTATTTTAATTATACGTTTGGTTATAATTTTGTAATCGATGCCTTTATAAAATTGAATTTAAAAAAAATACATATACTATATTAAAATGAGTGATAACGAATTTGAACCAGAAGAAAATTTTGATGAAGAAGAGGAAGAAGAAGAGGAGGAGGAAGAAGAGGAATTAGAAGATATGGAAGATATGGAAGACGGTAGTATAGCACCACTCGAAGTAGATGATGAAGATAATATACCAATCAATGAATATAAAACTAAGTTTTCAAATGAAATGAGAAGTGAATATATCAAATCCTATCATCCAGAAGAAATTCATAAACCATTTGATGAAATTTATCAGCTATCGCATGTAACACGTAATGAAGAAGGTAATATTATTGACGATAATCATAAAACATATCCTATTTTATCTAAATATGAAAAGACACGAATAGTTGGATTAAGAGTATCTCAATTAAATAAGGGTGCAAAACCATTCATTACATTGAAAAATAAAATTTTAGATAATTCTCTTATTGCAGAAAAAGAATTACAAGAAAAAGCATTACCATTTATTATTATGCGTCCAATTCCAAATGCACCATCTGAATATTGGAAAGTATCGGATTTAGAACTTATCTAATCAGAACCTCCTAGCGACAACCTACGGTTTCGCACTTTCCCTTTGTAATCTTATTTTGAGGGAGGTTCGGAACCGTAGGTTCTGATGGTCACTCGAATACTTTTTTCTGGATCCGAGGTAGTTTTGTATTCAATAATTTTTCTAATTTAGAAATAATTAAATTGGTTGGAACTTCTTTACCTTTTTCATAATTTACCATTGTATTAAGATTCATTCCTAATTTCAATGCTAAATCTTTTTGACTCATTTTATTTGCCATTCTAGCTTGTTGTAATGCTTTTTGAAAATCAAGAGAAGGCTCTTTCAAAGTTACTTTGTCTTTATCTTTTACTTGGGTTTCTTGTTTTTTATATGATTCACCTGTTTTAATATCAGACTTTTTTAAAACAACTGTTTCCCAATCTTGAAACTGCATGATTATATATAGATTTTTATTTTTAATATTTAATAAAAATCTATTATAAATGATTCAAGTAGAAGAGGTTCCTTATGCTTATATAAATTTAGATATTTCGAATATAGAATCATTCCATAATGATGTTTCAAATATACCAGTTTCAGTAGAGGTTGTTCCTCATAAAGCATATTTAATTGATGAACCTATTACACATTCAGGAGCATATTTAAATTTTCATATATTTAGATTATCTCAGAACAGAATAAATAGAAATGATCAAATTAGAGGAATATCGCATAATTACACTATTCAAAGAATAAAATGTGTATTTTATACAATAATTTCAATTCCAATTACAATTATTTTAATTGGTTACATTTCTACAATATGGGATCGAAGCTAGAATAAGATTGAATATTTCATATAAACAAAAAAATATAGTATAATAAATGATTCAAGAAATACCATTTGCGATATATATTAAGGATGAAGAAAGTATAGATGTTTCCTTGAATGTTTTGCCTTTATCGATTGAGATTGTGCCTCATACTGCAAGCGTAGTTATGAATTTATCAACAAATAATACAGATTATACAGGAACATTTGAATATAAATTTAAAGTATTCTTTATTCTATTTTCTTTTTCAATTATGACCGCACTTATATCCTTTCTATTTCTTCTATCAAAATAAATATTTAAAACTATTTGTTAAAATATAATAACAATGATTGAAGAAGTCCCTTGTGGCGTATTTATTAAAACCCAAAATGATTCAAATAAAAATATTTCAGATTCGATTGAAATTAATACACTACCATTATCAATAGAAATTATTCCACATAAAGCAATTTTAATACAAGAAGCAGAAGTAATTATTGTCAGTCGTAATTATCGTTGTAATTATCATTATTCAAAATGGTGTTTTTTTATATTTTGTGGTATTCCATTTATGTTTGGTATATTGTTAGTAGTAGGTATTTTGAATCCAGAAGCATTACATCTTTAACACTTCCATCGACTGCCACAATCAATACATGTCACATACGTTGTCATCGGCTCATCAGCAGATCTGGTTTGTAATTGATAATAGGTACACTTGTTCGATTTACATTTTCTGCAAATGAAATTATCAGTAGATGCTTCAATCTTAGGAAAGTATTTATTTTCAAGACGTTGTTTCTTTTCTTCAATAAGTTTATCCCATTTTTCTGGATATAATTCTTGATGTGATTTAAATGCAAGATCAATTGTTTTGAATGTTTTGTCCAATACTTTCTTCAATAATTCAGGATTTTTTAAATTGAAATAAATCATTTTGAATTTATCTACATAAAGTAAAACAAAGTATTTGTTATCCCAACGCTTAATAATTTTATATTCCTCTGCAGTTTGAATTGTTTTATTATATATACTTTTTTCAATATTGCGAGACATAATATCATTATTAATAATATCTTGAATTGATTTAATCACCCTTGAACGAAATGCGACTGGGTCTGGAACAATCATTTTTACTATTATCTATGGATTAATATTTAAATTCAATTTTTATAGCAAAATACTTAAAGTATTTCAATGATATTATTCATGAAATTCAAAATCAACATGAAAATCAAAATAATTCTATTTATTTTATTATGTTTTATTACAAAACTTAAATGGAATAAGAATTACAAAATAGTCTATGATATACCTTTCAAAAAATCAGATCCAATAATGGATATTGTAGTTGGTCCAGGAGGAAGATATGGAACCTATACTTTGGGTATATGTCATTATATAAAAAATAATTTTGATATATCAAATAAAAAAATATTAGGATTTTCATCAGGATCATGGAATTCTCTTTTTATGTGTATGAAAAAAGAATACGTTACACCAGCATTAAAAAGATCATTTTCATTAAGTAACGAACCTATTTCAATTATGTTGAAAAAAACAGTAGATATATTTAAATCATATACAATCGATCATTTTGATATTGATAATTTATATGTTGCAACAGCATCATTTAATAAAACAGTCATTTACAATAAATTTTTATCATTGGATGAACTTGTAAGATGCTGTACATCAAGTTCATTTATACCTGGTATAACATACAAAGATATCATTTATTTTTATAAACAACGACCAACAGTGGATGGTGGACTTCATTACAAAAAATATATAAAAACATTATCTCCAAAAACACTTGTTGTAAATTTTAAAATGTTTGGAAGATACAAACACATTAATATGATGAAAGAACAATTCAAAAAATACAAACCAAGTGCATATTTTTTATATATAAAAGGATACCAGGATGCAAAAAAGAATCATTCTTATTTTGAAAAATATTTAAATTAATATAAAATCAAATCGTGTATAAATAGTATGTTTAATTCAAAAATATTCAAAAAATCTCTTGGAATTGGGATTATTTCATGTATTCTTTATAAAACAATTCAATATTTGGAACAATATCTAGATAAGTCGTACAAAGTAATCGATGATGTAATTCCTGATATTCTTATATCATGTGGAGGAAGATATGCCGGATATCAACTAGGTATATGCCACTATATAAAAAATAATTTTGATTTAACACATAAAAAAATATTAGGTATTTCTGCAGGTGCATGGAATGCAGTATTCATGGCAATTAAAAACGAAAAACATACGAATGATATTTTAAATAAAGTATTTGAAATAAAAAAGGATACGTTACCAATCGCTTTGAAAAAGACAAAGGCTGCAATTGATAAATATGATATAAGTAACTATAATATCAAAAATATTTATATAGGAACAACCTATTATAATAAAACAATTATTCATAATAAATTTTTATCGATTGATCAACTATCAAGATGCTGTGTTGCAAGCTCATTTATACCATTTTTAACTCATAATGAATTGTTTTATTTTTACAATAATCGTTTAACATTTGATGGAGGATTTCATGCAGATAAATATATAAAAAAAATACCACCCAGTACTCTTGTTATAGATTTTAAAATGTTTGGAAGACATATGGATGATATCATTTATAAAGATATTTTTCGAAAAAATAAACCAACAACCTATGAACTATATATGAAAGGGTATCATGATGCAAAAAAGAATCATTCTTATTTTGACAAATATTTAAAATGAAATGACCAAAATGAAATGACCAAAATGAAATGACCAAAATGAAATATAGATTTATTCTTCTTCATATTCTTCATATTTTAATTCTTCATCCACGCGTTTTCCCAAATAGTGAGTATCATGATTGTCGACATTATCATCTGCATCATCGGTTTCTGTATTTGATTCTATTTCATATGTATCTGAATCAGTTGCTATCGCAGTTTCTACAATTGAATCTTTCATTTTAGAAATATAAAATAATTTCCATTCATCTAATGAAATAGAATCATTTTTTTTGATAATGCATAAAGTTCCATAATACTTATCATTCGTAGAAAATTTATATTGATTTTCTTTATCTTTTTTACCAGTCCTTTTACCATACAATTCATATGTATCCCATTGACATAATTGTTCAAAATCTTTATTTGTTCTATATCCACATAATGAATACATTTTTTCTAAAGATTTCACATTTTTTTCAATAATATTACCATCCTTTTCAATAAGAAGAATTTGCATTTGTTAATCTATATTTTGTAATTTGTTTAAATAGATTTTATTTATATCAATAATGAAGATATACGTTGATGGTCAATCATACAATGATTTGGAATATGATACAAAACAAACCAGAAAATATATATATACAAATGATGGAATCTATTGTTATAAAAAAGAATTACAAAAAATGGAAATGATTGAAGATATAAGAGAGAAACTATATAAGAATATGCATTTTTATATAGATAATTCAAAAATAAATTACACAGATATTATTTATCATATACCATATTTCCATTTATCATGTGAAGAAGAAATATGTAAAAAAAATATTGGAGATGGTTTATTTTTAGTAAAAATAAATTATTTTGATCAAGTTGATCATTATTTTGAAACAGATAGAATAGATGACTCAGTATATGATGCAATTATTACGTTTTTATCTTCTAATTAATTTAAATAGTCTAATTATGTACAAAATTATTTATTTATTTATTACGATAGCTATTATTCATTTTATATTATATTATTTTAATTTTGATTTTGATTTTCAATCAATTACAAATTATTTTTATAAAGAAAAAATCGATCTTACTCAAATAAATGCATCCATAAATGAATCTATAAATGAACTTAAAACATTAAATGAATGTATTAATAATGGAGAAATTAATACCTCTTTTTCCTAAAATAAATAAAATAAATTATGATGTAGTCAATCACTTAACAAAAAATACAAATTCAAATTCTGCAAGTTGTTTATTTATTCCAAAAGGACCAAAATTATTTGCATGGTTTACGTATTATAATAATAAACCAATATGTTTATTTTATAATCAAGAACAAGAAAAAATAGTTTCCCATTATGTATGTTTTAAAGAAGAATTGTCTCTAGGAACAATATTATATGGAACGTTGATAGATAATAATTTTGTATGTGAAACAATTAATTACTATAAAAATGAATTAATAGGAGGTAATTTTATAAATAAAATAAATATAATTAGAGACATATTGAAATTTTCAATTAGAGATAATGATTTTCATAGTATATCCTTTAAATTACCACAAATGTCAAACTCAAAGATACTATTAGAGTGTTCTAATTTACCATATCAAGTATATGGTATATTACAAATAGAGAATCGACCAAAACTAGTTATTTTAAATCATTTATTTGGCCATTTTCATATAAAAAAAGATTATTCTTTAGAAGATGTTTACAATTTATATGCATTGAATGAAAAAAACGAACTTACACTATATACGACTGCTTTAGTAAATGATTTTAAAACAAGTCATTTTTTAAAAAAAATATTTAGGATAAAAAAAACATATAAAAATATTGAATTTAGCGATGAAGAAGAAGATGAAAATCAAAATATACTTTATGTAAGTTGTCTATATATTCATGAATTTAAAAAATGGAAACCATATGTTTTAAAACACGGGAATGCAGATTCTATAAAAACAATTCTATTTAAGGAAAAAAAAAATATTGCGTTATAATATAAATGGTCGAATTAGAAGGTCTAGAAAGCACGTTAACTAAATCTGGTGCACCAATTGATGGTGGAACTATGCATGGCGGCAAACGTCGTAGACGTGGTGGCAAGTCTCGCAGAACTCGTAGACGCATGCGTGGTGGTGATGGTAGTGTTAAACCAGAAGAGGTTTTGATGGGCGGCAAGTCTAGGCGTAAAAGAAGGAAGGGACGCAAGGGTAAAAAGAGCCGTTCTTCCAGAAGATAATAAATTTTAGATATTTAAATTATATATGTATATATAATTTAATGGACACATTCAAACAAGGTATAAGCGTAAAACAAACAAATAATCCAGCAAAAATGAATATGGAAGAAGGACAATTCTCTTTAATGCGAAAAGTATTTAAAGATTCAGTTGCACAAAAACGAAATAATGCAGGATCAACATTAAATTTATCTTTTAGTGATAACTCTTCTTATATTGCAAGAAAAAAGGCAATTGCTATAGGTAAGCAAAATAAGGGCAGTGTATCTTACATGTCGTATGACCCTGTATATGTAAATCATGTCATTCGAAAACAACACTCGTCTGGTGCGGTTGTTCCTAAAAAGAGTATTGCACACAAATAATCATAATTCTATATTAATGTAATTAAATTTATTAAAAGCTTAATTACATTTGAAATGCATCATTAATGACTTTATTTTTTTCAATTTTATTTACTTTTTTCAAAACAATTTTATGATCATATAATGTCTCAAAACAGTTGTTATCTTCATGTAATTCAGGGTATATTTTAGTAAGTGGTTTATCAATAATCAATAATAAACGTTCATATCCAAGTAATTGTCTATATTCATCAATATCTAAATTACCATAATATTTATTTAAAGTATAGTACGGGTTTGGTGCCAATTTAATATTTTTTTCATAATTATATATTTTACCATAAATATAATTTAATAATTGATATCTCTCAAATTTTGTATTATCATCAATCTTTTCATTGAACAAAAAACTACATGCACATTCTGGACTACAAAAACAACCATACACATTGTATTTTTCTTTAAATGCACCTGATGGAATGTATATACTTGGCGAATCAAAACCACACGTACACCAAAAACAATCAGATTTTTTACAAATGCTATTCGTATTTAATGACTTTTCTAGTTCAGATAATTTAGAATATATTGCCTTTTTTTGTTTATCGCCCTTTATTTCTTTTTTATCATCTAATAGTTCTTCTTTAACAATTTCATACGAATTATCTTCTGTATATGGTTCTACATTGCAAATTTCAGGATTATAATTAGTAATATCTTCTACTTTAATATCTGATAGTCTACATTTCAAATGTAAGATAATATTTTTTTTTTCAATATTTACATTAATATTATTTTTTTCATTTTTTACTATTTTACCTCCTTTAGGTTTACGGCCTCTTTTTTTAGGTAATATTATATTTGTTGCATTTATTTCTTCCATTACTATGATAAATTATATCAATTTAAATACTTTTATTAAATTAATTAAAATGTTGCCATGGATTGAAAAATATAGGCCAAATCATATTGATGATATTATATTAGAAGATGACACCAAAAAGATGTTATTCGAAATGGTGAATACTAAAAATTTCCCTAATCTTTTATTATATGGTCCTCCAGGAACAGGAAAGACCACAAGTATCATATGTTTATTAAAAATGTATCAAGAAAAATATAAATGTACTAATAATGTCATGCACCTAAATGCATCAAATGATAGAGGTGTTGATCTTATACGTACTCAAATTTATACATTTATTCATACACAAGGAATGTTTCATAATCATTTAAAATTTGTGGTCTTGGATGAGGTTGATTCTATGACAAAACCTGCCCAATTGTCTCTGTTGAATTTATTACATATCCAAAATGTACGATTTTGTTTGATATGCAATTATATAAGTAAACTTATACCCAATCTGCGTGATTCGCTTATGTTGATCCCTTTTTACAATACGATCAATGATTCATCTTATATTCAAAATATTATTGAAAAAGAAAATGTGGATATTGATGAAGATGTAATTAATAATATAAAATTTAATTATTATCCAGATTTAAGATCTACTATTAATTGTTTGCAAAATTATCATACAAATCCTATGCCAATGATTGATCAATCATTTATCAATGATATTTGTATTCATTATGAAAGAGACAAGGTAAAAGAATATGTGAAAACCATTTATTTGAAAGATTTTTTTATAAAATTATTTATGAAAATGATAGATTACAATATTGATAGTAAATTATTGTCTCTTATGAAAGAACTAATAATAAAACAGGACTTTGAATATTTTGATAAATATTTAATGCCTTATTTCATATCATTGAATCCATGATTCAAATATATTCACAGCAAACAAGTTGGCCATTAACTAGTTTGAATGGTCTGCCACACCCCCATATTTTATCTTCATGTTTGAGTTTATCACATTCTTCTTTTTGCAAATGTGGCTCAATTTGTTTGCCAGTATCTTTGCAAATACCACACCGAAATATAGCACAATTTATTTCTATAACTTCAATTGCAATAGTACAATCAGGATAAGGACAATTTAAAATTATAGGGTCAGGTCCCATCTTCTTTATATGAATATATAAAATTGATTTAAAACAATATAAAGAAGTATGTATTAAAATGGAAGATCTAGATCTTGATTCTGATTGGACAAATTTTATTACACATGGTAATAAACAAACTGAAGTGAAAGAGAGAAAGGAAATAAAAATGCCAGAATGTGATCCAATTAAAATTAGTACAAAAACAAAAATTATTTATTTAAATGTTGAATTAGATCTTAAAAAATTATTCTGGTCTTTACCCATGATTGATTATCAAGAAGGAAAAGAAGGTATTATTAAAAAACAAATTAAATTTAATTTCAATACAAAAGAAGAAGTGGATGAATTTGAATACAATCTTTCTTTAGAAAAAAGAATACATAGTGTCTCTATTTTAAATCAGATCGATTCGCCAAATGGGCGTGTTAAATTCAAGGATATTCGTAAAATTGATATTGGTATATGTAAAAATGATTTAATTAAAACAAAGAAAAAAACAAAAAGTGCATTCTATAATTGTTTTGTAATTATTCATCGTGTTAAAATTGGAGGAATTTTCAGAGAGATCCATATGAAATTATTTAATACTGGAAAGATTGAAATACCTGGGATTCAAAATGATGAAATGGTAGTTTCTGCTGTAGAATGTCTCAAAATTTTATTAGAACCTTATTATCAGAGACAAATATCTGAATTAATTGAAAAAAGAGAAACAATTTTAATTAATTCAAATTTCAGTTGTAATTATTATATTAATCGAGAACAATTATTTCAAATATTAAAAACAAAATACAATGTAAAATGTAGTTACGATCCATGCAGTTATCCAGGTATTCAATGTAAATATAAGATTAAAAGTTTAGAAATATCATTTATGATCTTTAGGACAGGAAGCGTATTAATTGTAGGAAAATGTGAGAATGAGGATTTATATGTTATTTACGATTTTATCAAAAATATATTCAAAAATGAATTCATGAATGTTTATGAAGAAGTAAATGAAACAAAAGAAAAAATTAAAAATAAAATTAAGAAAATTATATATATTGAGGGATAACCAATATAAAGAAACTTTTACCTAATAATAAATATATGGAAAAAAAGGATGAAATGCCACTCCCAAGTCAAAAAATATTACAACATGCATGCAAATTAGCCTGCACACATGATAAGCCAATTATGATGGACTATTGGGTAGATTCACATGCAGGTGGAAAAGTAATGATTGGTGTAAAAGAGAGCGAAGAAAAAATACTTGTACGAAGTGAGGAAGAATACACCAGCCCAATTTCCAAAGTATACAAGGTAGGTGATGAATTTATTTTAATTACGGAGAACTCGATTTATCTTGTATCTGCAAAGATTCCAACTCGCAAGATTTCTTGAAATACTTAAATTTTTATTTGAACATTAATTTTATTTTTTTGAACATTTTTATTAATTTTTTTATATCATTTTTATTTGTTATAAATAATTTATATAAAAGAAAAATTAATATTATAGAAAAAATAATTATATAGACATAAGACATAAATGATCTATAAAAAACATTTTTGATTTTTTTACTAATTGTCAATTTAGATATTTCTTTAATATTTTCTATTGCTATATTTCTTTTTTCTGTAGTATCATTTAAACGATATACATGATGATTATATGAATCAAATAAAATAGAATATACAAGATCAGGATCTTTTATAAATTCGATCAATATATTTATATCTGCACCAATTTTATAAGAAACCATATTCATGTAATCATAAGGATCTATAATAGTTTTTAATCTATTATAAGAACAAGGAAATTCTTTTTCTTGTTTTTTATCATCTTGAATAGATTCTTTTTTCATTATTTGTTGAGAAGGTAAATTACATTTTCCACAAATATATTTTGCAATCCATCTTGATTGCATTTCAGATATCATTGGTATAGAAGTTAAATAAGGACGAATAAATCCAACAAATGAAACGGTTGGATCATTTATACAAAAAATATGTTTATATTTAATTGAATCTATAATATCGTGTTGTAAGAAATTCATACATTTTAATGGTTTATAACCAGTGCAAAAAAGAATTATATCATATGATTCAGTTTTTCCACTTTTGAATGTAATATTTTGTTTATCAATATTAATTATTTCATTTTGTGGTTCAATTGTTCCTTTTGCGATTTGATCTATAATATCTCTCGATTTTACATAATAAGAATTCAAATATTCACATTTAGGTTTCCATATATCAATGCCTGAACCTCCTTCACCCCAAACAAATTGCACATTATTGAATTTATATGGATCTATACGTTTGGTCATAAATTTTTTTTGAAAAATATTTTTTAATAAAAAATCTATTGATCTATTATATAGCATATCTGCTGGTTCATATGCACCTAAATTTCTATTTTGAAACCATACTCCATTTTTTATAGAAACAGTTATATTATTATTATCTTTTAAAAATAATGCACAATCTACTGCTGTATCACTTCCACCAACTATCAATATTTTCTTATTAATTACATTTTTTATAGTATCAAACTCATTACTATGCATCATTGTACCTGTAAATTTTTTATAAAAATTATCATTTGGTATGTTTGGACAATCATTTACTGTTCCTGTTGCAATAACTACATTTTTACATTCGTATGTTCCTCTATTTGTATTGATTCTCCATAAATTATCTATTTTTTTTATAGAATTAACTGATGTATTTTGTTGAACATACCTTATTAAATTAAAATGTTTAGCATATTCTTTATAATAGTTTAATATCAAACTATGATGTGGAAATTCTGGCATTTCCTTTGGTAAAGGAAAATCACTAATTGTCATATATAATTTAGATGATACAGTATATGTATCATCAAATACACTTGGTGTATTATTTCTATTCCACACACCAAACATTTCTGGATTTTTATCTAATACAATTATATTATTTTCACCTTCTTCTAATAAATGTTTTAATGTAAATATTCCTGAGATACCAGATCCTATAATTATAGTATTATACATTATATTATAGATTTATAAAATTCTATTACTTTTGGATTTGCTTTTATACGACTTATATCAAGCGATTTAATATAAAGCCCTTCTTCTGTGCGAACACGACTTAGTGCAACATATGTCTGACCATATTCAAATACAGATGAACCAATGTTAATCATTGCTTCATCCAAACTAATACCCTGAGCTTTATGAATCGTAATTGCCCATGATAATATAAGAGGTATTTGATAGATACCATCATTTTCATATTTATCATTTTTCCATAAATGTGGTTTTATAATCATTTTACATGTTTTAAACTGAATAATTGGAAGACCTTCTGTAAAATCGATAACAAGTCCTTGAGAACCATTGACTACGCCTAAATCTTGATCTAAATTTACAATACACATTACTTGTGATCCAATTTTTAAAGTAATGGTATCATCTATATTTTTTTGTTGTTTATCTAATTCCAAACTAATATGACCAACAGTTGTACTTTTATAACTTTTATATAGATGTGGTTCAGATTCTAATGTCAAATTTTCAAACTGATTTACTTGATCTGCTAATTTTTTAGTTGGATAAATAATGGTTGGTTTAATACCTTCCCCCACCTTCTTTTTAGTACATTCTATTAATAGTTTACAACCTTCTGGTGAAATATTACCCTCTCGAACCTCATTTAATACTTTCTGAAATCCATCATCTTGTTGCCTGTAATTTTTAGTAAATAAGATTGTTTTATCAAATGTTACATTCCACAATAATGATTCAAAACAAAATGAATCATCGATTGGAGGCAACTGATAAAAGTCGCCACAAAATACAAGTTGTATTCCACCAAACGGTTTTGTACTTTTTCTTAATTTTTTACCAATTGCATCAAGTAATTCAAATAATGATTTAGACATCATACTTACTTCATCTACAACCAATATATCTGTTAACCAATTATCTACTTTTTTATATTTACGAATATTTGCAATTAGTGTTGTTATCTCTCCTCCGATACCAATACCACCCCATGAATGAATTGTTGTTGCTTTGATATTCAAAAGTAGTGCTGCACATCCAGTAAGAGCTGTAACACATATTTTCTTATTGTGTAGTTGTGCATAATTGTATATCATATTAATAATAAAACTTTTTCCTGTTCCTGCTTGTCCAGATATAAATATATTTTTCCTCTGTGTAAATAAATCAAATGCCTGTTGCTGTGCAGGAGACAATAATGTCTGTTTTGATGATGTCGATGTCATTGAACAATTTAATGTTTCATTAATCAATAATATATATTCAATTTTTATTATTTTATATTCCATTTTATATAATGAGTAACAGTTCTAAATATGGATATACTTCTCTCAATTATAAAAACTGTTGCCCTACATACAAGCCTACCATAAAAACAATTGTTGTTGCAAAATCTGAAAGTCAACATATATTAAGCATTACATCTTGTTGTAAAGCATATGTAAAACCAACAAATGAAGGGATCAAACATCAATCCTATGACCAAGTATTAAGAAGAAAGAGGGGACAAGCATTCACACAATAAATCAATGAAAAATCAACAAAATAAATTAATAAAAATATAATTATAAATTTATGATATAGAAATTAAAAATAAATTACAATACACTAATGAAAGTAGGCCGATTAGGATTTACAGAAAGTACCCTATTATTCTGTTTTTATTTACGTAGTAAAGGAAAACCTACTATAGAATTAATCAATTATGAAACAAATTTTTTAAAGTGGTTATTTGATACTTCGGGATTTTATGACATATCTTTTAATTATAATCATTCTTATACAGATACACCAATTTATAAAAAACTTATGGAAGAATTTTATAGAATGAATAAACTATCTACAAAAACAATGTTTTTAATTCATGATAATATATTTTCAGGATATCTTCCTTTATTTTATCAAGAGTTTAATACAGAAAGATATGATCCAAAAGAAACCTTTTTTAATTTTATTAGAGACAAAAGGGTATTAATTATTAATCCAATGGCAAATTTAATGAAACAACAATATGAAAATGGTAATTTACAAAAAATAAATAATATTGACCTGAATATGTCTATATCGATTTATGAAAATAAATACACATTTTTCAATAATGGTTATGGTCCATATAAAAATAGTTTTGAATATGTTGATTCTATTATGAATGAAATTAATTCATTTGACGTAGACTGTGTTGTAATATCATGTGGTGCAATATCAACATTAATTGCAAATAGATTGAACAAAGATTATTTGTTAATTGGCTCTGATTCATTGACATTTTTTGGTATTAAACACGGTCGATTAAAAAAAACATATGATGAATATTGGATAGATGTTCCAGAATCATACAAACCACCAAATTATAAAATGATTGAAGGAGGATGTTATTGGTAAGATTAATTTTTTAGAGTCCATTCACCACCAAGACCCCAATTTGCTTTTATTTTATATAAATCTACATTTGGATAATATTCTATAAGCCTCATTGTTCCAGTGTTGTAATAATCAAAAGGGCCCTTGTATAACCATCCTGAATAATTTTCTAATAAAATATTATTTGGATCATTATGAAACATATAATCTTCGTTATAGTCAATTGTTTTAAATTGCATGCATTTTGATTCATCTGTATTTTTTTTGGTCAATAAAAACTCCTTGAAATGATTTATTATTTTTTGAGAATAGATACCAATATTCATAGAGTATCTACCATGTATTTTTGCAGTCGTAATTAATGAAATATCAATATTTATTTTTTTATAAAAATTTGTTCCAATCCTACATGTATCATGCATATAAAAATAATAATTATCACTATTGCGATATTCATCTATTTCAGTCAATGCAATAAATGATGTAAAATCTATACTATTATGATTACAATATATGTATTTAATATTCTTGTAATCATTATCATTTTTTATACTATACTCTTTATTCTCATAATAACCTCCAACAAAAATAATATGTTCAAACTTCAAAAAATCTGGATGATTTTTCATACTTTCTAATAAATGATTTAATGCAATTGTACTTTTATTATGAGAATTAATTACTATTTTTATTTTTTCATATGATTTAGATAAATCTTCTTGAATTGTTTTTTTTATACGAAATGTGAATAATTTTGACTCTTTTAATTCATATGTATTGACTCTGTAAGAATGCTTAATATTTTCTTTCAAAATATTAAATATATTTATATTTTTGATATTTTCTATAATAAATAATGCATCATCTTTCATGTATGAAGTAAAATGATTAATTACATCAAGTGACTTTGAATTAATATCGTTACTAAAAACAACTACATCGTATTTTTCAAGTTGTATTTTATCCAAGAGATGATCATTGACTATTTGAAATATGTTTTCATCTGAATGCGAGTTATTTAATAAAAAATGAAAACGATTGAATTTAAAATTTGGTTTTGAATTAAATATTGATTTCATTTAATTGATATTTAATAAATTATTTAAATGATTATTATTATTATTGATAATGATATTTCTTGATATTGGCATTGATTTAGGTGGATCAATGCAACCAATTTTATTGAAAGGAACGTCCACTCCAACTGATTATGAATTGAAACTTGCTCCTATGGTTGATCAAAAAGAAATTGAAGTAGCATTTTATGAAGGTCCGCGGGCATTAGTAAAAGATAATCAATTATTAGGAAAAATTTTATTAACTCATCATGAAAAGTTAGGACCTTTTACTATAGATCTTCACGTAGAAAATGGAAAACTTATTGCATCAATTGAAAAAATAGTTGTGGAAACATTTTCACTTTCTAATGAAGCAACCGCTTTTTTTATTTTGAAAGAATGTGAAACATTTCAAGAAGAGGATCAACTGATAAAAGAAAGAGAGAAAGAGAGACAAGAACTAAAAGAATATATTTATAGTACATTACATACAATAAAAGAGATCGATCATAATAAAATGATCGATAAAACACCCATATTAGATATTATATACAAAGCAGAAGATGTCTCTTATATGGATATTACACTCGAAGAAATAAAAGCTGTTCAAAAAGAATTAGAAGGAAATGTAAATCTATTTATGAATAAAATTAAAAAATATATTTAAGTATGATTTAAAATATTGATCTATATAATATTATGCACAGAATTCACAATATTTATTTAAAAAGTTTACAGGATCGTAAAATGTGTGATAAATATATAGAGGATCTATATACATGCTATGTAAAAGATTATACCATTGAAAAAGAAAAATATCTTTTAGATAAAATGAAAATACATTGTTACAATTCTTTTTCAAATAATGCAATTTGTTCTTCTGTTAATTCTTGCGATGTTACCTTGAAATGAATAATTAAATCACCTGTTTGTCCATCTCTATTGAATCCCTTTCCTTTTACTGATTTTTCATCTCCATTTTGTATAATATTTCCTTTACTACTTTTTAGTTTCAAAGGTGAGCCATCAATATAATGCAATAAGTATTCAAAACCACAAATACTTTCTTTGAATGTAATCGTATGATTATAAATTAAATTTAATCCTTTTCTTTGAAATAATTCATGATGATTTATTTTAATATGAAGCCTTAATGATCCGCGACGATCAAACTGACCATTACCCTTATCTTGAATTTCAATAATTTCTCCATCATCTATTCCTGCTGGAATAACAATATAAATTTTCTCTTGTTCTTTGAAAGACATATTTGCTTTACGAAATTCTCTTTCAATCAATATTGGAATATTTGCACCTTTGAATGATTGTTCAAATGTTACTTCAACTATTTTATCCAATGGTTCAATATTTATATGTTGATTCATGTTCATTTGATTTATATGATTGATATTCATGTTATCATCTGTAAAAAAAATCATTGGCTCTGCATGCATTCCTCCCATACTATGCATTTTGAATATTTCTTCAAATATATTTTGAGGAGGCATATGCATATGTCCATGCGGATGTCCTTGTCCAGGTTTACGCAACCCATGTCCAAACATTTCTTTGAGTATTGAATCCATACTTAAAGGATTGTTTCTGTTATCATACTGAGCTCTTTTTTCAGAATCATTCAATGTTTCGTATGCTTCATTAATCATTTTATATTGTTCTGCTACAGATTGGTCGGGATTTTTATCAGGATGATATTTAAAACTTAATGCACGATATGCTTTTTTAATTTCACTATCAGATGCATTTGGTGGTACACCTAATATTTTATAATAATCCATATAGTTTATACAATCAAATACTATTTAAATATATTACGAATGGATAATTAATGAATATAAATTTACCCACTAAATTAAGTGACGTAATTATGCAAAATAAGGTTGAAATACTTGCACTATTAAATCATTATATGGATAATAATATGAATTTATTATTTATAGGAAGTAATAATACATTTAAAAGTAGAATAATTACTTTATTGGTAGAAGAATTTTATAGCAAAAAAAAGATAAATTCGTATAAACATTTGGTTATGAACATTGATTGTTTTATGGATATTACTTTTTCAAATTCTATTAATGAAATTAAAACATTTTGTAAAACAAATACAATTCATCCAAAAATAGTTGTCATTGATAATTTTGATATAATTAATGAATCAAATCAACAATACTTAAAAAAATGGATGGATACATGTAAAAATACTTTTTTCATTTTTGGTTGCGAAAACACAAATAAAATAAATGAAATTATTCAAACACGAATCAATCCAATTTATATAGAAGATTTGAATACTGATAATTATAGAGAACTAATAGAAACTATTTCTAAAAAAGAAAATATTATTATAGAAAATGTGGACGAATTATTGAAATACAAAAATATGACAATTTATTTTATATATAATCTTTTTTATAAATTAAAATTATTAAAACAAACTCATGTAAAAGATATTATTCCTTATATAAAGTTAATTGATTATACTATTTTTGATAATTATTTTGAATTAATTCCTACAAATATTAAAGATGCAATACAAATTTTATTTAAATTATATGACAATGGTTATTCATTAATTGATATATATCACTTTATGTATGAATATATAAAAGTAACAAATCATCCTCACAAATACATAATTATTGAGAAATTATGTACATATATTCAATATATTTATGATGGGTTTGATAACAAAATAATGTTACTATTTTTTACGAATGACATTCATTTAATAATTCCACCATAAATTTAAACATTCTTCACTACAAAACATTGTTTCATATGCAGAATATCTAAAAAATTCCAGTTTATTATCATATATACTATATAATTTAAAACTATTAGGTATATCCGTTTCATTACATAATGAACAACTATATTTACATTTTCGCATACATAAAAAGTAATAAAGAGATCCAGTATCCTTTAAATTGTATTTCTTTACAGAATTAATATATTGTTTCATGATTTGATTTACGTTGCTTTGAACAAATGTAAATATGTAATTTATAATTTCTGGAGGAATCATATAAGTTAAAATGAAATATAATTAAATATTTTTTATATTTATATAAATCAATGAAGAATCAAATATTGAAAGAGAAAATTATTTTCTTTGACGAATTTTTAAAAAATGTTGGAACAAAAGAAAATAATTGTATATGTATTAATGAGAATCATTACAAAAAAATTGATTATAATGGACAATTAAAAGAATTTTTAGAAAAGGTAAAACCTTTTTATCATTTATCCAAACTTCATTATATTGAGAATGTAACTCAATATAATAATTTTATAACAATTTTGAGACAAATATCTAAAATGAATGAATTATATTTCACGTACAAAATAAAATACACAAACTCAAAACATTATATTGAATATTATTTTTATCCATCAGATCAAATCGATAATAATGATCTTTCATAATATTCCCATTTAAATAATTTACTATCTAAAAAATGATACTCTTTTTTTATTCCATTATATTTTATAATTTTATTATCAACTAATTCAAATTTTTCTTTTATATATTCATTCCATTTACCATATTTTTCTGCAATATTTCGATAATCATACAATATTTTTCCTGAAAATATATCTGTATTATTTTGATAATATCCAACATTCAATAATAATTTGTCTCTTCTTTTCCATATTTTATAATTATTTCCATAATTTGTTAAACAATAAATGATTTGCCATAATGTAGCATCATAATCTACTTCTTTATTCAAATTATTTATAAAACGTTTCATAATCTTTGCAGTAGGAATTTCAATCATCTGTATTTGTTCTTTGAATATAACTTTTTTATCCATAGTTATCTTTAATTGAGACAATTTGGATTCTAATAAAGGATAATTTATTAAATCGTACTGTTTTGTTTTTGTTACTTTAGGTCCATTTAAATGTAACCATTCATCCCAAGATATTTCAATTAATTGTTGCGTTAATATTAAGACATCATTACTATCTATAATTTCATGAATTCTTATAAATTTTCCATAAAAATAAAAACCAAATAATTCGCCCCTTTTATGATTTTGTGATGATTTCCATCTATAAGTTTTTAATCGTGCCATTTCATTATATTTATCCAATTGTTTATTATGAGTTAAACTAATAGATGATAAAGTTAAAGGCAACATAGTAATAATTAAAAGAAAACTTTAAATCAAACAATAAAGATTAATAATCAAACATATCTGCACAATATGAATTACAAAATTTTTCACCAAATTCTATATATGGTGGTGCATATCCAACGCGTCTACAATTTACACAAGAATAATATCTTGAATAAAATTTTTCTTTATTGAAGATAGGTTGACCATAAAATCCCATTAAATGAAGAATGTATGGTAAATGAGTTGATTTGCAATCAAAATCTGTGCCATATACATATTTCACATCCTGATATACTTGATCTAAACAAAGAATATGCTCCTTCATGATTTTATTTGTTCTTCCTTGACAATAACTAAATATATGATTCAAAATCTCATCTGGTAATGAGGTTATCATTGGTCAATTATAATATTCATAATATTATGAATTCAATTTTATGAATATTATATTTTATTTATGTATAATGGCAAAAAAAAAGATGACCCCCTCAACAAATAGTTTAATATTTGGAGGAATATTAACAGGATTTGCAGCAGTTGCTCTAGTAGGTTTAGTATGTGTTGTATTATTTGGTTTAGGATATTATTTAATAGTAAAATATAATAAACCTGGAACTAAATTATTTAAAGATATACAACCTATGCAATATGTAGGGATTGTTCTTTGTATATTAGGATTATTACCATTTATACAATATTTTTTTATGGGATTTTTATTTAGTGCGGGTGAATCTGTATTTTCAAATATGTTTGAATAAATTAAATAGCCGCAACATATGGATGAATTTCTTTGGTTCGAGTATGTCTAATAATTCCCTTTTTATTCATATATGAATTCGTGACAGATATACTTTTACCAGTTGGATTTATATGTCTTTTAATTTTTGTTTTTACATGTGTTTTACCACCTGTAGGATATTTGAAATTACTTACACGATTTGTTTGTATATTGCTTGTATTCTTTCTAGTCTTGGATTTACTTATGTTTTTGCTTTTACTTGTACTTCTGGATTTAGAAATTCTCGACTTTCTAGTCATTTATATTATAAAATATTTTATTCTAAAATATTTTTGATTTATGACATTGCAGACAACATATAATAAGAAATAAACACATTACATTTCAATACTTCTTCTTCATTTAAATTACAATACCAATTATATACTCTGCGTTTTATTAATTGATCATGTGGAATATATAAACCAATATGATGCTTATCTAATATTATTTTCTTATTAGACATTAAATCTTCAATAGAAATTTTATCATTATATCTTGTTCTTGTTCCAATTAATTTACCATCAATATAAGGTATTTGGTTCTTTTTAAAATAATTCATATCAAAATTATGATTCTCTACAAAATCTTTTGTCAATTCTTTTGCATATAGTTGTATATATTTGTTTAATTCCACATTTTCAGCATTTGAACCCATTAATTGCGTAGAATGTGTCAAATTAGAAAAGGATACATTATCATCGTTATATGTCTCACATACAAACCACAATTTAGGATCATCTATTTCTTTTATATTTTTTCTTAGAAAAAGAGATGGTGGAACCATTATACCTCCATACATATGAAGTATTTGCAATTTACATAATTCTCTATATTTATCTAACAATGTTCCAGATAATTTTGTTAAATCTACTTTTGTTTCCGGCAATAATACAGGAATATTTGTATCATCGTAAATAATAATATCATATGTCTGTCCACACCAATCAATAATAGATTTGATACAGAGTGTCATATATGCTAAATTCAATTTATGACTGGTTCTTGAACCAAAACTTTCCCAGTCTCTAGAATTTTTTACAAAAGGTAAATGCAACCATAATTTTCGATTCTTTGATTTTTTTAAATATAATTCAGAAAAGAAATAAACATCAATATCTACATTTTCTTTTTTGAATTCTATCACATTATTGTCATAATTTTTTTTATAATATTTGTACATTAATACTGAAAACAGAACAGCTATAAAAACATATACAAAAAACATATAATTCATTATATATAGAATACATAAAATATTAGAATAAGACAAATTATTAGGATAGTAATAAATATTTAGAGACATATTCCTTCCTTTTTGATTGCATTTTTTCTTCCTCCTTCATGTATTTATAAGATAAATCGATTGCTTTCATATTTTGTTTCATTTCCTCCTGTTCTAATTTCTTTAAAGATTCCTTTTCTCCAAGTATAGTACCTTTTATTTGCTGACGATGTCTCTGATATTCATCTACTGTTTTAAATTTGGGTCTTTCACTAAATAATTTTTCTTGATCCAACCCAATTATACTATTCGTATGAGCATCTTTTACATCATAATATTTAT